CAAGTTATTACTAGTGGTTAGAATGTAATTACTAGCGTTCTTACTTGCTATATCTATGTAATTACTAGAGTTCTCATCATTCTCTCTAACTTTATTTATAAGGTTGTTGCTAGCAGTTAAGATATAGTTGCTAGCATTCTCATCATTCTCTCTAACTTTGGCTATAAGGTTGTTGCTAGCAGTTAAGATATAGTTGCTAGCATTCTCATCATTCTCTCTAACTTTGTTTATAAGGTTGTTGCTAGCAGTTAAGATATAGTTGCTAGCATTCTCATCATTCTCCCTAACTTTGTTTATAAGGTTGTTGCTAGCAGTTAGAATGTAATTACTAGAGTTCTCATCATTCTCCCTAACTTTATTTATAAGGTTGTTGCTAGCGGTTAGAATGTAATTACTAGCATTCTCATCATTCTCTCTAACTTTATTTATTAAGTTATTACTGGAGGTTAAGATATAGTTGCTAGCATTCTCATCATTCTCTCTAACTTTGTTTATAAGGTTGTTGCTAGCAGTTAGTATGTAATTACTAGAGTTCTCATCGTTCTCTTTAATTTTGTTTATAAGGTTATTACTAGTGGTTAGGATATAGTTGCTAGTATCAAGGATAACATCTCGGTCATTCTTTATATAATATCCTTCTCCTATAATCTGCACATCACCAGATACTTGAACGGTATTTATACTCATACTTTTTAAAGAGCCTGTAGTATCCTTGATACTCAAGTCAGCACCATCATCACTTGATAATACTGTATTATTTAAAAAGATACTGTTTCCAGATAAATACAAGTCCTTCCACTTATTAGTTGGCGTTCCTAAGTTATAAAAGGTATTACTGCTAGGAATAACATCGCCGCTTATAGTCATATCGCCGCTTATAGTCATATTACCAGCAACATCTAACTTTGACTGTGGTTGCGTGGTGCCTATCCCTGTATTTCCTTTAATATACACATCGCCATTATTTGCTATCTTAAAGACCGCTGTGTTAATGTTAGAAGCAACAAAGATATCACTAGTAGTGCTATTCTGCTGAACCATAAAAGCCGTTGTGGTATTGTTAGCATTCACCACCTCAAGCCTCTCAGTAGTATATAGGATGGTATCTAGTTGCGTGGTATCACCTAGCACTATTAAATTAGAATTGATAGTTAAAGAGCCATTAACTTCTAAGTCATCGTTATATCTATTATTCACTATAAACTTATTAGAGGCTTCTATATTCTCTGTTATCATATCAGTCCTTAAATCTGTAATTCTCTTTGATATGAGATTGCTAGTGGTTAGAATGTAATTGCTAGAGTTCTCATCGTTTTCTCTAACCTTGTTTATAAGGTTGTTGCTAGCAGTTAAGATGTAGTTGCTAGCATTCTTACTTGCGATTTCTATGTAATTACTGGAGTTCTCATCATTCTCTCTAACCTTGTTTATAAGGTTGTTGCTAGCGGTTAGAATGTAATTACTGGAGTTCTCATCATTCTCTCTAACTTTGTTTATAAGGTTATTGCTAGCAGTTAAGATATAGTTGCTAGAGTTCTCATCGTTTTCTCTAACTTTATTTATTAAGTTATTACTGGCTGTTAAGATATAGTTGCTAGCATTCTCATCATTCTCTCTAACTTTATTTATTAGGTTATTGCTAGCGGTTAAGATGTAGTTGCTAGCATTCTTACTTGCGATTGAGATGTAATTACTAGAGTTCTCATCATTCTCCCTAACCTTGTTTATAAGGTTATTGCTAGCGGTTAAGATATAGTTGCTAGCGTTCTCATCATTCTCTCTAACTTTGTTTATAAGGTTATTGCTAGCGGTTAAGATATAGTTGCTAGCGTTCTTACTTGCGATTGAGATGTAATTACTAGAGTTCTCATCATTCTCTCTAACTTTGTTTATAAGGTTATTGCTAGCGGTTAAGATATAGTTGCTAGCGTTCTCATCATTCTCTCTAACTTTGTTTATAAGGTTATTGCTAGCGGTTAAAATGTAATTGCTAGCATTCTCGTCGTTCTCTCTAACTTTATTTATTAGGTTATTACTAGCGGTTAGTATATAGTTGCTAGCATTCTTACTTGCGATTGAGATGTAATTACTAGAGTTCTCATCATTCTCCCTAACCTTGTTTATAAGGTTATTGCTAGCAGTTAAAATGTAATTACTAGAGTTCTCATCGTTTTCTCTAACTTTGTTTATAAGGTTATTGCTAGCAGTTAAAATGTAGTTGCTAGCATTCTCGTCATTCTCTCTAACTTTATTTATTAAGTTATTGCTAGCGGTTAGGATATAGTTGCTAGCATTCTTACTGGCGATTGATATGTAATTACTAGAGTTCTCATCGTTTTCTCTAACCTTGTTTATAAGGTTGTTGCTAGCAGTTAAGATGTAATTGCTAGCATTCTCGTCGTTCTCTCTAACCTTGTTTATAAGGTTGTTGCTAGCAGTTAAGATGTAATTGCTAGCATTCTCGTCATTCTCTCTAACTTTGTTTATAAGGTTATTACTGGAGGTTAAGATGTAATTGCTAGCGTTCTCATCATTCTCTCTAACTTTATTTATTAGGTTATTACTAGCGGTTAGTATATAGTTGCTAGCATTCTCGTCATTCTCTCTAACTTTATTTATAAGGTTATTACTGGAGGTTAAGATATAACTATTCGTATTATTATCATTATTTTTAAGATGGTTTATTAAGTTATTGCTAGCAGATAAAATGTAATTGCTGGTATCAAGGATAACATCTCTATTATTCCTTTTATAAACGCCGGCGCTACCACCGCCACTAATAAGCACATCACCATTATTAGCAATTCTAAAGACAGTCGTAGTCATATTAGAGGCAACAAAGATGTCGCTGTCTAGGGTATTTTGTTTAACCATAAAAGCCGTCGTAGTATTGTTAGCATTTACAACTTCAAGCCTCTCAGTAGTATATGCGATAGTGTCAAGTTGCGTGGTATCACCTAGTACTATTAAGTTAGAACTGATAGTTAAAGAACCATTAATAGACAAATCATCATTATAAAGATTATTAACTATAAATTTGTTAGAGGCATCTATATTCTCAGTTATCATATCAGTCCTTAAATCAGTAATTCTCTTTGATATGAGGTTGCTCGTGGTTAGGATATAGTTGCTAGAGTTCTCGTCATTCTCTTTAATCTTGTTTATAAGGTTATTACTAGCAGTTAAGATATAGTTGCTAGCATTCTCATCGTTCTCTCTAACTTTATTTATTAGGTTATTGCTAGCAGTTAAGATGTAGTTGCTAGCATTCTTGCTTGTGATTGATATGTAATTGCTAGAGTTCTCGTCATTCTCTCTAACTTTGTTTATAAGGTTATTGCTAGCAGTAAGAATGTAATTGCTAGAGTTCTCATCATTCTCTCTAACTTTGTTTATAAGGTTATTGCTAGCGGTTAAAATGTAATTACTAGAGTTCTCGTCGTTCTCTCTAACCTTGTTTATAAGGTTATTGCTAGCAGTTAAAATGTAATTACTAGAGTTCTCGTCATTCTCTCTAACCTTGTTTATAAGATTGTTGCTAGCAGTTAAAATGTAATTACTAGAGTTCTCATCATTCTCTCTAACTTTGTTTATAAGGTTATTGCTAGCCGTTAAAATGTAATTGCTAGTATCCCATATAACATCTCTATCATTCCTTTTATAAACACCAGCGCCGTTAATATGAGTGTCTCCATTATTTGCTATCCTAAATACCGCTGTGCTAATATTAGAAGCAACAAAGATGTCGCTGTCTGTGGTATTCTGCTTAACCATTAAAGCCGTCGTGGTATTGTTAGCATTCACTACCTCAAGCCTCTCAGTAGTATATGCGATAGTGTCAAGTTGCGTGGTATCACCTAGCACTATTAAATTAGAATTGATTGTTAAAGAACCATTAACCTCTAGACTATTATTATATCTGTTATTCACTATAAACTTATTAGCGGCACTTAGGTTCTCTGTTATCATATCCGTTGTTAAATCAGTAATTCTCTTTGATATGAGGTTGCTCGTGGTTAGAATGTAGTTGCTCGCATTCGTCGCATTAGTATCTAAGGTTATTTGTAAATCCGTAATACCCGATATAGGAATGTCTATTAAATTACTACCAGTTCCCGAAAATAAGGTAGCACTAACTGTTCCATCCACATTCAGCCTATTTGATAGGTTTGTGGTGGTTCCTATTCCTACATTTCCATTTGATGTTATCATAAGTCGTGCTGTAGATGACGCATTTGACGAAGAAGTATAAAATTGTAAATCGCTAGCATCTCCAGAATAGGTCGTTGATGTTATTTTGCTTCGTGTCGCTGACGAATACGAGGGAATACCAAACTCTATCCCTGATACTTGAGATGGTTCATCAGTATCCGTCTCAATCCTTACTAGGTTATTTGTAGGATGAACTATATGAACTCTTTGTGAAGGGGTCGCTGTCCCGACACCCAGCCGACTATTCGTATTATCCCATTTAAGGTTAGCGTTCTGTAGAATGTTAGATGCTCCATTACCTATCAATAGTTCTCCTATCGCAAAGGTGCCTACGCCAGTCCCGCCTTTATCCACACTTAAAATAGAACTATCCAGATTTGCCGAAGCGATATTAGTAGTCGTTATAGCATACGAGGTTATATTAGAGGCGTTCGTGTATGTGAGCCTTCCTGAAGTATCAAGTGCTAGCACCATCTGTTTTCCGCTATCGTTCAACTGTAAAGTATTTATATTGATATTCTTAAAATTACCCACAGTATCCTTGATGTTAAGGTTAGAACTGTTATCGCTAGATATCACTGTATTATCTAAAAAAATACTATTGCCTGAGAGATACAAGTCCTTCCACTTATTAGACGAGGTGCCTAAGTTGTAAATACTGTTGCTGCTAGGGATTATATCTCCAGTTATAGTCATATCCCCCACGACATCTAATCTTGACCTCGGCTGCGTCGTGCCTATCCCTACATTCCCTAAACTCGTAAAGTTCATAACATTATTTGTAATATTACTGGCTCCGCTCTGGATACAAAATAAAGCGTTAGAGTTTATGATACGCCAATCAGTCTCATAGTTATTTGAAGAGAAGACATCGCCTCCTCCATTCATAAACTCAACGCCTGCTGTCCTGTCTCCTGTTGTGCGAATATCCTGTAATCTTAATGCGACATTATTCTGTACTAAATGAATTAACTTCTTAGGGTTTGTAGTTCCATAACCTACATTTAATAGAGATGTCATCAATATCAAGTTATTCTTTAATACTACTTTTAAAAAATATAATTTATATAGAAAGATTTATATAAGATTTACATAATATTTATAATATATATTATAAAATGTCATTAAACCTATCTAGTCTATTCTCTAAATCTATTGATGTCGGCGAAGAAACTATAGCGGATAACAAGAAAGCGACGGCGGTAGCGACGCCTGTGACGCCTACAAATAACGATTGGTGGTATCCTTCTAAGAACGGCAAAAGACGCATAATGTTATGCGGCACATATCCTATTGGAGCCAGCAACGGATACTCCAAGGTCGTCTATTATATCTCTAAGTATCTAGGTATTTATGAAGATATTGAATTAACCGTCTATGGGTTCCAGAATATTAAATGTGCCGACAGTTATGCGGTTCGTAATGATATACCAGCGTCCGTTAAAATACACGATGCGATGGCGACAGAGAACCCCCGAAGAAATGGCTTCGGTGAGTTAGAGATTAGCAAATATCTCAAGGAAAATCCTCAGGACATCATCATTATCTTTAATGATAATGTGGTTACCTCAGCGTTAATCGGTAATATAATGAATGAATGCGGGACACACAAGGATAAATTTAAGATAATCTCTTATATGGATCAGGTGTATCCTTACCAAAAGAAGGATTATATAGCGTTGCTGAATACCTACGCTGACGGTATAATTGCTTTCACGCCATATTGGATGGATATCGCAAGGAAACTAGGGATTAAAGGAAGTATGCCTATGTATAGTTTCCCTCACGGGTTTGACACGAATGTATATTACCCGATACCGACGAATATAGCACGCACCTTCTTCAATTACGAAGATGACGCCTTTATGGTTTTAAATCTTAATAGGAACCAGCCTCGCAAGTGCTGGGACCACACTATAATTGCGTGGGTGGAGTTTGTAGAACGGCACTATGCGGTTAATGTGCTAAACAAGAAGAGCAATATTACGACCAACAAGCATACCAAGCGACCTGTTAAACTGATTATAGGAACCAGCATAGATGCTTACTGGGATTTAATGGATGTGCTAGAGAACGAGGTGAAGTTTAGGAATGTGCCTTTTGAATATGTTAAAAATACTATAATAGAAGTAGCGAACCCTCAGCAGTTGTCAGACAAAGAGATTAACATCCTCTATAATTGCTGCGATGTCGGGTGTAATAACTGTAATGGCGGCGGATACGAACTAACTGTGTTTGAATGCTTGGCTCTAGGGAAACCGCAGGTATCGGCTTTTGTAGGAGGCATTCGTGAGTATTTAACCGACAATAACTCTACGCCTATCCGCTCTACCATCTATCAATACCTAGATAATAAGAGCACGGGCATAGGAGGCAAGGCGGAAATAACCGACCCTCACGATTTCGCTGAGGCATTCTGGAAATACTTTAGCAACCCTGAATTGGCTAATAAGCACGGGACAAAAGGACGAGAGAACATTCTAAAACATTATCGCTGGGAAACACTCGTAGCCTATTTCTATAATAATGTTTTAGAGAAGTTATAAAAAGGATTAATAATTAATAATTACATAGAGACGGCAAGTCCTGCCTGTGATGCGTCTTGCTGCTGAGGAGGCTGCGAAGAAGATACTAGCGAGCCCTGTGAATGCGGCGAGCCTTGCGAGTATTGACTATTAGACTTTGACACAATAAACGGAGAAACATATTGGATTTCGCAATTATAACCACCGGTAAAATGCGGGTATTGACAATAAGGATATTGATAATACTGAGGATATTGTAGATACTGTAGTTGCTCTGGAACAAATTGTAGTTGTTCGGGAACATATTGAGGAACTGGTTGTGCTACTTGCGGATACTGATGAGGAACTTGCGTGTAATGCTGATATACTGGATACTGGTATTGCGGATACTGTTGAGGAACTTGCGTGTAATGCTGATATACTGGGTATTGCTGAAGAGGAACTTGCAGATACTGTGGATAGCAACGAGGAGTATCAAGAGTAGCAGCGGTAGCAGCGGATGCGGAAGTCATTTTGGGTTTGGTGGTTTTATAAGTATATATATAGCCATATATTTATATAAGTTTTTAGATTTCTATAGCAGACAGCCAAGCCTATAAAAGGCATCCAGTCATAGCAGACAGCCAAGCCTATAAAAGACAGCCAGTCTATGAGACAGACAGCAAGCCTATAACAGGCATCTATTCTTTTTAACCATTTCTTCAGCCTTCGGCGTAAAGTTATTGTTGCTAATATCCACATCCTCTGGTATATTCTCTTCTAGCAACTTCTTATACATTATAGCCTCTATTTCGTTATTCATATAGTTATCGCTAACATTAAAGGTATTCTCGCTGCTATTCTTAGTGTCCGTCTCAATCGTCCCGTATTTGGAAGGGATAAATTGCTGATAGTCGGTAATATTCAGTTTGTCAAAGGAACTGTATGGGTGTATTACGATGTTGTCCTCAGCAACAACCCCTACAATCTTGGCGAGTATGATATTAACAATAGTGCCGTTTGTGATTGCGACGAGTTTAATGTGTTTCCCTTGGAACTTTCCGGCACGATACAGTATCATATCAATATCAAACATATAATACGCAGGGAATGTATTGTGCGTCCGGTATCGCAACATAATATCATGCACAACCTGTATCTTCTGCTTCTTATCTTCGCTAGGCAAATCCATAATGCTTCCCTGTAATCGCTTAACAACAAAGTTAAATATCTTGTCATAGTAGGCACTCAACTTGTTTTTCTCGCTAACATCGCTTAATGTTTTAGGATGCCTCCACTCGTTCCAGTCGCTCCCTTCAACGGCTATGATGAGTTCTTCGCAGCGGCTTTTAAATGTCTGCTTTAACTTGCTGTCAAAGGTCTTGTTGTCAAACTCATAGTAATATACATTAACCGCCTCCTTTTTTATATTAACATCATAAGGGATACTAGAATTTATTGAGTGCCTATTCCACGGATATTCGCCGGTATTCTCATACATAATCCTAGCATTATAAGGCTTATACTTGGAGTTGTTAGCGTAGTCTATGGCTCCGCTGCCGTCTTGATTGAACTTCTCTATTCCGGCTCCCGCTACCGCTCTCGCTCCCTCCAAAGACAGATATAGGTATATTATAATATTGAATATCATTATCACTAACACAACAGATATAACTTTAGATATAGTAATTAGAATACTTGAATTACTCATTCTTTTTCTTCTATAAGGCTCTATAATCTAATAAGGAAATTATTGTATTTAAATTATATTTTACTCTTTCATTAAAATCATTCTCAAATACATAGTCGGGCTTCTTTGCTTCCGCTCCCGCTCCCTCTTCGTCATTACAATTATAACACAAAGGAGTATCTAGGTTCTTGTCGCTATATTTGGTAAAACCCAGTCTTTTAACGCCTACTGGAAACTCACAGAAGCCCCCTTCAATACAGCCACCTCTACTGTTGGGATAATTGGCGTTCGCTTTGTAATACGGACAGTCCTCATTAACAGCACATCGTTTATCCCATAAACTATAGTAGGTCTTCGGGGTTCCGTCAATATTGTAATACGAGTCACACTCAAACTTACTCTTTATCTCGCTATTACCATAGCACCCGTAGTAGCCGCCGCTGCTCGCATTATTCACAATCTTCTTATCGCTAGTGTAATAATCTTCTTTAACGGCTTCTAGGTAGTCGTCTGGCATATCTAAGCGAGTTATAAAGTTTTCTATAGAATTAACTATGTTATAACTCATTATAGGCAGTAGGCTTTTAACGGAACTAACATATACATCGTTATCTTTGCGGTCGTCCTTATTCGTCAAATCTTCTAAGTCAATATTAGCCTTCTTGCTATTGCTATAGTAATACTTGACGGTATTGTAGTTTTCTTTAATAAACGGATAATACGCCTTGAGCCTGTTAATATCCACATCTTTAATACCGTTGATGTAGTATCGCTGTCCGCAAATAAAATTCATATATTCGCTATCAATCACCATATATGTAAATAAATAATCAAAAATCTTATTGGTATTCGCAAAATCCGCAAAGGTTATCTTCTTTATATACACATCATTTATATCTAGGTTATATCCCTTGATTAATGCCTGTATAAATAGATAATCGCTCATAAATAAATAGGCGATTACTTTGCCTTTAATATCCCAGATGCAGTCCTCCTCTCGTAATATCTTATGACTGAGGCATACGAATATGCCTTCTTTGTATTCGCTAACGCTAGCGGGTGCTTTGTTATTCAGGATATAATAGTTAATATAGGGGTCTATTAATAGTTGTAGGTTGTTTTGTCCTCGCAGAGCGTCATATATCGGCGTGTTTATCGCTACCTTTATGGTATCCCTAGTTAGCCTATTAGTTTTCTTTATATTGTCTATTATATTTGCTAAGTTTTCGTTGCTAACTATAATGTATTGCCCTGATACTTCTTTATTAGCGTCTTTTATATTTAAAGGATTGTCGCATATTGTTATAGGGCTGTTTGCGAATTGTTCGGTGCCGTAGCCGCTATCGCTGCCTATATATTTAATGAATGTGAAGACCGCTAATACCGCTAATAACCCTAGGATAGCGAAGACCGCTAATATAGCGTAGTATAACAGGGCTACAGTTGTGATATTTAAAGTCTTATGTGGCGATTTCATTTTTTTCTTTCCTTATTAAAATAATAGATAAAGAATGCTTTCTAGAAAGATTATAACACTTTTAATATATATAATATTGCTTGCTGCTTTATTCGCTATACAACCTAGCCTTTTCTTTGACAAAGACGGTAATATAAAATGCTTCGGGATTAATTCTAATGAAGATAGCAGCGGTAGCGGCGGTAGCGGCGGTAGCGGCGGAGCGACAGATACCATTTTACCGCTCATCCTATTTGTTCCGTTTATCGCTTTACTATCATATTTAATAATACTGGTTATAGAAATGATATATACATAATTTATATCTATTAAACAAATGTCCCTACAACAGTCCTTTAGGGCACCTAGGAAGCCGAGAGCCGCTAAAGCCGCTAAAGCCGCTCTGCTACTTAAGGAAGAGGCGGAGCCGCTAGAGCCTATTCTGCTACTTAAGGAAACGAAACCCTCTAAAGCCGCTAGAACTCCACGAACTCCTAAAGCCGCTAAAGCACCTAAAGCACCTAAAGCCGCTAAAGCACCTAAAGCCGCTAAAGCACCTAAAGCCGCTAAACTACTTAAGGAACAGGCAACCATCAACGATATAACCGCTAATGTTCCAGATACCGAGAGGGAACTAACAGCCGATGACAAGGACTTTATAAGTAGCCTGTGTGGTAATCATAATATATATAGTGATATACTGGTATGGTTGCGGACATTCAATTATGACACTAAAATATCTGTTAATAGTTGCGTGATTGTCGCAGGAGCCACAAGTATCGGTAAAACCTATTCTATAAATAAGATAGCCAGTCATTTAAACTACGAAATCATCGGGATTGATAATAACAACTGCTATAACTCACAATTCTTAAAGGATATTATACAGAAATCCACATCATCCTCGTTTATCCAAATACTAACTAATAACTTTCAAAAGAAGGTCGTCATTATAGACAACTTCGATTCGCTATTTATCGCAGACAAAACAATCAACATAACATTACTAAAAATTTTACTAGAAAACAAATTAAAGAACATTCCTATAATCTGTATATCAAACAACGATATCATAAAGAAGATAGGCGATATTAAAAAACTGTGTGCGATGTATCTATTATCTACTCCAAATAACGAAGAGATAACTGAGTTATTACTAAGGACGATAGCCGCTACGACATCAGGAGCCGACGCCAACACCGCTAATATTAGAGAGTGCTGCTTGAATTCAAATGGTAATTTAAACAAACTGTTTAGGGATATTGACAATATCAATAACGACCGGTTATATAGCGATAGCGTAGAGAATGCTAGCGACATCAACATATTATATGGTAATGAATTTAACCGCCAACTAACAAAAAGGATAATCGCCAAAGACCCGTGGATGATACCTTTAAAGTTTCACGAGAACCTAATATCCAACTTGAATAATCGCATTTTACCGCTGAATAATTATAATGAATACTATAAGGGTTTTATGAATATAATGTGTCTCTACGACTACTATATGTTTAAAGACAACATAGAGATTTGCGTAGAGTTATTCGCATCAAAGGTATATTATCTGTCCGTCTTTAAATACAAAAAGAACGCATCAGTTAAGTCTAACATAGGCAATTTTACGAAGATGCTAAGTTATCTCTCATTACAGAAGAAGAACATTAAGAATAACTATAATAATATAAAGAGGCTCCCGTTATATCAACTTTCAAACTATCATATTAGTTTATGTAATAGAAAATTTATTTCCTTTAATTAGATAATTAAATAAATAATAAATGGAAGCACCTAAAGTACCTCCAACTAATAATGACGGCGGCATACTAGCGTCTATGACGAATGCTATTAGCGGCGCTACGGGTGCTCCGGCTCCCACGGCTCCTGTCGCTGTTCCTTCTATTCCCGCTGGTGCCGACAATACGGGTGCCGCTGGTGCCGCTGCTACATCCTCCGCTGCTGCTACCTCCGCTGCTGCTACATCCTCCGCTGCTGCTACCTCCGCTACCGCTGCTACCATCAATAATATAAAGGACAGTTTTGCGGCGATGACTAGCGGAGGCTCTGATAGCATCTTTTATTTAATAATAATAGTGTTCCTAGTTGCCGCAATAATCGCCTATTTTCTGTATTATATCATAACTGACAATATCCTTTATCAGCAGAAGGTAGATGTAGAAGGCACCGAAGTTCCCATCATCTGTAATGAACTGTCAGAGTTCAAGATTACTAAGGTTTTACCGAACTCCAACGGCATTAAACGCACATACGGTTTCTGGATATACATTAATGACATTAACAAATACGCCGGCAAATACAGGCATATCGCTCATTTAGGAGAGAATGCCGGACAAATTCACGGAGCCAGCCCTTACATATTCTTAGACAATCACACTAACAGCGTGCATGTCCGCTTCTCCCCTAAGAAGGAGCCTAAGTCTATGAGCGACACCGACACCTTGAACGAGATGACGGATGTGGATACTCTCTTAACTTACGACGGCAAACGATGCGGCATCACTATACAATATGTGCCCGTCCAGAGATGGGTCCATATTGTAATAGTGGTGTCCGATTTTAATGGCGGGATAGTCTATACATATATTGACGGCGAACTGGCGGATGTAGATAAGGCACGGGAGCGAAAGTTAGTGCTCCACGAACTGAACTTTGAGAACAAGGTAGGCAGCCTGTTTGTCGGCGGTAGCGTCTCCAACACCACAGTTAATGCTACGGGGTTCTCGGGCTTACTTTCTAAATTCTCGCTATATAACTACGACTTGAATAAAAATGACATATACAAAGAGTATTCACGAGGACCTCTTAACGGGCTCTTAACAAGTATGGGGATTGTTAGTTACGGACTGCGGAACCCCGTGTATAAGTTAAACGCCGTATATTAGATACCAAAATCTACGAATACAAATTCTTTTTTTAATTTCCATATTTAAAATAGATAGATTAATAATAATGATGCTAGAAAATTACCCGTTAGTCCAAGTTATTATATCCTTAGTTATATTGTTATTAATGGGATACATCGGGTATAACATATACCTTATAGAACTACAGAATATGTTCCAAGGCGAAAACGACCTACGCAAAGAGGTCGTCCTTCTAAGCGGCACCTACGACTTCAGTAATAGCGAGGTTAAGTATAACACCGCTGACAAGTCCGTCATAACTTTTAAGGACATCAAGCCCTCCATTAATCAGGAGGGCGGAGCAGAATATTCCTATAACTTCTGGATAAACATAGACCAAGAGGTGCTGAATGGTATGCGGGACAGTAATAAAAAGGATATCGTGCTGTTCCTGAAGGGCGAGAAGAACATCTACTATAATAGCCGGTCTAACTTCAATTGTGCTAACGCCAACATCTCTAATAATCCTGTGGTATTAACTAAAAATCCGCTCGTGCGTTTGAGCGGAGACGGGCGTAAAATCGCCGTAGAATACAACAACATATACAATAGCGAATCGTATCAACACGGCTCCGCATATAAAAATTGCTCGCTGATATCATCTACTAGCGACTGGAATAAGCGTAATAAGAATATTCTAGGCATCTATGATATAGAGTTTAACAAAAAGTGGTTTATGGTTTCTATAGTGATGAAAGAGGTCGCTGACAGTAATAATGTGCTATCGCTAAATCGCGCTTCGTGTAAGATGTATATTAATGGCGTGAAGTTGCTAGACAAGAAGGTTGAGACCAAGTATGTTAATAATATACATTCGGCTACCTTTAAAAACAACTCCTCTCCGTTCTATATTAACCCGCTAATAAGCAAGGATACCGTGCGGGACAACATAAACCCCTTTAATAGGGTGACGACTGGAGATGCCCTTAAAATGGCTGATATCAAGTATTACAATTATGCGATTAACGACGAGATGATAACCTCCTTATATAACAAAGGGTTTAGCACGGATGTTGCTGTGACGACCCCTGTGAATAAATTGACAAAATACAATATGGTCTCTGTGGATGATATGGAATATAATAAGATTAAGGAGTTATAATACCGAATAACTAATAACTAATACTAAGTTATACCGAATAACTAATACTAAGTTATACCGAATAACTAATACTAAGTTATTCTTACATTTAAAATTATGTTTAGTAAGTAATAATATGCCGCCGAGAATATTGTTGAGCGAACTCTATACCTTGAAGGAGAAAAAGGAGCACGCCAAGTATCTAACATTTGACAAGATAATAGAGATATGTCATAAGAAGATAAAGCACACGGCGACAATCGGCGGTATGAATATATTTTACGAGATACCCTATTATATATACGGCAAGCCCTTATATAAAATTGAAGATTGTATAAAATACATAGTGGATGCGTTGAGAAAGAACGGGCTTTATGTGCAGATATTACCAGAGCCTAATAATAATATGCTATATATCTCTTGGAACCCTAGCGAGGTATCCTCTAATATAAAGAGCCTAGGATATACCGGTAAGGGAATATAATGAATGTAATAATTCTTTTTATAATATCAAAATATATATACATATATTAGAATATTCTCTTTATGCCTGTAAGATTGGATGACGAAGAATGCCTAGAGTGGTTAAGAGACCCTAGCGTTTCGCCTTTTGTTTCTATTAAAAGAGACCGTAAAACCCGAAGAAATATTTTAAGTGAAGATACATTAAATAATCCAAGGTCTTTCTTAAACAGGGTTAAACGCAAGTGTTTCTATAATACTGCTTTGAGACCAAAAATCATAGAGCGGATTAAAGAATACCAGAAAGCCGGAACTATGCGATTATATATAGATGGTATAGAATATAGAACGCCTCCATATACACGAAAAGAATGTGAGCGATGGCTGAAGAACCATTTAGAAAATCCACGACCGGCAGCGGCGGTAGCAGCGACAGCGGCGGCATATGACAAAATAACTGTAGGCGACAATATATATATTGAACTAATATATACATCCCTACAATATGGATTGCCTCCGCCACTTATTTCAATTGCTATGTTGATTTCTTCAGCATTAAATAAGAAGCCTGAAGATAAACTAGAAATTTTTAGATGTAAAGAGATGAAGAAACTTATTGAAGATATCAAGAGCCGTTTAAAGTTTATGAAAGAGAATGATGAATATTTTTTAAATCATAATGTAGGGTCTTTTGATGATAAGTTAAAAATAGTATCGCCTAGACGCAAAGCGACAAAGGCATCAGCCAAGGCATCATCAACAAACCCATTCGGCGTATCTTCATCAACTTCTAAAAGTTTAAACTCTGCCGAAAAAAGACAGTTAAGAGACAAGATATTAGAAAGAAAGGAAGAAGAAACTGCTGTAGCAATTCATCGGTATAAGAAAGGGCTCACAAGGCTTGCTAAGAAGAACGACGGTGCCGCCGCTAACGCCTCTAGCAATAGTAAAGAGGATATTGATAGCACTAAGAAGGACATTTTTATAATATATAGGTCAATTCTTAGAGACCTTCGTGACGCCGTTATAAAGGGTGGTTTAGTAAAAGGGATTTTAGAAGACGCTACAGAAGAAGATAAGGATTTGCTAACAAATGCTATTAGAACATATTTTGATAAAAAAGGCTATAACGGTATTAATTTACAACGGGTTTTAAAGGAGAACGGATATGATACCGTTGAAGGCATTATTCACAATTTTATTAATAATATGTTCGTTCAACTTATAGACCCTTCAACACAAGAACTTCCTAGCGAATTAGAAATAGGCGTCATATCATATAGTAATATATCAACGCATTTAAAGCGTTTCCATATTAGCGAGTTATACGATAAGATAATAGATGCTTTACATAGTTTTATTACACCATATACATCTGTATTAGATAAGAAAATCTTCAACTATTTCATCTATCTTACATATGATACAATAATGAAACCCTTTGTAGAAAAGAGAACTACCGATAATAGAGAGATGAATATAACAGGAAAATCCTTCCAAAACTTTTATTATAAACTGTTATATACCAGAAGCGAGAAACCCAAAAAATTACGATTACCAGCTGGAAAGGGACTATTGACGGGAAAAGAATTAACGAAGAAGATTATTGAATTAAACCTATCTTTTTATTTAGAAACCTATCCAGCGAACAATCCTGATATCCAAACTGTAATTATGGATACAAAGGTTCGGGGTTTTACTTATGAAGAATGTAAGAACTGGGTTATATTACCTATTTTTAATCCACGAACATTTAAGGGAATTTTAATAGACAGTCCAATCTATAATACTCTATTAATTACAAGTTATCAATATGATACCAACCTAATACCACGAATGATAACTTCACGAGGTTATAATATTCTCCGTGCTTTAACCCATGTAATTGAAGATATCTTATTTAAAGAAGAGGCAAAGCCGCAATCAAGAGAAGAATTAGAGAAATTCATTAATAATGACGATATGCTATTAAAAAAGAAACAAGGTAGAGAAGAAAAGAAACTTATCCCCAAAATTGGTTTAAAATGGAAGAATGCGGGAGCCAAGAAACCGAAGGAAGGCACCCAATTAATGGGGCTGAACGGTATATTAAATTCTAAAGGGATTGTTGCTGACAGGCAGCCGCCGTTCTATCTCATTTTTACAGAGGATGAATTGGCGGCTGCTACGGCTGCTGTAGCAAAGAATAGTTATATTGAGATAGCCGCTTATTATGTTCTAGATAATTCTGGAAGAGTAGGTTCAAAATGGAAAAAGATTATAAACCTAGCAGAGGGCGAAGCGATTGAAAAAGAAGGGGTAGAAATTAATAATAAGGGTTTTAGAGAAGCCTTTCTAGTATTAAAAAATCTACAAGGCGAATTGAGCCCCACAGTTTCATTTAGCAAAACACAATTAGCGACTTTCGGTTTAACAACAGAATTTGCGAAGAATAGTTATGTTAAACTCGCCTATTACTACAAGCCGATATTTAAGAAAGGCGAAAGCGACATTAAGATTAAACCAAATAATAACGCAGAAATAAAAAAGAGAAACGATGCGTTTGAAGCCAAACAATACTATACTGTGGCGGATTGCTTGCGATGGGCTAGACAACCAAATAAGGAGCCTAAGACACAGCAAATAATACTAACAGACGGTGAAGAATATAACGCAATATTAGAACAGGCATTAGTATATGACTATAATATAACGCCTATAAATATTACCACAAAAGGGAAGCGATTTATCAAGAAAATATTAAAGATTAGAAATGGGTATTTAACAATTGCCAAGAAAAAAAGCCTTGCAGCAAGCGGCGCAAGCAGAGGCAAGGATATTGCCGATATTAATAGCGTTGTTTGTAATGGGATTAATAATATGTACGACGAAGACAAAAAATACAAGATGTTTAAGGAGTTGATGATTGATAGATGCAAAGAGTATAATAAGGAGCCTGTTATATGTATAACGGGTATTAGAAATGCGATTGAAACGGGCTTTAATCGTGATGACAGCAGTCGCGAAGACCTTGTGTTAAGATATTATCAAGATAGTGCCGTCGCATCTCTATTAGCCTTTTATGATGAAATGAAAAACCAAATATACGACGAGGACTTAAGGGATATATTTGTAAATGATTTTAACATTTTTTATGTCATTATATATGAAATTGACGAGAACTTAAATGTAATCCAAAAGGACGCTATAGATGCGGGAGGACCGAAGCGTGAGTTTTTTACGAAACTGTTTGAGGAACTGTTTTGCGACGACGAACACACGAAGCGTCTTTTTGCCTGTCCTGTAGATATTATTGGAAACCGATATTATATAAACCCTAACTTTGAACCTGACTCTAACTTTAGAAAGGTTATAGCAGCAAGGAATAAGAATAACTCTGTCTCTCTTTCTATGCCCGACTTTGAAACGGAGAGAGATTATGAGTATATATATTATGTAATCGGGAAACTGCTATGTCTCCCTGTTTATAACGAGGAAATTGGATTACCTAAGCAACTCTCGTCGCATATATTAGCAGGACTTATATATCCGCCTAGAGAATTTAAATACTATGACCTGCTCTATTTTTACTTGTGCGAGTTTAACAACGGCATCTATTATATAAATATGGCTAATGAACGCAACATATACAACCTAGATGAAAATAGTATGATGTCTTTTAATGATACCTATAAAATTAGCAGGACAGACGGAGCGGACGGAGCGGACGGAGCGTCTATAACCAAGGATAACTTTATTAAGTTTATTCTTCAGCAAGCAAAACACGCAGTTTCCAAGAACTTTATCGCTAGCGACGATAACGATGTCAATTCGCATAAAAATATGACAAAGAGGTATGCCTCGTTATTTACGGGCTTCAGTAATGAAATTAGAAAAATCCTATATAAAGAGCAAGTAACTATAGAGCAACTGAGTAGTTTAATTACAAACGAGCAATTAACAGAGGCAGTTTTACAAGAACTGGTAGATAAAATATATGTATCAATACCTGAATATGATGCTAATAACAGGCGACTTTTAATAAACCCTGTTGAAAAGGTTACGAGAGAGGATGAGATGAAAGAGCACATATCTAATATGATTTTGATAAGAAGGAATGGCGTATCTGCGAAAGACCACTTAAGTTTTATTAAAAAATTGCTACAATATTGGACGGCTTTTAACTACTTTAACAAGAAGGGAGATTATAATATAACTTATAAATACGGACAAGGTATAGATCTTAGGAGATTACCTGAAGCCCATACTTGTTCTAATGCTATAGATGTTTATGGCTTCCCTAATAACACAACGCCTCAAGAGAAAGAAAAGTTCCTATATGATAAGTTTAAAATAGCAGTTGAAGAGACAGGAATGGAATTACGGTAGATAGACATTTTTGGAATACCTTTTTTATTTTTATAATATCAAAATATATATACATATATTAGAATATTCTCTTTATGCCTATAAGATTAGATGACGAACAGTGCCTAGAGTGGTTAAGAGACCCTAGCATTTCGCCTTTTGAGAATAACTATGTTATGAGAAAGTATAGGAAGGATATTTTAACTGAGGAGACATTAAATAACCCGAAATCTTTCTTAAACAGGGTTAAACGCAAGTGTTTCTATAATACGGCGTTGAGACCAAAAATCATAGAGCGGATTAAAGAGTATCAACAAGGCTCCCCTCTGCGATTACATACTATGAATGACAAGATATCAGACACTATAAACTATATAACACCGCCATTCACCCCTGAGGAGTGCGAGCGATGGGCTAGCAATCATACAATAAATCCACGAACAAACAAAAGGATACCTATAACAGGCAAGGAATATGTAGAGTTGCTATACACGGCACTACAATACGGATTACCGACGCCGCCCATATTAGATACCGTGCCTGACGACAAATATGACAAGAAACTCTTTAATACTGCTAATCGGGTCATCAAGTCTGTTTTGTTCCGCCTAGAGTTTATAAGGCAAAATGACAACCTGTTTTTATCCCACGATACAGGCTCGTTTGATAAGAGGTTAAAGGTTGCATCACCTATAACACCTAGGCGCCGTGCCTCACGAGAGCATGCTATGCGTCCCGATAATTCGCAAGGAGTATCAATAACACCGGCGGCAGCATCGGCAGCGTCAGCAGCGTCAGCGGCAGCATCATATAAGAGTTTAAATGAGGCTGAACGCAAAATGTTAAGGGATATGGCTTTAGAGCGTAAGGAGGAAAAAGATATGATAGCCGAATATAACCGAAAGAAGATGCTAGAACCTAAAAAGGAGATTGACAAGCGGATTTTTGCGTCATTCAGGGACTTTCTTGTTGATTTACAAAAGAAAGTAATGGCGACAGATAGTGTTTTAATAAAGAATATTTTGTTAAATGCTACGGTAGGTGCTAAGGCACGCTTAACACTCCCTGTAGGCGTTTATATGAATAGGGACAATCGTGGTCTGTCAGCAGTTGAAGAACTATTAAAGATGTATGATTTAGATACAACCGAAGGCGTTATTCGCAACCTTATTGACAATATCTTCGTCCAACTTTTAGACCCGTCATTCAAGTTTCCGGCAGATGCCGAGATAGCCTGTATAACATACAGTAATAGAAAAATATATTTTAAGAATGCTGAACTGATAGACAAGATATTTATGGAGTTGTATGCGAATGTTGATAGATACACTTTCGCAGGATTGAAAGACTATAAAAATTTGAGACTGTATTTTCGTTATATGGTTGAAGATGTTATACCGCCCGTTTATGTAGCGAAGCGGGAGATAGATATGCGGGACATCACCTCCGCATATTTTACAGACAAGACCCATTATCACAACAAATATTACAAGATGTTATTTGCCGCAACCGACGAAGAACCTAATAATAATATGCGATTGCCCGAAGGAATGGGGCTATTGATAGGCAAGGGATTAACAAAGGCTATTTACGACTTAGACGACCCTGACTTTAACCCGTATTTTTATAGTAATCCCGAAGACCGTGTTATAACCGATGACAATCCGCTAAATGGTTTTACATACCTTGAATGTAAGAACTGGGTATCTATACCTATTATCAATCCCCGAACATTTAAAAAGATTTTAATAGACAGCCCTATCTACAATCGCCTATTATGTATCAGTTATCAGTATGATACCAATCTAATACCTCGTATGCTAACTTCAAGAGGCTATACGATTTTAGGGGCACTTAAGGAAGCCATAAAGAGTATCCTCAGCGACCAAGGGAAGCCTCCACAATCCTTGGAGCAACTAGAGGCATACATTAAAGATACTGAGAGGCAATTTGCTAAGATAAAGGATGCTAGGAATGTGCCTAAGAAGGCTACCGCTACCGCACCAGCGGTCACCGGATTAAAATGGAAAAGTGTAGGTATCAAGAAGCCTAGCACAGGTGTTGAGATTGTTAATAATAAGTTGATAGATGCTTTCGGGAAAGCAGGAACACCCTTGCCTTTCTATGTGTTATTTAGCAAGGAAGATTTGGAGAAGTTCGGCGTCAGCGGCGTCAGCGGCGGCACAGAAATTACCAAGAAAAGTTATGTTAATATAGCGACATACTATGCCCCTGTTATAGATAGTAAGCAAAGTGCCCGAAGCAGACGAGCGGCACGCTCAGCACGCACAGCAATTATAACCGGCACAGGGCTACGGCTAAGGAAGATTACGAATAGGCAGCAAATAGACGGGCTTGTTCGTAATAACATAGATATTAATAATAAACTGCTAATAAGCCGCCTATTAATCAAGGCAGATAAAGGCGTATTACCGGCAGATGTTTTATTAACAGGGTATGACTTAGCGTCGCTAGGTATCTCGGTTTTTACTAATAAAGATTATATAAAGATTTCTAATTATTATGTGCCTGTTGTTGAGAGAAGGGCTAGTGATAGGGCTAGCGTATCTGCTAAGCCAAACAGCAATAATGTAGCATTAAAGCGACGGGACCAAAAGTATATTCCTAAAAAATACTATACGGTGATGGATTGTCTGCGGTGGGCGAGGCAGCCGAATAGAGACCCCATAAAGCCTACTGTAATAATCGCAACGGACAGCGACGAATACAATTTAATATTAGAGCAGGCGTTATCATACGACCATAATATAAGACCTTTAAACATAACGGCAAAAGGTGTTAAGTTTATAAAGGATGTTTTAAAGGTTAGTGAAAAATATTTAACCATCGCCAAGCAATTAAAGTATCCTATTACGAAGACCATAGATATATCCCTAATTAATACGAAAGTTTGTAATGCGATTAAGGAGATATACGAAGATACGACCACAGACGACGGCAAGAAATATAAGCGGTTTAAACATAAGATGATTGAGAAATGCGAGCAATTCAATAAGCCGCCTGTTATCTGCTTAGATGCTCTAAAGAATGCTAGAAATCATGTTTTTAGAGCAGCAGGAGACGAGCAATTGAATATACATTATTATCAGGAAAGTGCGTTAGCATCTATATTGATAGAGTTTGAGAGTATAAAAGGTCGCATATACGACGAGGAACTGAGGGATATTTTTATACAGGATATAAATGCCTTTACAGTATATACTTATGAGATTGATGACGATTTAGAGGAGATTGTTAAGGACGCTATAGATGCGGGCGGACCGAGGCGTGAGTTTTTTACGAAACTGTTTGAGGAACTGTTTTGCGACGAAGAGCATCTAACACGCCCTTTTATTCGCCCCAAAGATAACTTAGGGAACCGCTACTATATAAACCCTAACTTTGCCCCTGATGACAACTTTAGGAAGGTTATTGCGGCTTATAAGAAGAATTATTTGCCTTACATTACGGATTATACGACTGAGCGGGATTACGAATATATCTATTATGTTATAGGGAAACTGCTAGCAATACCATTCTATAACGACGAAATCGGGCTACCGCAACAGTTCGCCGACTATATATTAACGGGCTTTATAAAGCAGCCGAAAGACTTAGATTATTATGATATTCTATATTTTTACTTAAAGGATTTTAACAACGCAACCTATTTTATAAATATGATTACCAGCGCCAGCGATGTAAAGGGCATAGAAGATGTTATGATGTCGTTTAATGATACCTATAAGATTAGCAGGGCGAAGGGGAAGGAGAGCGGAGCGGCTATAACAAAGGACAACTTTATTAAGTTTCTACAGCAGCAAGCAAACCACGCAATTACCAAGAACTTTATCACAAAGGACGAAGATATAATAAAGTCGGCAAAGAATATGTCAAAGAGGTATGTCTCGTTATTTGCGGGCTTCAGTAATGAGATTAGAAAGTTTCTTTATAAAAAGGAGGCGACTATGGAGCAACTAAATATTTTAATTACGACTGAGCCTATGACCTACGCAATTTTAGAAGAATTAGCAAATAAGATGGTGGTGAAGATAGAGGTTAGCACGAAGTCTGTAGAAGACGAAGGCTACGACCCTACAGATATAATGACGGCTGAAGAAAGAGCCGCACGGGAGGTTGAGATGAAAGGATACATTACTAATATTATTACGCAGCCTAGAAATGGCGTGAATGAGCCGGCACACTTCTTGTTTGTTAAGAAGTTGCTGCGCTTCTGGACTGCTTTTAATTATTATAATAAAGCAGGTAATTATAGGATATTTTATAAATACGGGTGGCTTATAGATATAAAGAGATTGCCTGAGGCTCATACTTGCTTTAACCAATTAGATATTTACGGATACCCTGATAACGCCACGGCTCAAGAGAAAGAAGAATACTTATATAAGATGTTGGCGACCGCAGTAGAGGAACAACAAATGGAATTGATGGGAGGGGCGAAGCGAAGCAAGCAGGCGAAGCAAGCAGGCGAAGCGAAGCATATAAAGGATAATACAAAAACAAAGATTATATAAATATATCTAGTGTTATAGTAATAAAAGAAAGAAATTAAAATGCAAATCTTCGTGAAAACTTTGACAGGCAAAACAATTACCCTTGAGGTTGAAGCGTCAGACACTATTGATATGGTTAAAAGCAAAATCCAAGACAAAGAAGGTATCCCGCCAGAGCAACAGCGTCTCATTTTCGCTGGAAAACAGTTAGAAGACGGCAGGACATTAAATGATTACAACATCCAGAAGGAGAGCACTCTTCATCTTGTATTGAGACTTCGTGGCGGCTACGATACTAGACGGCTACGACTTTAGGAGTTGGTGGCTACGACTAAATACATAAAAAATGATTACTATTATTTTTATAATTCTTACAAGTAAATAAATGGAACACACATATTATTTTAGCCAAGGTCGTATGACTTACAATAAGTTTACACCTAGGGATATTGAAACAGGACTTATGAATGCTACTAAGGACGCGAATGCTACTAATTCTAGTAAGACGGCTAGCGGCGGCAGCGGCGGCAGCGGCGTTAGCGATTTCTTATCTAAGTTATGGAATTACCAACTGTATAATAAGAGCATTCTGTGATATAAATTATAAGTATTATTTATAATAGATATAACTCATATAACAACTCTAATATATCTGTCATATTGTCGCTTTTTGTTTCTAACAACCCGTTATCATTAAGAATATCATAAGCCTTATTCTCGTGCTCTTCGTGTGCTTCGTTGAACTGGATGCCTGCGTCATCGGCATATATAGCATATAAATAACTGATTACCGTGGTATCACTAACAGCCTTCTCTATTTTTTTATTGAAATACTTGACGACATTAAAGCAGGTCTTGCGAAATAACCTGTCGCATTTAACCTTCATACACTCATTAACGCTACCAGTCCCGCCAATAACCCCGTAATATTGCTGTAGAACATTATCTATGTCCGTGTTATAGCATAGCACCGATATCATCTTAAATATATTTAATTTATTGAAGCCCCTATTAAACAGGTTCCAAGCAATCGCAAAGGGCTCTTTGTCATATTCATATATGTCGTTGAATGTGTTATTAGCGTCTATCTCAAAGTTTGCTATTGTAATGCTAGTCTCACTAGCCCCAGCAAATGTGTCATAATCATATTCTTTAATATCGTGTAAAATCTGCTTGTCATATACAGAGTAATTTTGGAGTATCCACAAGGTCTCATTTAATGTTAGGATTTTAGAGAATATATTCACATCATATTTATAAAAGTCAAACACGCCGCTATTAGGGGTATTATAGCCGCCTTCTTCGGCAAATGTCATATCACTAGGTATATTTAGTATATAAGGCTCACGGGTATCCTCTGTGATACCTGTATAATCTTCTAGCAATACCTCGCATTCATAATCGCCCCACTCTAAGTTGTAAAGGGGCTCTCCGTAGATGCCTAGATTTTCCGCCATAATATTATTAAAGTAATATGTCTGGTATCCGTAGTAATAAAGAAACTTAGATAGTTTCTTGTCATTTAAGAATATCTTTATAACATTCTTGATGAGGTTGTTTTCTAGAGCCTCATATATCCTCTTTATATATTCGTCGCAAATGATATTATTGATTTTTATGACGATGTCATCGGGGAACCTGTTATTGTGTGGGTCTAACAGTAATGGCTTGGTATGTAGTAGGACATTATGCGAAACCCGTGAAACCATATTCAATTAAACCTTTATATATTATGGAATATCATTTTTTATTGAATAAATATGTCCTAGTTTGGTGTAAAAATACTAAAAATTGATTGTCTTTATATACTTTTATTATTACAGACGCAACTCTAGCAACCGCTAGAAACTACCAAGCAACTCTAACGAACTAAAAAAAGCAACCCAAACACTACAAAGATGACCTTTAGCAAGACTTTCGCTATCAAGATTAATAATATCAGTTCTCGTGTCTTCAACTCTTATGTGAATAAGAGCGAGAACTTTGAGGATGTTCGCAAAATCCCACGCAATCTCAAGAGGACAGATAATAATGACATCAATAGCAAGAAGATTGCCTTAAGATACAAGGATGCTCGTCTGTCCTACAAGAACCGACGCAGTATCAACAAGGACTGGAAGGACTTCAACAATCAATCGTAAAAAGCAAAGGCTCCGCCTAGCAAAGCCCCTGTGATGTGTATGTTATATGTATATGATATATAATCTCGTATGTATTATATTTTTTATATTTATTTATTAGATATTAGATATTAAATATTAGATATATAATACATAATATTATAAATGAATTATCTACACATCATACCACACGACATATATATTCATATATATAAGTATGTGTATGATGATTGTATGAAAGAGATAGTTAGTTCTTTTAATGACAAGCGGAATAACAAGTTTAAAGATAAATACCTAGTGTATATAATTAACGACGAGAACAGGATATATTATACGACGCTAGAAATGTTTAACCTAGTATCTCTCGGTATTATTAGTAAATATGAGAATTACCATAATAACTCTGTAGATGACGCTGATATGTTAGATGAGGAACTCTATTACCTGTCAAAAATAACCGAGTATAATTTTATAAAGTATCATTACAATATCCTTATTACAGAACTTCCAGACAATCTTAAAGACGCTACTTGTATTCGCTTGAGATTGTCTAATATTGACACTCTCTTAGGATTTGACACAGACGACCCCGACGATATTATATACCCACCCCTATACTATTTGCTAAATGACTTCTTGACTACTTGGCTTGAATTGATATATTACACTAATAAACTGCTAAACGAATACTTGCTGATACATAACCTAACTATGAATGTTAATTTTTTCCAATTACAAAGATTTGAAACGGTTATAGAGAATGGCTATGTTGTTATAGTGCCTATCTTTGAAGATAATATATAGAATATCTAAAAAACATTACATTATAATAGAAATACAAAGATATATATGGCGGTCTCTGCTAAGAAGGCTGTTGTTAAGCCTAATAAGGTTGTTAAGAAGGTTGCTAAGAAGCCTAGAAGAAAGAATATTAGAGGAGGTACATTTTTATCAACAAAATTATCACCAATCCAAGAAGAAAGAAAAGAAGAATTAAAAATGGCAAAGTTATTACCTTTGCCTCAATCAATACGATTGTCTGTATCAGCATCACGGTCTCTAAGACCATTACCTGTATCATCCCTATCATCAGTATCGTCATCAGCATCAGGTTCCGCAAACAGATATAGAAGAAGAGGAAATTTACAACCTCTACCAGAACCACCTTTAACAAAAGAAGAAGCATCTGCAATTGCCGATAGAGAAGCAATAGCAGCAAAAGCAAGAAGAATAGAAAGAGAAAAAAAAGAAGCAAGAGAATTATCTAAATTTTTAATACAAAAGATGAAAGAAAGAAAAGAAGGATTACCAACAAACACAGGAATATCTAGCGAACATTCTAGAAGAAATGCAGCAGAACATAATAATCTTATAAGCGGTGTGAGTTCTACAAGAGACCAAAATAACGCAAATGAAGCAATAAGATTTCTTATGGAAACAAAGCCTCGTTAAAAATTAACAACCCATCTTAATCCTTTTTATTTTATATATAAAAATATATGACATATATCAACATAATAATATGTATAATAGTTTATACTACATATTTAACAAGGATTACAACGACGACTACAGTAATAGTGCGTTATATATGAAGGACAAGATAAACAAACTAAAGATACTTAATGATAGCAAGGAAAACGAGTTAAAATATGTGAAGAAGAAGTATGAGAATTTAAGCAAACGCTACAATAGCCTTGAGTGGAAATATAACGAACTCTTGCTAAACGCACAATATCATCAGGACTACTGTAATACGCTAGAGATTAAATATAATAATTTAATGAAGAAGACAAAGACGGCACCGACAGCAGCGTCGGCGAATATGTGTCTCATAGATATACACGGGGATATCCTTAGTGTTAATGACGACTACGAGCATATATAAGGAGATATGGGATTAATATATAAATATAAACATTTAATAATGAAATTGGACTGCGTTTTAACTGCCGTTAATGAGAACCCGCTATACTTGGAGTTCATCCCGATTTTTGTTAAGACTTGGAACAAGTTATATCCTAGCGTTGATGTTAAAATCGTCTTGATTGCTAAGGCGATACCAGACGAATATAAGGAATACGCTAAGAACATCATCCTCTTTGAACCCGTTGAGGGTGTGCTAACCAGTTTCACATCGCAATTTATTCGCCTGCTCTACCCGTGTATTTTGGATTACAAAGGTGCCGTGCTAATTACTGATATGGATATTTTGCCGACGAATAAAACCTATTATACCGAGCATATAAAGGAGATAGACGACAGCAAGTTCGTATATTATAGAGGAGACCACTGCTTCATCTATAAATCTATAGCGATGTGCTATAATGCGGCTACGCCTGAAGTATGGCGAGATGTCTTTGATATACGCAGCGTTGAGGATGTTCGGTTTATGCTAGATAATGTATCACGAAATAATGTGATTGAAGAGGGCATCGGGAAAGCAGGGTGGTTTATAGACCAGTTGTCCTTATATAGTAAGGTAATGGAATGGAACAAAAGAACCGGCAACCTAATCTGTCTGGATGAGGAAAAAACGAGGTTTAATAGGTTGTCTAGAGATACCTTCAGTATGACGACAGAATTGCGAGACGCAATAGCGGCAGGATATTTCGTGGATTATCACTGTCATAGACCGATGAGTGCCTACAGCGAAATAAATAACTTTATATATGATTTGTTGCCTGTCGGTGAGGTGGAGCCGAACGGTGAGCCTTAGCATAAATAAAATATAAAAACATATATTACATACATATATATATTACATACATATATCACTAATCTTACTTAGGCTAGGCGTATCGTCGTGCTGTCCTTCACCGCATTATTTTTTAGCATTTGCGTCTCTTATTACGCAAACTGTCATTATACATCTGTCTTTCATAGCGTTTGTATTCTTCAGCCTCCTTGCGAGGAACCAGCCTATATGGATTAACATAGTTGTCGGGTCTCTTGTAGCAGAATGACATTAGCCACACTATAAAATGTGCTGTGAAGATGACGATAAAGATAGCGAACAGGAAAGCACCACCGGTTGCCGTCATTTCCTTAAGTAGTAGCGAAGCCTGTCCTTACTAATTAAATCTAAGGCTAGCCATCATTTTTTTATCAATCTAATCTAAAAACATAACATATCTTCTTAATATTTATGGAAGTAATTTATTTCTTCTTTGGCGTTGCCTTTGGCTTTTTATATCCAGCATTTTGTGGTTGTAAATTTTTCAGTAATGTTTTTTTTCGCTGAGTTACTGCTTCTTTTTCTTTCTTTATTGCGGCAGCTTTCGCCAGAGATTGCGATGTGGGTTTATTCATCCCTTCTATTACTCTACTTAAATGTATTGCTCCTTGCGTATATATTCCAGATTTACCCTGATGGTGTGCTAACATTAAACCGGCTGGACTGTAAGACCGTCCAAGCATATTGGTATTTTGTCTATTAACTCTATCTCTTCCACTTTTGCTATTACCTTTATTGATAACACGCTTAACCATTAGCCCATCAGTATAACTCTTACTAGGAGGGGGCATATTACTATGGGGCATATTATATATATTCTAATATATGAGGATATTTTATTCCTATTTAACAGCAAAATAAATATCTAAAAGTAGTAAGATAAATATGTCTTTGTATAGTTATAAGAAAAGATGTATAGAAAAGGATTTACAGAAATATTACGAGGAATTACAGGAACTGAAGGCGACTATTAAAGACATTATGGATATGAATAGTAAAAATAATAGAGAGGAAGTTGATAACCTTAGAAAGCAATTACAGAATATGATAGATATTCATAATATAAAAAAGGATATTGTAGAGTTGCAGAAGGATACTGAGAGGCTAATGCAGGTTATCGCAGACCTCTCTGCTAAATAAATATGTTCTATTTTCTTTATTTTTATATGAAAATTGATAGGATGCCTAACATTCAATCAGTAAAGGCAAGCCTAGTATCTAGGCTTCTTTCGCAACCGCTTCGCAACCGCTTCGCAACCGCTTCGCAGACTTCGCAGACTTCGCAACCGCTTCGCAGACTTCGCAACCGCTTCGCAACCGCTTCACAGACTTCGCATACTCTTACGATGGAAATGTCTGGTTTGATTGTTATGACTAAGGACTTTACCAACAAGAGGACTACTTATTATAAGAGTATGCTCTTCGCTAGGGTTGAAGACAAGGTATTTATTGAGGTATTCAACTATAACTGGTTTTCTGTAATCCTGTCCTACAGCGACCTTATGAAAAACGAGTTCTTGAAGACCTACTATGAGTTATCTCGTGCCGCTATCGGTAAGCCAAATCTTGACAAGGATTATTATGGCTGTGATGACCCTAACTATGTCCCTAAAAAGTATGAGAAAAATAATAGTGTATATGTGGATACCATCTATATTGTTGAGGATGACTTGACGCACATTCAGGTAGCCAAGAAGGGCAACACACATAAAACTATCTGCCCCAAATGGTTAAAAAATATGAAAGTTTCTACTGACGACAAGATTGAGGAATTCTTCCTTAAATACAACAAACTCTATGGGTTTGAAGAAGAGAACTTTGCTGATAGAAAGGCAACCTATACGGCTCTAGTGAATGGCTTGTAAGCGGCGTAAGCAGCCTTAGCAGCGTAAGCAGCGATGTATAGTAGCAGCGTAGCGGTATGTGATATATGTATATATTTTTTATATTTAGATAGAGACAAGAGCAGTAGAGGCGGTAACAGCCCTATTATAAGTAGTTGCTACAATAGCCGTCGGGATTGTCTCAGTCGCCGCTGACGCTGATAAACTAAGACTATTAACTATCGCCCTATTTTTTATATACCATCTCGTCACAAAATATATCGCTATCACATCCGTTATTGTTTCTAGTAAAAACATATCAACTTGTGCTAGCAGCATATTTATATATATGAGCCAATCAAACCACGAATATATGGTGTTGATTATGGATATCTCAAATTGCTTATGGGTGTCTTTTTTCTCAGTATCCTCGGTGGGTTGTGCGTTTATATTCTGCACATTAAGGGTAATCCACGGGGCTATAATGCTATGGTCTAGGTTTCTTATGACAGTATTGATAACCGCATATAATACGATAAGCCCATATTTCTCAGGCGTATCTATGGTGATACCTAGAATAATCAACTCAGGATTAGGACCGAAACGATAGAAAGAAGTATCACCAACAAACTGCTCGGTATTTGCGAAGATATAACTCAGTAATATTGTTAAAATGACAATCATCCACCCCGCTATAACACGGGATACCACGATTGTTGTCATCTTCATTATAGCGAAGCGGCGGCGAATGTATTTAATATATGCGATACATTCCTATATCAGTTTTTATATTTATTACATTACACATAAGGCATTTAGCATTATAAATACTTACCATATTATGTTTATTAAGAATTATCTTTATGAATTACCAGACGACATACAATCCGCAATCTATAAGAATGTGTTTGCTAGATGTGTCACCGATATAGAAAGAGACAAGCGTATAAAATACCTTAACAGGTTGTATAAGGCGAATACACATCCTAGCAATACCTGTGTATATTCTGTTAAACCTAAAGGGATGTATAGCGGCGGCGAGGGCTGCGACAGCGGCGACAGCGGCGACAGCGGCGACAGCGGATATAAATACAAACGCATAGCAGCCTTAGAGGTAGCGGGCACCTGTAAGAGACACATTAAGCCACTTATATTTTTAGACCGCACACATTTAATAGAGGATACCTCGCATCTAAATAGCAATATCATAAGCCTCTATATATATCCGCTTTTTACCACTAGCAAAAATTTAAAGAAATATTTAACAAACCGCCTTAACCTAGTGCGATACTATAATACGAAGATGATACAAGAGATTACTGTGGTAGATGACATGATAGATGTGGTATTCACGAGGCATTTTGAGTGTAATGCCGACATCTACTATAATATTATGGTCGCCTATAATGTTCTCTACAATTCCTTAAGTAATATCATATATAGCGAGGAGAATGTGGTGATGTTTAATAAGTTCGTTGAGTTGTTTAGATGGCTTGAGATGAATAATGTTCTTGAAGGATATAATATGTGTAATAACAATAATAACAAGGTGATACCGATGTTTGAAGCGACGCACGGCAAAAAATGATTTATCATATATGGAAATCTCATATATATTATAGGAGACCCCCGCGCAACGCAAGATGACGAACAATAACGACTATGACTACGGATATATATATTGTATATCTAATGCGTCTATGCCTAATATTCTAAATATCGGTATGACTTGGATGACGCCAGAGCAAAAAATAGAGGATATAAATGGGTTGCCTATATTATGGCGACCGCCCACGCCGTATAAATGCGAGTTCGCCAAAAGGGTTCTAGAAACCGAGCATAAGAAGAACGCCATCTACAAGGTTCTCACGCATTCTAGAATAAACCCACCGCAAAGGTTCTTTAGCGTCTCTATTGAAGAAGTAAGAACATTATTTGACCTGATGGATGGCGAGTATTGGACGGCGACCCCCGCTGCCGCTGCTGGAGATATCTATGATATACCTGCTAATGTAGATACACAGGTATATTGTATGTTAGAAAAAAAAGAAAAAGAGATTAAAGGAATTGAAGAGAAGATGCTGGAATGTCTTTTCCAAAAATGCGACGAGATAGAAATGGAAATGGAGAATAAAAGAGCCGAACTCAGCGAACTTAATGCGGTTATTGAAGAACGCAAAGCGGCACTTAAAGACCTAAGAATTGACATACCGCCTCCCAGTAGTAGCATAGAAACCGAACAGATTATAACGGAATATTAGTATGTTATTACCAGAGAGAACACAAATAATGTATAAACGCATAGTAAGACTAATATATTCTTACATAAACGGTCTTCTATGTCTATTACCTTTGTGCCGTTTGTGCCCGTAGCATCGCTCGTATCGCAAATATAATTGGTAATATTGGTATAATCCTTAATCTTGCTAACTTCCTTACATATATACTCTAACTTAATATTTAACTTTTTACATTCAGCCTGTCTATACCTCAAGTCAATATACAGTTTGTTTGTCCTATCGTCGTATCTGTTTATAATATTGTTTATTTTTTTGTCATATTTATCTGCGTAATGATAGTAATCGTTAGATACCTTTATAATGTCATCCTCCATATTCGCAATATAATTCTTGAAATCCCTAGTATTAAATATCTTTGTTTGCGAATTTATAGACGAATGGGATGTTAAAGATGTGAAGGAACCACACGAACGCCTCATCATATAGTCGCTTTAGCCGATTTAGCCGCTTCTAGTTCTCTATAATAACTAGAGCCTATATCATTTTTTAGATATTAGATATTAGATATTAGATATTATCTTCTCGTGTATCTTGTCAATACTCTTTTTATCTGGATAATAATGGCGAAAATGGCTATTGCTAAATATCATTCGCCACAACTTATCAACATAATTACATTTACAGATAAATAATAAGCCTGACATAGTAGGACACAGTCCTTTATTTATATGATTAAGTTCATCTTTTATATCCACGCTGTATAAATACTTGGTTCTCTCATACATATCATAAACGCTCTTAGATTTTTTAATGTTGTCTAAGAATACCTTGTATAACTCAGGGATTGCTAGAGAAGGCGTAGTATTGCTGTAAAATGTATTTAGCGTCTTCGTTCCGTCTCTAGAGAAATGCCTTGAGTGATACTTAATAATAAAAGACAAATCTATAAATGTTTCAAAGTCTATGCTATATATATTATTACAGATGTCCTCGCTAATATGCGTGTTTGTTGCGATATCATTCAAGAATATATCATCGCAGTCGCAAGGCGACAATACTAAATACTGGTCTAATATACCAGTATATACAAATGTCATATCTGTAATGATGTAGTTATATATGTTTGATTTATATATATAGGGATGCTTTATGTTCTTGCGGTAATAATTGTGTATTACAAAGACCTCTTTAATATGCTTGGATATCAACTCAGCGAACACCTCTTGTGTTTTTTGTGATTTATAGTTGTTGTTAAAAATCTCCTCAAGCCTGCTATCTTTAATGACGGTAGCCAGATTACTAGCATTTATTTCCCCTGTGTCGCTAGAGTAATAAGGGTCGCTCTTAATATTGTTGTAAAACCTTAAATATATATAGTTTTTATAATTGAATTCCTCTAGAAATATCTGGAAATGAAAGAGTATTAGTTCGTAGTAATCGCCACAGCACGCCGTGTATGTCTCTATCTCCTCGCAAATGCTCTCAATACTTAGAGACTTCTTATATTCATAAGCGGCTATAAAATTATCACAATCTTCTAAGCATCTCTTTTGTTCCTTTATATTCTCTTTGTCGTCATAATGCTCCCTCATAACATTCTCCCGAAGGTCTTCTGTGATTATGTTTGCGAATGCGAATGCTAAATGGTCGCTCATAGTGGTATATTAGTATTACTATATGTCCCTTAAATATTTATATATAAAAATTGATATTGCTAGTAGTATATAAGTATATAAGGACACATCAGCGAAGCGGCTGCTATGAAATCTCTTATTATAGTTGAGAGTTTTACGAAGACTAAGACAATTAAGAAATATTTAGGAGACCGTGATGTTGCCGTATCATTTTCCGGAGGGCATATTTACAATTTACCAAAAGACACATTAGGGTTTGATACGAACACTTGGGACATAACCTATGTGCCTACAAATCCTAACATTATTAAGAATATTAAAGAGATGGCTAGAAATGCCGATGTTATATACCTAGCGGCTGACCCTGATTTAGAGGGCGAGGCAATCGCTCACAGCCTTTACAAATGTCTTGAGAGTATTATAAAGGGTAAGGTCTGTCATCGCATAACATTTAATGAGATTACTAAGAATGCCGTTATAAATGCTATAGAAAACCCACGAACTATAGATATGGATAAAGTGAAAGCCCAAGAAACACGCAGGATTGTTGATAGGCTTATAGGATACAAAGTGTCGCCTGTGTTATGGAATAAGTTTAACAAGAATTACCTTAGTGCCGGCAGAGTTCAAATAGCAGGGCTAATCATCTGTATTAACCAGCGAACCCGCATTATAAATAAAGAGATAATACCCTACTGGACGATCGAAGGCACCTTTAGTATCCACAAAGACTTAACAATCGTTGGGACATTAAATGTATATGAAGACAGCGGGAGCGGAAAGTTAAAAGAATACAAGATAAGAGATGTAGATATTGTCAAGAAGATTTTAAATAATTTAAGCATAGGCTCCTCGTATAGCATAGAATACGAAAAGCATATAAGGAATGTTAGCCCGTCACCGCCATATACTACTACGACGCTCCAACAAGACGCCTATAATAAATGCCGGTTAAACGCTAAGACCACTATGAAGTTAGCACAAGATTTATACGAACACGGACATATAACTTATATGCGAACCGATTCCACAAGTATTGCTGAGGATGCTAAGAAGATGCTCTTGTCATATATAAGGGATACTTATGACGCTGATGCTCCTAGTGGCGGCTCATTCGCAAAATACCGGACATATAAAACAAAGGTAGCGAACGCCCAAGAGGCACACGAAGCAGTAAGAATAACAAACCCAAAAAATAAAACAGTATCGTTTGAAGGTTCCACGCAAAACCACGAGAAGTTGTATCAGTTAATATGGGTTAGAACACTTGCTTCTTTAATGACCGACGCTGTATATACTGATTTATCTTTGAAGTTAGACAGCAACGCCGGTAGCGGTAGCAGCAACGCCGGCTCCTCCGGACATATATTTTGTGCTACCAAGACATACTTAAAAGAGTTAGGGTTTCGCATCTTATACGAGGACAGGCTTGATAATGAAAACTTAGAGAATTTTATAAATATACTTAAGGAAAATAAACTAGCAGCGACTGCTAAAGAATATTCTTCGCAAGGCACCATAGATAACATACCGTCTCTTTATAACGAAGTTCAGTTAATTAAGGAATTAGAGAAGGAGGGCATCGGGAGACCATCTACATATTCTTCTATTATTGACAAACTATTAGAGAAGAAATATGTAGAAATCGGCACAAACCCTCAACAAGAATACGAGATAGAATGCTTTAAGAAGAAGAAAGGTAAGACTAAGAATGAACCTAGCGAACTCCTTATAACAACTAAGAAAATCAATTTAGGAGGAAAACAAAAAGACCTCCTAGTGCCTACTGAGTTAGGCTTAGAAGTTATCAAGTATATATACGAAGTGTTCCCTTATTTATGCGATTTAAAATTCACATCTAAGATGGAAGACGAACTAGATAAAATAATGAACGCTGGCGCTAGCGGCATTACCAAAGAGGTTATATTGAATGACCTTTATGCTAAAATAATGGGCTCTATAGGGTCTATTGTGGCTTCTGGCAGCGATAGCAGCGGTGGCAGCGGTAGCAGCGGTAGCAGCGTAGCCATTAATAAAGAAAAGAAGACAGGTATCTTAACTACACGATATGGTGTCTGCTATTATAACAAAGAATTAGATAAATACACGAACATAGAGCCTTATCTTAAATGGAAAAAGATTACAAAGGAGAACTTGAAAGAGAGAGACATAGCGTTTATAAGTTCTCTTCCTAAACCCATAGAATATTTAGGAAAGAAGTATGATATACATTTAGGTAAATTTGGGATTTACTTAAAAGATAAGAAAAATAATAATCACAAACTGGAGAAGAATTTGTGGGACACATTATGCTTTGGATAATTGGCGGACACATTATGCTTTGGATAATTGGCGGACACATTATGCTTTGGATAATTGGCGGACACATTATGCTTTGGATAATTGGCGGACACATTATGCTTTGGATAATTGGCGGACACATTATGCTTTGTCGACTAGTCATACGCTGATAATCCCTTCTTACCGTTTTTATACCACGATGCTATATATTTGTCTGTGAAATCAGGATGCTCTGTGTCATTATGGTAATCCATATCAATACAGTTATCAATCAGTCTATTACATTTTTTACAAAGCCACTTTAAGTTGTTTTCCATTTTATTATATTGTATTATTATTTGTTATAGATATTTATATATCATTTTTTATTACTTTATTTCTTAGATTTAAGGTTCTTATTTAGTTTATTGAGTTCAAATGCGATATTAGATAATGATGTAGCGATAGAGACACCATATTCATCTGTGAAGAAGTTATTAAAGACATTATAGAGGTCTTCAGGGCTCATCCCTACATCACAAACATCCTCTTCATCCTCTTCATCTTCGTCGTCATCCTCTTCATCGTCTTCGTCATCCTCTTCATCTTCGTCGTCATCCTCTTCATCGTCTTCGTCATCCTCGTCGTCATCCTCTTCGTCATCCTCTTCGTCATCCTCTTCGTCATCCTCTTCGTCATCCTCTTCGTCATCTTCATCGTCTTCCTTGATTTTATCTACATTCTTGATAACATCTTTGTCTTGCTTGCGTGTTTTTTTAGTAGTCTTTACGCTTGCGGCTTCGGTATCCTCGGTATCCTCGGCTCCCGCTTCGGCTGCTTCGGTACATTCCTTGATATACACATTATCTTCCTCCTTGATAGTACATCTGGTAGGTCTAGAGCCCGATGTGCCTTTCTTGCTCTTTTTAGGCTTTGCTAGACCACCTTGTATCCCATGCATACTTTGCATACTATTCAAGAATGACATAATATCAATACTATTTAAATCATTCATCTTGTCCTTATTCATATCTTCGCTCTGTCTATCTTATATATTAATAATATTTCTTATATATTTTTTATAAATTATTATATTAAGAGATTGTCTATGTATAATTATTTGTTATTTATTGTGGGGTTTTTGATTGGAACCTTTCTATTACTTATAATTATATCAGACAGAGGAGACATTAAAAACACTAAGGAATACTTCGCAAATGCTAGCGACAAGGACAAGGACAAAGACAAGATATACGACGAGAGCGAAATCGTAAAAGTTGCTGTAGTCCCTCCTCCAACCCTAAAAGAGGTTATAACAAAGAGCGACGACGACCCCATAGCATCTGTATTAACAAATAGCGAGATTATAGACAACTATAACTTTAATAAGTTGTTAAAAAAGCGAGAGATGAGAGTGATGGTATCCTCGTATAACAACGATAATATAGAAGGGATGGACTGGATTACTGATAACAAGGTTTATAATAATGATATGAGATTGAAGTTCGGCAACACCGATAGCATCGCTACCGTCCCTAGCATCGTCAAGGAGTTCAATAATCTCAATCCGTTTGTTAATGGCTACAATATACACACAGTTAGCATAAGAGGACCTCCTAACGCCATAATGTATAAACAAGAGAAGATGCTAGGTAAATTCTCAGCCCTTTTTATGTTCTCTCATAAACGGTTCCATAAGAACAAGAACAACCTCTTTATAATTTACGGAATTGACAATAAGAACATAGTGATTAATATCAAGGATAACGAGTTCAACAATAACAATTACTATAATGTTAATAACGACCCTAACGATAATAGCGACCTTAATGGTGCCTACGATAAGAACGACATAAATAAGAGCATCAACCTACTTAACAACTATCACTATTACGAAAATTACGACATATTATCTAACAAGGCTAAGGAGCAGAAGTCTTATAAACTCTCGTATTTTGAGAAACTATATACGGTTGAAATAATAATAGACGACAGCGTGTATAATATTAACGATATCAATATGGAGACCTTGAAGCGGGATATAACATTCTTTGGGCTAATAATGGATAAGGAAGATGTCGTATTCCATTTGAATAATACGAAGTATGAGTTTAAAAGGAATACCGACAGGGATATTAAGATAGGCAAGGAACCTTTTGTAATAAACAAAGATAAGAGTTGCGAGATTGTCCTGTATAGTTTTGCGTTCTTTACTGAGGCGATTAGCGATGCCGATTTGAAAACCTTTAAACTCTATAATAAATATAAGTTATATGGAATTCATAACAAAGAGGAGGAGGTGCCTGCGATAGACAAGAAAAAGCAGTTGAGTAATATAGATATAAAGATGCCCGTGCCTCTAGTGATGAAAGATGTAGAGGATACTGAGGTGAATACTATAGTAGAAAATGCAGCTATCCCTGATATCAAGGGTATTCCTAAGATATAATCTAGGAATATCTATATCTATATCTATATCTATATCAATATCTTATATAAAACTTAATTATAATTATAGATTATACAGAGCACAACATTACATTACATAAATGATTAAAGCAGCCATCTTCATCTTAACGCAGAACACCATAGAACGCAAGATATATCTAAAGACAAGCCTGTATTTTCTTTTTAAAAACTTTAATGCTAAATACAAGTATCCGGTTATCATCCTCCACGAGGGCGATTATACAGAAGACGCAAAGAGCGATATCCTCGCAGGAATACGAGGCGAATGCCGAGGGCTCGTGTCATTTAAGGAGATTGACAAGGATGACTTTACGATACCGCCGCATATTGACACGGACAAGATGAACGAGATTATTGACCTTCACATAGTCCCTTATTGGCGAAACCAGAAATACCGGTCTATGTGTAATTTTTGGCTGAAGAACTTTTATAAATATACGACAGGCTATGAATATGTTATGCGTATAGACGATGACAGTATTATTGAGGAGCCTATCAAGTATGACCTCTTTGAATTGATGAGAGACAAGGATTATACCTATATGTCTAACATCATACACCTAGACTGTAGCCTCTGTAATTACGGGATGAAAGAGTTCTTTATTAAATATAATGAGGCAGCGGAAGCAGCAGGAGCGGACGCCGAAGCCTTCCCAGTAATCAAGGCGAGCCTAGAGAAGATTAATGAGTTATTTATGGGGCATACTCTTAAGAGTGATAATGGATACTTTGAAAACTTTAAGAAACTTTATAAAAACCTCAATAATAACGAAGAGTATGTGGGCGATACTGTGGAACTAAGTATGCCCTTTATGTATTATAATAACTTTAATATTATTAGCGTGGATACTTGGAATAAGCCAGAGATACAAGATATTGTTAAGAAGATAGACGAGCAAGGATATATATATTATTGCCGGTGGGGCGACGCTCCCTTACAGACCATCATCTTATCCTTATATGATAGCAGCAGGATTACTAAAGTTAATTTTAAATATAGCAAGCGGCTACAGCGTGAAGCCTTTAAGGACGACGAAGGAGCCCTACATTCTTTTATGCCTAACGATTATGAAAATAATAGTTGTGTGATGAAGAATTCTAAAAAATAATTATTGAAGGCTAGGCTTGAGGCTTGAAAAGGCTGACGAAGGCTAGGCTTGAAAAGGCTGACGAAGGCTAGGCTTGAAAAGGCTGACGAAGGCTAATCTATCTCTGCGACGCTGCTGTCGCTAGTATCTTTTTTAACAACCACATCAGTCTCATAGAAATAGTAGAATTGGCTCAGTTGTTTTAGCATAATGAATGGGTGAATATGGCGAATGGGTGTTCTATTTATGGATACATAAGTTATTTTTATATATATTATTTGGAAAAATGATATAATATATATGAAATATAATATAGTATATATATAAAATGGATTACAATATTGAAAACATCAACAAAGACCCTATGGGGTTTATTAAGAAAAACAAGAAGGCTGACATAATAGCCTTTCTTATGAAAGCCGACGACGCATTTTTTAACGAAGACGATGTCTTAATACACGACAACATCTATGATATCATTAAAGATTATATTAGGAAGAAGTATCCTAAGGACAAATACTTTAAACGAGTAGGTGCCGATGTGAAGAACAAAGTGGTTCTCCCGTATTATATGGGGTCGCAGAATAAGATTAAGGACAGCGAGGAAGAAATCACGAAATATCAGGCTAAGTATAATAACGGCTCTTACAGGATTAGCGACAAGTTAGATGGTGTCAGTTGTATGCTTGTATATACTCCCGACAAGATTAAGATATATACTCGTGGAAACGGCACAGAAGGACAAGATATCACACATCTGCTAGATTATATTAATGAGATACACGCACATTATAATGCTAGCGATATCCAAATATACGGAGCGGAGATAGCGGTGCGTGGCGAATTAATCATCTCTAAAAGGAACTGGGAGGCTCTTGTAGCGGCAGGAAAGCAAGGAGCCAACCCTCGCAATACTGTAGCAGGTGCTATAAATAGCGACATCCTCAACAAGGATATCCTTACTAAGATAGATTTTGTAGCGTATGCTCTCGTATATCCTAAAATTGCTGACGGACAGCAGAAACTCGCCGAAATGGGCTTTAAGGTCGCCAATAGCGTAGCGACAGGCTCCTTGAACTTAGAAACCCTCTCCAGCATTTTAGAGAAACGCCGTGCCGAAGGCGAGTATGTGATTGACGGTATCGTCATAGAGGATGTTAGCCAATATTACGAGATAGAGAAAGGCAAGAACCCAGAGCATTCGTTCGCTTTTAAATCCATACATACGCTAGAGCAGGTTGAGGTTATTGTTAGCAAGGTTGAATGGAATGTTTCTAAGGATATGTATATGAAACCTATTGTTATGTTTAATGAAATAGATTTAGACGGCGTGAAGATTAAGCAGGCGACGGGGTTTAACGCCGCATATATAACAAAGAATGTTGTGGGTCCTGGGTCTCGTATCGTCATTATTCGCTCTGGTAATGTGATACCGCATATACACAGCGTTCTTACGCCGTCTGCTAACAGGAAGCCTAGTATTCCAGGAATAGAAGGCGTTGATTACAAATGGAATGATACCCACATAGATATAATGATGATTGTGAAGGAAGGCGACAAGAACCGTGATTATGACATTAAAAATCTAATGTATTTTATGAAAACCGCTAGTATTGAGAATATGGGTCCTGGAAACATAAGCAAGATATACGATGCTGGCTTTGACGACATCAAGAAGATTGCTAACATCTCCAAAGCGGACTTATTGAAGATTGACGGGTTTAAAGAGAAGACTGCGACGAACATCATCGGTGCTCTGGCGGAAATCAAGAATATAGATTGTTTAATCTTGATGGACGCCTCTAATATGATGGGGCGTGGGTTCAGTTATAAGAAGATAAAGTTGATTACTGACAAGTTCCCGTATATTCTAGAGCACGATAAGAAGAGTAGGGAGATGACGGCAAGGCTAACTGCTAGCGATTTAAAGGGTGTTGAAGGAATAGCCGAAGTATCCGCTAAATTGTTCCTAGATAACCTACCGAAGTTCTATGACTTCTATGACAATTTAGGGATTAAATGTAAGGGCTCGCAAAAAGCCGATAAAGGTTCCTCAACACCGACGATGATTGATGTGAATATATTAGACAAATCCTTTGTATTCACCGGATTTAGAGACAAGGCTATTGAGGCTTATATAGTTAGGATGGGCGGCTCTATAAAAACCACTATTAGCAAGAATACCGATTATCTGGTTGTTGCTGATATAGATGATAATAGTAGCAAGGTTGAAAAGGCACGCAGCCTAGGTGTCCCTATAATACTTAGAGATAACAGCATATTTGAAAAGCATCTTATGCCTGTGAAGGAACCTAAGCAATCGCCACCTAAGGAACCTAAGCAATCGCCACCTAAGGAACCTAAGCAATCGCCACCTAAGAAGCCTGTGAAGGAGAAGAAGCCACCAAAGGAACCTAAGGTTAAAGAATGTCCTGAAGGTAAAATCCTAAATCCTAAGACGAATAGATGTATAAAAGACCCATCTTATAAGAAGCCTAAGGAACCCAAAGCACCAAAAGTGCCTCAGGTACCTAAAGAGGACGCTAAGCACTCTTCGCAGCATTCGCAGCATTCGCAGCATTCGCAGCATTCGCAGCATTCGGTACTTAAGGAAAAAACGCACATATTTAAAGAATTGCCTGAAGGAAAGGAAGACCGTTTCACTCTTATAACTTTTGAAAATCACTTTAGACCCACTAAGGGAGATGACGGTGTTAAAGTTATATTCGCTGACTTAGACCATACGCTCATTACGCCTAAGGGAAAGCATGTATTTCCTAAATCGCTAGATGACTGGAAGTGGAAGAATGACGCAGTTGTTCCTAAGTTGAAAGAGATGTATGCGATGGGCTATGAAATTGTCATAGTATCCAACCAGAAGAAGATGACAGGAGACGAGGTTAGAGCAAAGGCTAAGATGATATATGACGACTTGTCGCTACCCTTCGTGTTTATATCAGGACATAGCGATATGTATTACAGGAAGCCGCAACTAGGACTATTAGAGGTATTGATAGAGTATATCTTTAAGGAGCGTAGCAATATTGACCCTTCCAGCGTATTTTTAGGAGACAGCGCTGCTGACCTATATTTCGCCAGAAATACCAACATCCGGTTCGCCCATACCGATATGTTCTTCTTAGGCATACCCCACAAGGAGTTCGCAAAGATAGAGGCTAAGGCTCATCCTTTAACAGAGTGGATGTCTAATGAGGCTCGTCATAGCCTACCAGCCCTTAAATCATCCTCTAAACACCTAGTAATTATGGTAGGTGCCCCTGCTAGCGGCAAGTCCTATTATTCTCTTGGACTAGAAAGCAAAGGCTTTGTTCGTATCAATAAGGATACTATGAAAACCGACAAAGTAGCCGATAAGGCATTTAACGCCGCATTTAAAGACGGGCGAAACATCGTAATTGATAATACAAATCCTACTAAGGAGACACGGGCAAAATGGATAGCGGCTGCTAAGAAGGCTTCGTATTCCGTAACTATTGTATGGATGAATTTCCCTATGGCTGTAGTGGAGTTTCTAGATAATTATAGGATATACAAGAATAAAAATCAAGATACGCATGTGCCTGCTGTTGCTATGCGTGTATATTACAAGAAACTAGAAGCACCCACACAGGATGAATGTGATAGCCTTGTGGAAGTTAAAACCATTAATAATACCGATATGCTATCGGTGTGGTTTTAAGGTTCCTTTTTGTTTTTATAGATTATAAATATAAAAAATGATTATATAAACCTAATTAATTTCTTATAACTATAATAAAATGGAGTTCTGTGAAATCTGTGACAATATGCTTTATGTTAAGTCTAATGATAAAAATATGCTAGTTAAATACTGTAAGCACTGCAACTACGAGAAGGTTGAGACGGACGCTAAAAGCGCCATCAAGATATCTAAGACGATTTATAGCGAAGACGACCTGCTATACAATCAGCATGTAAATAAATATTTGCGTTTTGACCCTACTTTGCGTCGCATTAATGACCCTCACATCTCTTGTAGTAATGCTAAGTGTGTTGAGGAGAATGCTAATAAACAAATCATCTATATTAAATACGATTCGAAGAATATGAAGTATCTCTATGTATGCGACAATTGCGGGGAGACTTGGAAACAGGTTAGGACTGACTAGGATATAAAAATAAAAAATGATACATTAATAGGTATTATAATAGGTATTAACAAGCGAAATGACACTTATATATAAGGCGGCGAATATTGAAGATGTTAGTAAAATCACCGAGCAATTGAATAAGGAGGATAGGATATCTAAGCCTATTATGACTATCTATGAGTTTGATAAGATTATGGGAATGCGGACGCAGCAGTTAGCGTCAGGTGCAATGCCCTTTGTTAATACTGGAGCCGGCAAAATAGTTGTTAGTAGTAATATGGAACTGCGTAATATAGCCTTACAGGAACTAGAAGAGGGGAGATTACCATATATCGTTGAGCGGGTATTATCTAATAAGAAGAAAGAGTATTATCGTGTTTGTGATTTAAACCTCGTTGCTATCCGTGATAGGATGCGTAAGTAAGCGGTAGCGTAAGATATCGTAAGATATCGTAAGATATCGTAAGATAGCGATAGCGACTAGGTATATATGATATGTATTTTTTATATTTGTCCCGTATATGATATAGGTAATTGTAATAGAAGTATGCCTAAATATTATTATTTATTATCTTATAAACTATTATTCTTTTTTCTAAAAGTTTCTAACTTATCTAATCTTCCCTAAATATACTTAGTATTCCTCTTATTATACTTTATGATACCATTAGTGGTAAGAGATGAATGCTAGGGTGTGTTATGCGGGATAAGCAAAGCGCGCATTATATACGAGAGGATACTAGGATGGGTTATAGAAGATGTCTATAATTATTACTTAACTTTATTTATAAACTTAGAAACTAATTACTATTTCTAAAAACTTTCTAACTTATCTAATGATTACCAAATCACGCTAAACTATACTATATATACATATACAATCACCTAGTATTTGCTAGGGATAGAACATAACGAATATCACTAATGGTAATAGAAGTATCTAAAGAATATTATTCTTAACTTAACTATTTTATATTTATATTTTCTAAAAACTTTTAGGATTATTCGTTTTAACTTCGTTTTAACTTCGTTTTACTTTATTTTTTTATAATTTTATAATAGGACAAGACTACTATATTATGGGTAAAATATACAAGGTTTCTGGTAAAGAGGATGTCCTAGGAAGACAGCGAAATATCTATATAACAATCACTAAAAAGGCTGGTGTATTGAAGAGAGGCAAAGTTAAGTATATTAAATGCGATGGTAAGTTTATAAAACTGAGCGTTTATTTAAAGAAAGCGACAAATGCTAGGGCGAAAGCTGGTCGTATTGTTAAAATATCCAAGAAACTAAGTGTCATTAATAACATTAGCAAGATAAAGGATATAAAAATAAGAAATCTTCTAGAGAAAAAATACAGTAAGAATGCTAAGATATATTTTATTTCTAGCAATAAGAAATGGGGTGGCGGCTTTAGCGGCTTTAGCGGCTCCAGTGGTGCTGCTACTGGTGGTGCCCCAACAGGACACTTTAGAGATGATATTATGAGAAATCACGACCAGCCTGTTAATAGGGCTCGTAATGGAATATATATAGATAACTTATCAATTGAACTCCACGAACAAGAAGCCATATATAATAAGATATGTAATATAGAGTATGTTATAATGAATGATATTCATATAAGACCTTATGTTGAATTCTCACAAAATAAAAAGATGTTTATTAAATTCTACTGGTCTTATGCTAACTGGCTGAATGGCGGGAAGAGGATGTGGTTCCAACTCCCGCTACACATCTCTAACTTTGCCGAATTAATGCGAGACAACTCGTCGGGACACATTCATATAACTAGCGAAATGAATGTGTTGCCTTACTATAATATAAATAAGAAACCTGAATTACACGAGAACGCTCAAACAAGAAGGACGCATACCTATTTAAGAGCCGAAACTGTAATAGAACTACTATATATAATTAATATGCACGGCGAAACCATATTTAGCGACTGGTTTTATGACGCATCAATAGGAGCAACTAGGACTTTTAACACATATTTTACAACGGAAAATGGGATATGGGTGAGACATAATGACGGGTCTTTTGTGTTAGGCGAGAATGAACGAAGAGGTCTAGGTTATTCTATTAATAACCTGTATTTTCTAGTTGGAGACATCTTTTCTATTATACACTCAGGAATATTAAACAAGGAAAAGATATATATGAATGGCGGTAATATATCTAGAAGTTATATTAGAAAAAACGCTTCTAGATATATTAATTATATTCCTAGCCAATCGCAGATTGAATGGGAACCTTTTAGCGATACTGTGGCGATATTGAGACCAGATGCGAGTACCAGATTTAGATACTAAGGAGATTATAATGTTTAGATATTATAATGTCAATAAAAAAAATAGTAATATACATCATAACATATTGTCTATCTAACTGCCTCGTGATAGATAGGATACACTATGATATTGAGTATTTCCCTAGAGAGAACTTCAAAGAAGAGCGATACAGATGTATAAGATACATAAATAACAACCTATTTGCTAACTATGGAGATAAAAGTAATAACATTATTAGATATATTAAGGCATACCCTAACGCCAAATGTATAAAATATAAAAGAGATTATATTGAATACATAATAAATAAAAACAAGATAATAATATATAACACGCTAATACACATAACATTTTATATAACTTTAATGGTTTGTTAGGAGATTGCTGGATGTATCCTATACAGAATACGGATATCGTGAAGACTATCCTAGAATATGATTAGGAGATTGCTGGATGTATCCTATACAGAATACGGATATCGTGAAGACTATCCTAGAATATGATTAGGAGATTGCTGGATGTATCCTATACAGAATACTTACGAATACTTACATATACTATATATTACCTAATGCTTATATGTCTTTATAGGATATAAGGAACTATCAATTTTTAGTTTTTTACAACCAGCCTCTTAATATTTTCTAGGGCTTTATTGTAAATACTATCAACACTCTGTCCCTCGTTAAAAATCGGCTCATTAACTATTTTAAAATATTCTTCATCGCTCATATTCTCCATACGGTCAATCACGGCATTTATGGAGGCTTCGCTGATATCTTCAAGCACTATAAGGCGATTACGATTAAAATGCTCGTAGATGTGTTGCGACCCCCAATAAATCGGGATAATACCAGCACGAAACCCATTAATCACCTTCTCAGTAATATAATGGGCTATCCTCGTGTTCTCCATCGCTACAACGAACTTGCTATTTTTATAAAAGGCTGTTAAGTTGTCTGTAGCAAAATGCCCCTGTAATTTGCCTCCAATATTGTTTTTATAAGTGCCTCCATACATTACAGGCATCCTTTTATCTAACCTATCCAAGAATATAGAGCGTTCATTAACAGAGCAATTAGATATTACCACAGAAGTATAGTTGTTAGGTATCGTTTTAGCAGGTTCTAAACTCATATTAGGGAATGACTTGAGATATAGCAAATAGAACGGGAGTTCCACCGAATTACTGTGCGTATAGTCATACCCTAGGATACAAGTATAAGACGCTAGGGTGCCTAGCATACAATCGGCGTAATACGATTCGCCCGTGTATAAAAAGGACGCTTTCCACGGCTTGTGATTGACAAATGTGGTATTCGTAAATACCGATTCCATCAATATATCGGCGTCATTTATATTATAAGTAATTTCGGGCTCCACGCCATAAACATCCTTCAGCAACTGAAGGAAAAACTTAACATTAATAGGGTCGTTGTTATCATAGAAGCCTCCCCAAAAACCGTGAAAGACCACTTTCATTATGCTACTAGAATTTTATTTATTTTATAAATAATTATATATATATTCCTTATATATCAGGATACCTCTTCGCTTTACTTCACAGGCTTCGCATACATCTTAGTAATCAACCTAATAACCTTTGCTCTCTTCTTCTCGCTAATTTTCTTCCAATCTTTTAAAGTGATATTCTTAAACACCACTTTAATATTTAAATCACCTCCAAGCAATCCTTTATTTTTAACAATAATATCCTTAGTGCTGAAGGACACAATTTCAATATCAAGATAGGTATCATCAACATACTTGATTTTCTTAATACCTCCCGTCAAATACTCTATTATGTTGATGTAAATTGTGGTATGTAAGTCTATCCCATTATTGATACCAGTTAAACTATGTGTGTATTTAATGTCGCCGCATTCGCAGTAGCCCTCGCAGCCTCCCTCACCGCTATCACAACAGCCCTCGCAGCCCTCACAGTCGCCTTCGTCCCCATCATCAATAGACATATTAATAATGATTTCGTGTTCTATGCTGTCATCATCTATATATTGCCTAGTTAAGCACGGATAATCTTTCTTACAGCACAGGGTTATATATACAGGCTCTTTAACATTCTTTAATAAAATGCGAAGTTTCCTTTTATTCACCGAGCACAGGTCGTAATAGGTTACAGGCAGATTTATATTATGTATAACAACCTTCGTTGAAGGATTGTAATGATTTTTATTTTTAAAGCCTCTATTAAAGAAATAACTGGCGACATCTATGAAGGTATTCTTTATCGCCTCCTTATCTTTAAAAATCCCATCATAGGTATTCTTCCAAAAGTTCAAGTCAAAACTGTTGTATATCTCATAGTCGTCCGCCAGATTGTCAAAGTTATAGTCGGTGCCGCAGCGATAATTCAACTTCCCGTAATTGTCAAAGTCCTCATTCGCCTTCTTATATCCTATGCTAGCCTTCTTAAATCTCTCAATCTTTGCGGCTCGCTCGTCCTCGTCGCTAACATTAGACAGTTTGTCAGGATGACATTCTAACGCTATCTTCTTGTAGATATTCTTTATCTCTTCTCTTGTGTATTTATCAATATTCTCAATATTCAAATTAAGAGCCTCTATATACATTCATATAAATTACATATAATACAATAAATAGATAATCTTTATATTGAATAAGGATATTAAGGATTATAAAAGTAATTATAATTACCTAGCATATTGGTTATGTCTAAAACTACTTGGGATAAATTAGAAGAGGTTTTCACTGATATTATTAGGGGAAACGAGAGATACCGGCTAATATTAGAGAACATCTTGCTCTCATCTAATAACAAACTATTATACACCCCTATAGGCTTCCCTGTAGATACTTTTTTAAACCTGCTTTTAATAAGGCTCCTCAATATCACAACACCCTTTAATAAGACGGAGCATATTTGGGATAAGAGTATAAGTTATGTTGAGAACCAGTATTATATAGATATAGACCTGATGAACCCCGATAATATCAAAAATATTGAGAAGATAACCCCGTTTATGCTTCATATTATTAGTTCTAAAAATGTCAATATGAAAAAGCATATAATCGTCATCAGGCATATAGATTTGCTGTCGTCGTTAAATTGCGACTTCAGGATAATCTTAGAGAAGTTCTCTCAAAATGCGGTATTCATTAGCACCACGCATTTTATCACTAGGATTGAGGCGCCTATTAAGAGCCGCTTCAGTAGATTTAGGATACCGCTATTCACCTTCAACGAGATTTGCGATATATTCACAAATCACATAGATATATCTATGAACGACCATCTATTAGAGACGAGACCTAGGAACATCATTAAAGCAATCTTTATAGCCGAATTAGAGAGGCACCCTGCGTCTAGCGAGATATTGACAAAGGAGTTTGTAGAATTTAATTACCCACCATTCGTGGAGTTTATTAAAACCTATAACAAAAACAAAAATAACTTAGAAGAAATACGAGGACTATCCTATAAATGCTGTCAATTTAACATATCAATCCAGCAGATTACTCAGGACTTCGTAAGGCTCGTTGATTACGGCACCTATTATTTAAATATAAGGAATATCGCTGGCGATGACGCCGCCAAAGACATATTAAAATGCGAAATAATAAAAATAGGCACCGAGATAGACTATCTGCTATCGCAAACGAACAAATGTAAAGAGCCGCTTTATATAGAGAACCTCCTTTGTCATCTCCTTATATAGTATATATAGTCCGTCGTTAATCAGGTGCGTCATCAATAACAACATTTGGATTATTTTTATTAACGCCATACATAGATACATATCTGTCATTTATTATGATATCGTTTTTGTGAAAACTGAAGTTATTATAGATGATGTTAGAGGCGATGAAGGTATCGCATTCGTATTTTTTGTCATATACGATAGTCCAGAAGATTGATTTAATGTGTTTAATGTATTTCTCTAGGAATGTGTTGTATATCTGGGCTCCGCCAATAACAAAACAGTTCTCTATAATATCATCGCTATCCGCATATATTAAAGCGTCCTCTATAGTCCTGAAGACGAATGCGTCAGGCTTTCCCTCAATATCTTTGGATATCTTCTCGTAATCGCACGAAGATATGATAATGTTTATTCTGTCTTTTAGCGGAGACGGGGCATTAGGCAGCGAATACCAAGTATTTTTACCCATTATGACGCAGTTCTTGGTGTTTTGTCGCAGACAAGTTGTCGTGATATGCCTGAATGACTTTAATTCTTCAGGAATATTCCAGCACAACTTGTTGTCATATCCTATACCGTATTCTAAACTTGACGCTACAATAATACTGAGATTTTTATTCATAGCCTAGCGGAGCCTGACGGTGCCTAATATATATTAATGCGTCATCTATTTATATCAAGACGGGGGCTAAGAAAGGATATAAGGAGGAGCCGCACCTATATTAGGGAGGTGCCTGCATCGGCTTACATCCCCTTATAAGTCTCGTTCATTATCTCATAAACACGGTTCTTATATTCCTCTATTGTTTCGTCTTCGGCGTATTCCACCATATCGCATACTTTTATCTTGATGTTGTAATCTCTTACCAAGAATAACTTGAGACAAGAGTGAAGCATCGATTCGCCGTTATCGTGGTTATAGTTTAGTGACTCGTCTTCGTATTTAACCACTATAGGCAATATAGGATACTTATGGACGAAAGCACCGTTGCTAGTAAATTCGGTGATACTTCCTGGAATAGCAGAGGTATTCCCCGAGCCCGGGGCAATAAAGAGCACTTTGTCGCCTGACTTTCGGCTATCTACACGCTCCTTTATTTTGTTGCTAGTATGCCCTTTCTCTACGAATATATTACCTAGCAAATCGTTAATCTGGTCTGTATATCCTATGGTAGTATATATTATAACCTTCAATATCAAGTAGGAAGAGCGAGGGAACGCACTAATTAACACGAAGCCGTCTATGAGCGTGGTGTGATTGAAGGTACAGATGAACTTCTTGTCGCTATAGAGATGCTCCATATATTTAACTAAGTCCTCTTTGGATATATTGATGTTAAAAGAGAGGATATACATAAACATCTTAGCGAACCACAAGATACCGCAAATGATGTTGCTTTCGTTTGTTAAAGGCTGTAGTATATGTATTGATAAAATCATCATAGCCGTAAATAATATAAATCTAAAGGGCATCGTGATATAATTTAAGAATGTTAATAATAAAGAAAGCATCTTCGTAATGTCTTGCTAGATTGCTTGTCTCGTATAACTTATTATATCCTAAATAATATTTAGAGGTTCATATAATCGCACGAGGCAATATATAAAGGATATTTGCGGTATATGATGTAATAAAAAATAATAATACGATGGCTCAGGACATTCCTATTGTCATTATCTGCTATAATAATTATAGATATGTTGAGAATACGCTTTCGCAGATTTTAAGAATTAACAAAGAGTATTATAAGAATATTATTATATTGAATAATGCGAGCACCTGCGAGGATACTATAGGATACTTGCGGGGGTTAGGAAGCGGCGACAGCAGCAGCGGCAGCAGCGACAGCAGCATTAGCATCATCAACAATATAGGCAATTTCGGTCCTTGGATAGCCGCTGACAATAACAGCCACATATATAATATATTACCTAACAAGTTCATATTAACAGACCCTGATTTAAAACTTAATGAGAATATTCCTAGCAACTTCGTAGATATATTAGCGACCCTGTCAGACAAATACAAGACGACTAAGATAGGGCTTGCGTTAGATATAACAGACAGCGACAAGTTTTATCAAACAGCCGAATATATGGCGAACCTGTCTATATATGATTGGGAAAAACGCTTCTGGATAGACAGGATTGAAGATGCCGATTATGTGTTATATAAAGCCGATATAGATACCACATTCTGTTTAATAAACAAGGATAATGTCGCTAACGCTAGCGGTGCCGCTTCCGCTGCTAACGCTGCTAACGCTTACTTACAAATCAGGGTAGCCGGCAACTTTACTGCTAAGCATATCCCGTGGTATATTGATAACGAAGTTTATAATATCTATGACAATTACTCGGCGTGTATCAATACAACGCATATCTCCACAATTGCTAGAATAGTTAAGCCATTTGTTGAGGATAATTACTTGCGTATTTATAAGAATGGCGAGTTATTCTTGATAAAAAATAGTGATGTATCGCCATTCTGGAGAGATGTTTATGGTGGTTGGGATAATGAGATGTTTGAGGTATTTGACAAGTATCTTTCTAAAGATAAGGTATTTATAGATATAGGAAATTGGATTACACCAACCTCCTTATATGCTACTAGGAAATCTAAGTATGTATATGGGATTGAATATGGCGACGCCGCCGACACTTCCTTCGCTTCTATTATGAAAGATAATTGTGCTAATAATTATAAGCGGGCAGCGGTAGCCGCGTCAGCGGACATAGAAACATTAATTCAAGATGCCCTCGTCGCTGCTACCGCAATCTCTTTAATTAGACTGGATATTGACGGTAAAGAAGAGGATATGCTTAGCGACCTGTATAACATACATATTAAATATGGGGCTACGCTATTTATAAAGTTTAATTATAGCAAATGGAATGACAAGAATTTAGATAGGTTCCAGTTTTTGACACAAAAGGCTAAGGACATCATCAAGGCATATTCATCGTGTTATATACTTTTCTAAGATATTAGTATAGCATATAGCATAGGATGAACTGGATATACTTATCGGTAATACATAGTATCATCGTAGCCGTCTTAATATTATATATCAAGTATGATAACACCCCCTATATAATATTTCCGCTAGTTATCAATATCATCGTAGGTGCCCTAAGTCTCCTATACTTCACCTTGTATTACAAGGAGCATTTTACGAATGAATTTGTGAAACCCAAGTATTACATATATGCGTTATTTGTTCTATTTGTCTCTATACTAGCCTTCTATATCATAAAGGTATGCCCTAACCCTGCGTATTTTAGGGTATTCGCTACGCTAGAAATAATATTACTATTGCTATTCACTATATACCTGAAGAATAACTTTAATATATCCGCCCAAACTATTACGGGTGTCGTCTTAGGCTGCCTAGCGATTATACTGATATCTTTGGATGACAGCGATAGCAGCGATAGCAGCGATAGCGGCGCTAAATAGACAAATACTATGACATCTTTTATTTTTATTATATTATAATAATTCCCTTAATAATAGTAATACTATTAGTATATGGACTGGATACAATTATCCATATTTCGCAGTATCATAATAGCACTTATGATAATGTATATTCGCTATGACAATACTCCGCAAATAATGTTCCCGCTAATTATCAACATTATAGTTGGTGCTCTTTGTCTCTCATACTTCACCTTGTATCACCGAGAGCATTTTGCGGACGAGTTTGCGAAACCCAAGTATTACATATATGCGGTCGTCGGGCTATTCGTCCATATACTAGGCTATCACATCATTAAGACTTGTCCTAACCCTGCGTATTTTAGGGTATTCATAGCCCTACAGATTATAATATTATATCTGGCTACTCTCTATATTAGCAAGGAATACGATGTATCCCCACAATCTATGATAGGGGTTATATGCGGATGTCTGGCGATTATACTGATATCTCTGGATAAAAATAATAGATAAAAAATGATTATTCATATAAAATATATACACACAACTATAATATATTAATGAATAATGTTTGTGACGACGACAGTAATGTCTATTCAAAAAAGACGGTTCCTGAATTGAAAGAGTTGTGTAAAGAACGCAACCTAAAAGGCTTAAGCAAGAAGACTAAGTCGGGTTTAATTGAATTACTTAGACAATCAAATAATACTATGAATATTGTTAGTATTCCAGAGCAGCAACAGCAACAAGGCGGCTTACACAACGATATAATAGAAGGAGACGCAATTCAAATATTGCCGACGCTTGAAACAGAAACAGCACAGATTATTATAGCAGACCCGCCTTATAATATAGGGAAAGATTTTGGGAATGATAGCGATAAGCAGCCGATGGACGAGTATTTGCTATGGTGCGAAGAGTGGATAAAGGAATGCTTGCGTATTCTTAAACCTAATGGAACTATGTTTATTTATGGATTTAGCGAGAACCTCGCTCTTATACTTTCAAAGGTGCCTTATAATATCAATCGCCGCTGGATTATCTGGAATTATACAAACAAGAATACGCCGCATCTTAATTTCTGGCAACGCTCGCACGAGAGTATTCTTGTATTATGGAAAAACGACAAGGTATTTAATAGAGACGACATAAGAGAAGCATATACCGAAGGGTTTCTTAATGGGGCTGCTGGTAAAGAGCGAAAGGCGACAATTGGTCGCTATTCAAAAGGCGATAAAACCACGACATATATAGCACACGAAAAAGGTGCGTTGCCTAGAGATGTAATAAAAATACCTGCTCTTGCCGGTGGTGCTGGTATGAAAGAGAGAGTTAATCATCCTACCCAGAAACCTTTGGCGTTGTGTGATAAACTTATTAAGTCGTGTAAGCAAACCGCAAGCGACGGATATGTGCTAGTTCCTTTTGCTGGTTCCGGAAGCGAATGTTTAGCGGCAAAAAACAATAACCTACCATTTGTAGGTATTGAATTGAATGCCGAATACATTAAAATAATTAATGAGCGTTTAAGTAGCGGTAGCGGCGGTAGCGGCGGCGTTGAGGTCATATAGTTCAATATAGTTATACATCCTTTTACGATTAACAATACACGAACCTACTGTATGTTTTTTCATATCTTCTGTAATATTTATATGTATCCATAATTGCGAAGACATACTAAATGTAATAGACATATACGAGCCGTCAAGCGTGTTCGTTTTCCATCCAATAACAGTATCTTTATTTTTCCCGTTCTTTCCTATTTGCGGATACCAGTTATAAGATGCTGGATTTAATGAGGGATAATTGCTAGGAATAAGAAACCAGTCGTATTGAATTTTATCTTTTGTATCATTTCTAGCAATTATAGAATAGTAATCAAAGTTCTTGCGTTTATTTATTTCTGTAATAATACTCTCAATATTACCAGCATCCTTGTCGCTACAAACTGTAGTAAGCCTATATGAACTTAGTGTAAATACTTTATCCCCTTTCTTTAATTGCGTAGATTTATTAGAGAAACTACCTAGAGAACAATTCAAATCCGCACCTGACCTATGCGAACCGTCGCTCTGCGAATTAACAGCACATCCTGAAGCATTTAGAATAATCGCATTTATATCTTCCCATCGTGCTTCCTTAATAGGGTCGTCGTTTATTAGATGATATCCTTTAACACATTTGGCGAAATTTGTCGCAAGTTTTGCGAGCAAAGAAGCGTTCATTATAGAAACCATCTTTACACCCTTGAAGATTTAAAATGAGACAAAACTTTATAAAAAATATAAAATTTAATTTCATATACTTCAAGGTTTGCTTATTTCAAAGCGTGTAAATTTTGGTTATGGTACATCGTGTAATGTACCTGATTTTTTGCTTCTACTTAAATACATAGGTCTTTCTATATTATTTATATGATTGTATGATATCTTATAAATATTTTTAGCACCATTTGTATCTCTATTCCATAATCCACAACCGCTTTTACAGCGTAATAGACCATGCACAAGAGCATAATTTTTTTTCCAAGGTTTAGGGTTTTCTCTTAACATAAATTTTTCACAATCTCCACCATTACAATTACAACATTTACAACTTGTTCTAAATTCATCTACTAAATAGGTTTCATATCCTGATTTTTTAAATAATGTTCGCATACCCTTACCTTTTATAGGTTCCTTATATTTCATATGTTTTTGTTGTTCAAAATCGCCAAAGCATACAACGACATCATTTTTATCGCCAAAAACCTTTTGAAATTTATTCATTAACTTTTGTTCGTTTTTTAGTCTATTCATATAACCATTTAATTTTAATTTTCTAAATATATACTTATTATAAAATGTAGATAACTTATGATTGATTTCATTCTTCTTTTTAATGTATTCTTTATATTTTTCTATGTCTAACGATTTCTTATTAAATTGCGATAATTCGGTTTCATATTCTATTATTGTTTTACCATCTATTTTCTCTTTCTTAAACTCTAAAATAAGTTTTGAATACTTCTTACTCTTTGTTTCTTTTCTTCTACTATCCTGTGTATATCTAAAAGTTGTAGCATCCTTATTATAACCATCAACACAATATAAAATATCACATTTACCAGGGTCTATTGCTACAATCTTCTTATTTTGCAATTTTGTATAATCATCTAATTCATCTATATATTTTTCATTATTTTTATTTTTGCTACTTGGTATTCGTTTGCCTATCAAATCATTACGAATAAGAACTATACTACAACTTACACCATCAGTTTCTATCATATGATGGAATGTATATTCATTTTTCTTAAAACTTCTTCTTTCAGTTCTAAAAAAGAATTCCCATATTTTATCCTCATTCTTTTTCAAATTGCCTTTTGTTAAATAATCTGTCTTATTACCTTGCTCTTTTCTCATCATAAGATGCACTAATGTTGTAGTATCAATTCTAATGTGTTTAGGAACAATTTCACTTCTTAAAGGAAAAACATTATTTATACTTAACCCATCTTGTTCTATGTATTTCATCATATAAATCATACAGGGTAAATAATCTTGCGGTTTGCTTTGTATATCATAATGTATATTATTCTTATTAAAATGTTCCTTACTAGGTATAATAGATTTCTTAATATTGTTAATCCATTTATGATATGATTTGTCTGATTTATATTCATTCGTTTCAACATTAAGAATATCATTCTTAATTCGTCTCAATTGATTACATAATTTATTTATTTTATTATCAATATCCCCTTTTGAAGAATTAAGTTTTCTAATTTTTTCAATCATATACTTCTTTTTCCATACAACATTAACAAACCGCTCTACATATTCTACATAATGAAGTTTAATATTGTTATCATACATAGTAATAATATCAATTGTTAAATAATTTAAAATAGTATTCATGTGTTTATAATTAAGTTCATCATTTTGCATTAGAGGTTTATAATGTTTTTCAAGAAAACCCTTTAATGTATCTTTTAATTCCTTTATCTCTTTTTTAGGTGGTCTTCCATTAGTACTTTCATTACATAAAATTTTCATACAACTATTAACAAATTCATCATCAATACTAGGTAATGATTGATTAGTTTCGTAATAATCTAAAAGATATAGTTTCATAAACATAAGAGTATGAATAACAATCTTATTACACATTAAAACAGCATCTGTAATTTTAGGAAGGTTAATATCATAATGTTTCAAAACATTCTTAATAGGTATTTTAATACACTTAAAATAGTCATCTAGAGGTTTTTCTTTTTTACTCATCTATAAGCATATATGTTTTTATTTGTCGTATCTCCGTGTATTCTACTTTAATATATTAAATTATTCTTAAATGGTTTTTAATATATGATACTTAAAACTTAAAATGATAATATACATAATATCAAATATTTAATGGGCGCTTGTGATATAGAATATGAAAATATATTAAATAATACAGATAAAATAATAACATTAGAACGAATTAGAATGAAACAATCAGGTGTTGGAATATATGATGGTTATGATAAGCAAGAATGGGATACCAATACAGGGCGATGTGTATTTGATTATATTATACATAAATATGGAAATATCAAGGGATTTAAGAAAGTATGTAATTATGAAAGTTTATGTAATATATTTTATGATACTGATGATTGCAACGATGAAGAATTAACCGATTATAAGGATTTACTAAATGTAGGGGTTAATACTATTGAAATAAAAAGATTTTGTGAAAGGTTTAAAATCCCTATGTATGCCGTTGATGAACTTGGGAATACATTTAATCAATACATACCACATATCCCTAATAAGAAATGTAATGCATTTATATATAGTTTATCAAATAATAAATTTAATCCTATTAATGATAATAATAAAAGGAAATCTATTGTTAAAATTACATCTATGTTAAATAAAATTAATAATAGTATTGTTGAAACTTATAAACATAATAAAGAAGAACTTGCTAATATAGACGACAATGATAATATATTTGAAGATTTCTTAGAAAATAATTACAATAATATATTAAATGAAATATTTGAGATATCAAATATTAATGATGATATATGCGATATTAATGATGATACAATTATAGCATCTTTAAGATATAATAATATTAGAGATATTAAAGAAGACATTAAATATTGTATAAATTATACATCACATATCAAAGATATTAAATTAAAAAAATATCTTGAAGATTTTTTGTTTGAATATCACTATAAGATGATATTTAAATCAGGTAGTTTAACAGATAGATTTAAAAATATAAATTCTAATATATGCTATAATAGTATTTATAGGAATATATTTAATAATAATTATAACGATACTATTAAAAAATATAATATTTTACCTTTAAAATGTACTAATATTGTTAAACTATTACATAGTATAGACCCCTCAATAACAGGAAGTTTTATAGATTATTTAATAAGGAGAATAATATGCGAATTATTAAATATAGAGTTTGATGATAGTAGAGCATCTAGGAGTTTAGATAATGTAGTCCATATATGTAATAGCGAAGATTGTAGATATAGTATTGAATTTGAATATCAAGATGAAGAAGAAGTATTCAAAAAAATTTGCATCTTACCATATTGTAGATTACATTCATATAATTTAACTAAATTAACAAATCTATATAAAACCCCCAATATAATTGAACATATTTTTATTACATCATTATCACATGGAGAAGCGTTTGGTGTGTGTCCTAATCAAGATAATGTTAATAGAATTTTAGAAATATTAGGTTCTAATTTATTTGATTTATACACACCATTAATGATATTATGTAAAAATATGATAAAAAATAAAGAAACTATAAAATTAAATCCAGCATTTGGTGGTAAATTAAAATCACCTCTTGATAATTATAAAATCCCGTCAGATGCAGATTTAATAATTAATGATTGTTTAATTGATATTAAATGTACCAAAAATAAATCTAATTCTAAATGCTGTGAAATATTACAATTATTAGGATATTCAGCATTATCTTCATTTCATACAGATAATAATAAAAAAATTAATAAAATTATGATATTAAATATTTTAGAAGGTTCAGTTTATAAAATAGATATATCAAATATTACAGATAAAAATTATGAAAATTATATAAAATTTTTATGTAATGAATAATAACCCCTACCTCTTAATAAAGACATACCGCTTTGTTCGTATAATCTTCTCATCAATCCTTAATGTATGTTCCGCACTTAATATATCATAATCATTTTTTAATATATGACGAATTATAGATATATATGGTCTTTTTATTCTTTCTGGCGTTGATATTGCTGTGATTTTACTCATAGAATAAAATGTTCGTATTTTAGGTAATAAACCCATTATTTTAGATTTTAGTTCATCGTCATTATCAATATGATATAGAATAAAACCATTTTTATTATTTAATTCTAAAATATCTATTAAATCCTTCTTTATTTTACTTTGTTCGTCATCATATAACTCATTTTTTAAACGCATTACAACGCTAGTGTCTTATAATATAAATATTGTATTCTTAAATGATTTTATATTGTTTTGTTCATTATTGCTTAACATTTTAATAGCATATACGAGATGTTCCTTTGTTATTTTATATGATATGTTAGTTCTATTATGTCTTTTTAATTCTTTATCCTTCTTATATCTTTCAATCCATCTTGCTAATGATTGTTTTTTACAACCAAAAAATATTACAAACATAATCTAAACTAAAACTATTAGATAAGTAATATTTAACCGCTGATAATTTATAATCTTCTGTTTTATGTTTCATTATAATTATATAATAAAAATAAATTAAAGTTTGTCTCATTTTTAATCTTCAAGGATGTAAATATAAAGGAGATACAAAACAAACTCATTTTTTATGCTAAATATAATATAATAGAACATATCTAGATATGGTTTTTATACATTAGCGTAGAATACTTAGGGATGTCAAAGTTATAAAGTTCTTTTTTTGCGTATTTGCGGTCTTTAATCCATATCCTAACAATATAATAGAACTTCTTAGGGCTTATTGATATGCCGTTAATATTATAGATGATGTTCTCGTCGTTATTGCTCGCAAAGTTCTCGCCTATAATATTAGCACATAACGCAAAGAACTTATTGTCAAGTTCCTCAGCCATCACTTTAAATGAGAAGCAGCCGCCCTTAATATTCAGTTCATCCTCGTAGCGAGGCATAATGTCAGACCGCATCATAAAAAACATTCCTTTCTTAAACAGTTCTTTAAATGCCTTGAAATACTGTATATAGTCATCAACACTAGAGATTACCCCGAGCATCTTATAACTCTTGTCGTCCCAGTTATTGTCATAGGGGTCGTGGAAATACATATTCCACGAATCGTTAAGGAACACTTTGTCGGCGGCGGCGGCAGTATTCATATCATTATTCATCACTCATTTATATAAATTATATAAAATATTCTTTATATAAAAAGATGTTAGAATATCTATATATTCTATGTCTATACTCATAACAGGCGGATGCGGTTTTATTGGTTCCAACTATATAAACTCTTTGTTAAAAACCAAACTGTTTAACAATAAGCCTTATGACCTTATTATAAATATAGACAAGTTGGATTATTGCTCCGCTGAAGAGAATGTGGAGAGCGGCGAGACCGACGCTAAATACAGGTTCATTAAAGGTAGCATTTGCGACAAGGAGTTATTGCTAGCCGTCTTCAACGAATACAACATAGAATATGTGGTTCATTTTGCGGCACAAACGCATGTGGATAACTCGTTTGACAATTCCATCAATTACACGATTGACAATATCTTAGGGACGCATCAACTTCTAGAATGCTGTAGGTTATACAGCAAAGGACGCATTAAGAGATTTATCCACATGTCCACTGACGAAGTATATGGCGAACTCTCTATCAGTTGTAAAGATAGTGCCGAGAACTCCTTGCTAAATCCCACAAATCCCTATGCGGCTACTAAAGCCGGTGCCGAGTTCATCGTCCGTTCCTACTACTATTCCTATAACATTCCTATAGTAATCATCAGGTGTAATAATGTATATGGAGAGAGGCAATATCCCGAGAAGATAATTCCTAAGTTCATTATGCTACTTAAGGAAAATAAGAAACTAACCATCCACGGCACGGGATTAACGAGGCGAAACTTCATATATATTGACGATGTGTGTGCCGCCATCAACATAATAGTTGCGGATGGTGCGGTTAATAACATATATAATATTGGCTCCGCCGACGAATATAATGTCCTTGAGATAGCAACATTTTTACTAAACCATATTAAAGGCAGCGACGAGAATATTGAGGACTGGGTTGAATATACGAAGGACAGGAACTTCAACGACTTTAGATATGCGATTGATACCACGAAGTTAAACAATTTGGGCTGGACTAAATCTGTGAATTTCCACGACGGACTATCTAGGACGATTGCGTGGTATATGAAAAAATGATATAAGTATAAGAATTCTTATCATTCCAACAAGACATTTCCATTATGAATGCTAACGCTACTGCTGCTACTGCTGCTACTGCTGCTACTGCTGCTACTGCTGCTACTGCTGCTACTGCTGCTACTGCTGCTACTGCTGCTACTGCTGCTACTGCTGCCGCCGCCATTTCCTTAAGTAGCGAGAGCGGCGAGAGCGGCAAGTATGACGCAGGCGACGATTACTCCCCGCATTTTGACGATACAGATTATACATATTCTTACGAATACACATACACATATAAATACGAAAAAATGATATAACTAATACTCTATAATAATATAGTAATACTCATTAAAAATGCAAGGTATCATCAGTTTCTCCGACAGGGTCGCCTTTAATATCAAGAGCAACGACCACAAGGATATTATATTAGACCAACTGAAGACCCTTTATGATATTAAAATCCTACAAAGGCACCATCATAACCTAGATAATAACAACATTAATTTTATATTATCTAATCACCTAATGAACCTGCGTTCTAATGGTAATAGATACTATCTCTATTTTACGCTTTATAACAATATTGAAACTATGTATTTTATAGATAAGAAGATACATCCAGGATACCAGCGACCACGAATAATATTCGGTAGGGGTTTGTTTGCTAAGGCACTATTTAAAAATACTTTGCTGGATGGCGAAATGGTTAAATGTAAAGATAATACTTGGTCTTTCCTTATAAACGACATCATCTGCTACGAGGGCGCCTATTTAAATAGAAAGATGCTTCCTGAGAGACTAAAGATTATCTATAATATGCTAGAGACCCAATATACGCCAGATGAAACCATAGATGTCTGTAATTACAAGGTTAAGACTTATTTTAATATGTGTAAAGAAGCCATAGAGAGCATTATGGAACTGTCTAATAATCTCAACTATACTTGCCGTGGTATCTACATTTGTCCCTATGATTTTAAATATAAACCCAAACTATATAACTTTGACGAAAGTTCGGTCATTAATGTCGTGAGAAAAACAAAGGATATTACTGAGTTTAATAGCGGCGCCCTAGCGACAGCGACACAATCACAAGCATCACCACAAGCAGCACCACAAGCAGCACCACAAGCAGCACCACAAGCACAAGCAGCATTAGCCCCTACAGTTCCTACAACTGAAGAAAAGATACTATATATTGTTAAAACAAATGAGCCGGACATCTATAATGTTTATGATAACGAAGATGTCCTCAATAAACCTAGCATCGGGATTGCTCTAGTCCAAACACTCAGCGACAGCAAGTTATTAAGGAATTCATTCCGTGATAAGAATGCTATAACCAATATTAAATTTGCTTGCGTATTTGTGGATAAGTTTAAGAAATGGCGTGCTGTGCGTCAGGTCTAGCACTCGCCCTTATATATATCTATTATTCTCTTAAGTAATATATAGAAATGGATAAAAATCTTAGGAACTATTTGCGTAGCACGAAAGACGACTGGAATTACATTACGCCTATAGACTTCTATAATAAATATTATGCTAACCCAAAAGCATACAAAGATGTCTATTTACTAGACTTGCGACGCAAAGCCGAGTATAACAGATGACATATTAAGGGGGGCTAAAAATATCTACTGGCTAAATATTCTAGATGAAAAAAACTTAAAGAGATTACCTAAAAATAAATTGATATTTTTGGTATGCTATGTAGGTCATACAAGTAGTCAAGTTTTAACTTTGCTAAAACTTTTAGGATATAATGTGGTATCCATAAAGTATGGATATGGTATATCGCCGACTAAATATATACCTGTTGCTGGTTGGCTAGATTATGGGCTGCCCGTGGCGACCGCTAAATGATATTAAGCATCGCTAAATGATATTAAGCATCGCTAAATAATATTCAGCGTCTTTTTAACTTCATCATCACTAAGTTTTGTTTTACCTTCGTATCTGTAGGCTAACTTCTCTTCTAGCAATATTGACGAGACACTTTGGGTGCTCGCTTTATCCTTGTAGATATTGGCTAAAATCCTTCCATACTTATCCTTATTACCGCATTCAACCCATACCATATATACCTCGGTATCTAATAACTTCTTAATATCCTTCTTAGCGTCTATCTTGGTATAAACCTTGGTATATGGCGTATTGGCTGTTAGTAGTTCAAATAGCCGGTCTCTAGCCTTAATTGCGTATTCTTGTAATACTGTATCTTTGCTTCGTATCTCGCAAGTATCAATACCATCTAATCTTATAGTAAATTTATAGTAGGAACCGAAGACAGGCAGAATAACCTTGATGCTATCGCCATCATAAATATCTACCAGTCGCCCATAACATTTAACACCTGCTATAGATAGTTCAGGGGTTGAACCTCCGTATTGCCTAAAGTCCTCAATACTCATATTATATTACTTAATACTCTATAATCATTATAGTATAGGATTTAAATCATTTTTTAAATTGATAATAAAAATAAAGGTATTTGTCGTCAAGCCGTCGTCAAGTCTAGTCTTTTACTTCATAACGGCACTTAGTGGTGCTCCGCATTTATAGTTCAGCAATTCAAAGTCCTCATAAACGAGACTTTCAATCCACTTCAATTTATCTTCAATAGGAGCCTTGAGGAATGGTGCTTCTTTTTTAATAATTACTTTAGGAAAGTCATATATGCCGTCGCCGCCTTCGCCTCTAGCAATCTGCTTCTCTACCTGAGGTATATGCTCTTCGTATATGTGAGCGTCGCAAATAGACAGCGATATTTCGCTAGCGGGTATATGTAATATATGTGCGAGTATCTGTGTTAATAAGGCGGTGCTCGCTATATTAAAAGGCAGTCCTAGAAAAAGGTCTGAACTCCTTAGTGTCATATGACACGACAGACCCTTAGAACTCCTATTAAATATATATAATATATGACAAGGAGGCAACGCCATCTTCTTAAGGTCTGTAGGGTTCCACCCTGACAATACTGCCCGTCTGCTATTATTATCTTTAGACAATTCTTCTAACACATATTTAATCTGGTCTGTGCCCTTCGGGTCTGTCCTATCGCTATCACCGGTATCGGGATATATATAATTTATTAAACTATCGCTGCTATCCGTGGTATCCGTGGTATCCGTGGTATCCGTAATATCATTATAGATGTCTTCGTCAGTATCGCTAGAACCTACTGTATATCTTTCTGTCTCGTATGCTTTGCCGAATTTTCTCCACTGCCAGCCATAAACTGGACCGAGTTCTCCTTCAGGATAGTTAAGCCCTATGCTATCCAAGTATTGCCTAGAAGAGTTGCCGTCCCAGATGTGTATGTTTTTTTGCTTTAATTCGTTGGCGTTTGTTGAACCTCTTAAAAACCACAGTAGTTCTTCAACAATACCACGAAAGAACATTCGCTTCGTGGTAATTAGCGGGAAAGACGAGGATATATCTTTAAAATTTGTCATACATCCAAATATAGAAATGACATTACCATTACGAGTAGCCTTTGTCTCGCCGTTCTCTAGCGCCTCCTTTAATAAATTAAGATATCCTTTCTCGCCGTTAAAATACATATTAGAACCGCTACGCTGCTTCGCTGCTTTATAATATAATACTATATTTATATAAAAATAAGGAGCCTAGTTCTTACAAACAGATACAATCATTATGTATATTATCGCTACACAGTTTAGAGCATAGCAATAAGGAATTCACTTTAGACTTATTAAATTCTTTAACTAATCTATATTTGCCGCTACCGCCGCTACCGCCGCTACCGCCGCTACCTTTAGCATTTCTAGTAATACAAGAGCCATTACAATCATCGCAGCATCCACCGCTAGCGGCTCTACATACATTCTGTCGTGTCTTCGCTAGATTATATATATTATTTAGCATATACTCCTTGTATAGCAATAAATACTTATTATTCATAACAACACCCTTAACAATATTAGACATCTTCTTAACTACTTTATATTAGATTATATTTATATAATAATTATAAAAAATGATAGGGAACTGTGGAGAATAATCTAACACATATTATAGAAAATGTATTACAAAATCATTTTGAATAACAAGGCGAACAACATCGCCCATACCATCTATGAGAAAATAAAGGATATACGAAGCGAGAACAAAGAGTGGCTAGTTAATAGCACGAATGGGTTTATCTTCAATCATATAGAGTTGCCTTTATATGACAAGGAATATTTAGAGAAGATTATCTATGAATACGGGATACAGAAGGCGATTGAAAAGTTCATCGTTAATAAAAAATGCTACGACACTATCATTAACCTAGTGGATAATGACGAAGCCAAGATATATCAAGGATTAGCCTACTATATTGTAAGCGAGCAATTTGAATATATGTCGTTTGAGTATGTCTCCGCCTAATTCTTATATGTATTTCTTCGGGTATCCTTAGGGTATCGCTTATTCTTAAGTGATTTTCGTCGCCCTTACTGCTTCCACTTTTTACCGCAAATAAGACAGTTCATAAATAGTGTGGATGCCTCGTCGCCTGAGCGGGTCTGTAGTTCGTAATAACTGACCTTCTTGCTTTTACAGCGGGAACATTTAATCATATCAGACATAGGCACCAATTTAATCTCGTAAGCCGCCTTTAGACGCAACTGGTTCCGCTCATCAATCTCCTTCCATCTCTCAGGGAATATGTCTTTACTCTGCATATAGGGTAGCATATGCGGATGGAACTCTTTTTTATTTATCATCCTATCGCATAACTTGTCGTTTCCAATATAACTATCGCTCTTAATATTAGAATAAATGCTTCTAGAGATGTTAGAGTATATCTCTAGGAACATTTGACATTTCCACGACAGTTGGACTTTAGCGTTATTGGCGTAGTCAATCGTCGCATTAAATACTCCTATCTCCAAGTCATTCACTTCTAACTCGCTCATATACAAGTTTGTCGCCAGCAACTCCTTAAAGTCGTCTCGTATCTTGTGCTTATTATACCTATTAACTGTATCAACGGCGTTCTTATTCTCCTCGCTTATCCTATTAAACTTCTCAACCTCGGCACTCAAGTCATAGTAGGTGTATTCTGTAGCAGTCATATTACTATAAAAGGATTAGCAATATTTTATATCATTTTTTAGATTTTACAAAAATAACAACTCTTCGTCATCTATGAGAAACCTAGCGCAGCGTTCTATCATTTTAACATTAACCGAATTTCCCACCTGTTTATATATGTTTTTCTCGTTAAATTGGAATGTATCAGGGAATGATTGTAATCTCAATAATTCCCTTGGTGTTAATTTGCGGCTTTCGGGACCATAAACGGGTATCATAGCCATAGCAACTAATGTAGGTATATAATCGCAGCGTTTTACTCTAATACCCGAACCTCTAGCACTCCATAAAACATTACGCATACTATCATCGGCTAATAAATCGCCCGCTTGCCACTCAAATTTTCTTACCGACCCAAACCAATTTTTATTTGCCCTAGAATTCATTAACCATTCTTCTAAAACCGCCTTATTACTATTGTAGAATTTGCGGTTTTTATCTATCCACGCCTTATATTTAATATACATCTTGTCATTCTCGGTATATATATTATCCCACCAATCAGTCCATATTGGAAACTTTGGAATATCTATACCATACGCAATCAATAATTTAATAAAAGCATCCCATATAATCTCAACATCTTTCATTTTCCCACCTATTATATATTTTTCAGTATCCTTTTTATCGCATAAGAAGTCCTTAATATGTTTCGTTAATTTTTGTTTGGGATTTTTTGGTATAATTGGTAATGTTCGCAGTTCTCCTATATCCTTCCTTTTACACATTATGATAACACGCTCCCGATTTTGCGGGATATTAAAATGCATGGCGTTCAATATTACAGGCAACTCATAAGTATAATATCCTAGTTTATCAATATATTCATATATCACCTTCCAAGTATTACCGTCGTCGTGTGATGCTAAATTTCTAACATTTTCTAATAATAGATATTTAGGCGGCTGGCGCGGCTCCCGCTGCGACCGCTGCCTTTTTATGATATCGCATATATTAAAGAACAAATTTCCTCTATCGTCGTCAAATCCCTTTTGGAAACCTGCCTTACTAAAGGGCTGACAAGGAAACCCAGCACACAATACATCAAACGGCGGTATATCATCTATATTAATCCTTGTAATATCGCTCGCTGGTTTAATTCCATAGTTCTCTTCATAAATCATTCTACATTTCTCGTCAATATCGCACGCAAATACACACTCGCCACCAATATTCGTTAGTGCTTGATGAAACCCGCCTATCCCGCAAAACAAATCTATAAATTTTAACTTGCGTTTTGTGGAATAACCCATTATATAATTATATATATTTAATCCTTTATTTACTATATATCCATATCATTTTTTTACATCAAACATAAAAATTGATATAATGTTATAAGTCCTAGTTATATTATGGCTCCTCACATAAATCTTAAAGACTACATAACAGATGATGTTAATGTTATAGAGGTGTTCTTTTGTCCTGTTGTGGGCTGCGGCGTGGGCGTCGCTAGCGTCGTGAGCGGCGTGAGCGGCGACCCAGAAACTCCCACAATTAATGTTAATATCACTAAGGACATAGAGAGTATCATAGAGAAAAAATATAAACAATATAAAGAAGAGAAATACAAGTCCTATCACCACAAGGACAAAGTATATACTTACGAACTGTCTAACGATAACCAATCCGTTTCTTCTAAAATAATGACGAAGTCTAACTATCTAGCCGCTGCGAATGCTACTGCCGCTGCCGCTGCCGCAGTATTTATCGTATCATATAAGATTGACAAGTTTCCTCAATACATCTTCCCGTGCTCTAATGATATTGACAATATTTCCACATATTCAATAAAGGAGTTTAAAATAAACAATAGGATATCCCTGATGCTGCGAAGCGACTATTCTAATAGCGAAGAAGTCGCCAAATCATTCTACATAGAATACAGACATTCGCCTAATGTGGAGATTGACAAGATTAATGAGTATGTCAATAATCTCGTCGCCACTTATATCAACTGCTAAGAGATACAGTAAATTATTTTTCCAACTTCTATATCATTATAAATAAAAATTGATATATGCTCCTAGATTATTATTTAACATATAATTTAATAAAGTAATTAAATATATATATAATGTCAATCACTCAAGGCTCAATCAATTTCGCTGATTTCGCAGTATTCGCTGATATATATAACGATACTGAGGAGAAATGGAATATTCACAGCGACGCCCTCAAGGATGGAGACGACGGTGACGACGGTGACGATGCCCTCAAGGATTACTATGATGCTTACTGTTCCTATTTGGTATCACGCAAATATACCCCTGATGTTATCAAGACATATCGCAAGAACGCCATTATTGATTTCTATATTACCGAGAATAAGATTGACGGCTCTAGGAGAAAAGAACTAGACGACTACTATATCGCTAACATTAAAGATAATTTTAATAAGAAATTAGAGCCTCCGTCGTGCTTCTTCCATCAAGTTAGGATGGCTGAAAAAGACAGAGAAGCGAGCGAAAAGAGAGAGATTGACACAGATGATGTAGCACAGCACTATATCAATCTTAAAAATATGTATAAGAATGTCTTTGATTTAATGAATAACACGACTTCTAATAAACCCTCTAATAACAACGAGCCTACCAGCGATTACGATGATACTAATAGTAATTACGATAAATACACCGACTATTACGACGAATACTACGCATTTGACAGCGACTACTACACAGAAAATGATAATTATAGCGATGGGTTCTCAGACGACTACGAGCACAACGATTACTAGCGTATAACCAAAAATACCCCTATAATCTCGTAATATATATTTTTATATTTTATATTTTTTATAACACTATCTATAAAATGATATAAACAAATGATAATATATGTAATCATAAAGTAATAAATAATGCCTCCAACTCCTTCTAAAAAGCAACCCGTCGCATCCGCTCCTGTCTCAGTCCCTGCTAAAGAGCCTGTTGTCTCTGCCGCTGCTACCGCTGCTACCGCTGCTACCGCTGCCGCTGCTGACACTCAAGCCAAGAAGAAGAAGCCTGTTGTTCTCCAGACAACTCCTGTAGCAGCGGCACCTGCGGCTCCTGTTGTTCCGGTTGCCGTCGCTGCTTCCACTACTTCAGTTCCTGCTGCCGCTGTTTCGGATACCGCTGCTCCTGTTGTAGATGCTGCTGAGAATGTCCTCTCTAACATTATTGACAAGGTTAATTCGCTTGCTGGTGTTATCAAGGATATCCAAACTCATCTCAAGTCTCTCAGCAAGGAATATGACAAGCAGCAGAAGATTATTGAGAAGGCACAGAAGAAGCGCCAGAACGCCAAGAACTCGCCATCAGGTTTCGCTAAGCCCAATAAGATATCCGACGAATTGTGCGATTTTATTGGTGTTCCTCACGGCACCGAGAAATCTCGCACCGACATTACCAGACTAATTAACGCTTATGTTAAGGAGCATAACCTAAACAAGCCTGAGAACAAACGCTTTATTCTCCCTGACACTAAACTTAAGAAAATCCTTAATGTCGGCGACAGCGAGGAGATTAACTACTTTATTCTACAGAAACTAATCTCCCATCATTTTCCGGCTAGTGCTAGCAAGGCTGCTGTTAAGGCACCTGTAGCGGCCGCCGCTACCGCCTAAGAGCCTAACACATCAATAATAACAATTCTTTTTTATATGAATAGCAAAACTATTAATATACTAGACATTACACAAAAATAAAAATAATCAATATTTATCAGGAAGACACATATAGTATATGAATATACAAAATAATGTGGGGAAACAAGGCAGCAACGGCAGCCAGAATGGTATTGACTATTACAAGGAACTCAAGGATATAGTTAAGGAAATAGACAAGGTTTATAAGAAACTTTCTAAGGATGAAACCTTAGCGGATATGATAGATAACATCAAGAATGACTTTATAAATAAAAACATAGCACTCATAGAGAAGAGCCTAACAAAACCCAACTACAAGGATTTTAATTCTAAGATTATAAAGATACTAGACATTATCATTAAACTATTAAGAAACTTTACAGCGTATGACAAGAGTGCTGACGCAGAACTAATAACAATTATAGGGAGTTTAAAAGCCTCTCAAGATAAAAAACAAGACGATATAGACCAGACTATTAAAACCGGATTTGCTACTGAAGAAGCAGCCTTAGTACCATTAGTAGATGACGCAAAAGAGAAAGCCAGCGACCTTTTAGAAATTAAAAAACTTATCTGTGCTTTTGAATATTATAAGTATGTTTTTGAAAGCCAAAGCCTTTACGAAGTAGATATAAAGGGATTGAATGTGAAGATAGATGATTTTAAAAAAACTAATATAAAAGACGACCAACTCGCAAATATTGAGAATAACGAAAACATAAAAAAACTTAATGACCTTCTAGAAAAAGACAAACAGAAATATACGCAGTTATTCAGTTATATCCCTTTAGTCTCCTATAATATCTTTGATTTTGTTGATAAGCGGTTCGCTAATGCTGCGAATGCGACGAATGCGACGAGCCCTGAAGCGGCTGATAAGAAAACGAAGGGCAAAGGAGAAGACCAGTTAATAGAGGATTTTAAGAAGGACATCTATTTTATTGTTATAGGCATCAATAACGCACCAAGTAGCGATATTGATTCGCAAATTAGCGAAAATAACGAAGAAGCCATAGATTTAAAGGCTAGAAATGAGGTATTGAAGCAGCAGAAGGATTTGCTAGACAAACAACTGAAGAGTTTAAGTAATGTTATACAGTTTTTGATTGACGGCGGTAAGCAAGAATACTCAACTGAAATAACAGATATACGAAAGATTTTTAAAGATTACAAGAATGAGAAGGAATATAAGGACAGTATCTCGTCATTAGTCGTAACCGAAGAGGGAGAAGTAGCCAAAATGATTGCGAAGAACGAGGCAAATGGAAAGATGTTAAAAGAGAAGCAGAAGCAACAGACCGCTTTGCTAGAAAAAGAGAATAACGCAAATAGAGGTCGGGGTAATAATGGAAAAGATTATGGTGGTGGCGGTAGCGGTAGCGGTAGCCGAGCGAAAGCGGCGAAAGCGGCGTGGAATGCTAGGATGAGAGCAAAGCCGTCTAAGCCAGCAAAGCCAGCAAAGCCGTCTAAGCAACAGCCGAAGCGTATGCGTGGAGGTGAGAAGAAGAGCAACAAGTATTACGAGGACAAATACCAGAAACTTAAAGAGTTAAAAGGTAGCATCATTAAACTCATAGATAAAATAAAGATAACTGAGGGCAAAGAGGATAGCGGCGACCCTTTTGAGAAAAAGAACGGCGCTTTCGGCGACCCTAGCGAAGGCTTCAATTCTATCTATAATACCATTTGGAACGATTATGTTAAAGAGACGAAGAAGGTGAAGGCTAAGGGCGTCTCCATAGACAGTTTAAAGCAGGATAACCGGCTATATGAGCGGTTCAGGATGAGCGAGTTAGACCCCCAAGAAGTCCTGAAGATAAACTTTCAGGACAAGGTTATATTCATTTGTATCATCTTAATTATACGAACATTTGCTATGGTATTAATAGAGTTTTTAATAGAATATAATATAGTAAGCACGCTGACACGAGGCATATTCATATATTCTATAATTTATATATTACTAGTGGTATGTAGCGTCTTACTGATAAATTACGACTCATATAAATTGCGTATTATTGTTAATTACCTCAACATCCACATCAATTCCTCTAACATCTTCTTCCATATCCTTTTATTCATCCTGTTTATCGGGCTGATACTTATCATCATAAATGATAACGACGACAACCTAAAGAACATAGACAACCTGCTTAATTATACCTACATTTACAAGTATATATATGAAGCCGCTGAGAAATCTAACGAGACCTCTTCGCTGCTACTATCGCAAAAAGAAAAACTGAAGTTGCAATACAGGATGGATATTATAACGATGATTATTTTTATATTCTCGTCGCTATTAATACTTATTATGTAATAGCATTCCTTATAGGATAATATGTTAAGATTAAAGAATACTGAGCCCCGTAGTTTAACAGAGACGAATTGACGAAGTCCTCTTTCTCCAGCCCGCTATCGTTAAGCATTATTATTTTTCCTAAGTCGCCATTAACCTCCAGCACCTTTATATTAACATAGTTATTCTTATATGTTTTTAGGAGCATACAATCGTATTTTGACACGGTGCCGAGGTTGTATTCGTCGTATTCCAATTGGTTTGAGTAATCTATGTTTATTTCGTAAAAACTCTGCCGCTTATTCTTAGCGTCCTTTGTGAGATTATGCGGTATCAATATATTATCTATATTCGTATCAATACTGGTGTTGTTGTCGTAATTCATATTATAATCGGTTATCTGGCTTATCTTGATGTCGTCTTTGCCTAGGTTGAGTTCGTTGCCGAGGTAATCTAGGAAGTGGATTTTCCAAGTCTTATTCACCAGATTGATACTGTTGTTTATGTTATTAACCTTGCTGTCCTTGTTTATCAACTTCCAAATATCCCACTTTCCCGACGACTTGCTATACAAGAAATTATACTTAAATGTCCGGTGATTGTCGGTAATCACCAAAACGATATAAGGACTTATGTCCTTGACATACCGTGGAAACAAAATCTTCAGCGGTTCTATAATATTACTTTGTAAATCTATATTAACCGTGAAGGACAGTTGATTGCGTTTCGGGTTATTTACCCAGTCCCTGCTAAAACTGTTTATAATAAGCGTCTTCTTATTAACAAAGGTGTTCGTGCTTGTATTAATAGATGTTAAGACTTTCTCCATAATTTCTGGAAGGATGTTCGCTGGCGATGCTTGAGAATTATCTAAGACACTAGTGCTAGCACCGCCGCTACCGCCGCTGCTAGTTAAAATTGTTGTAGAAATTGCTCTGCTATTCTCGTATTCTTTAACACGAATTAGTAATTCCTCGTTAGACAAAATATCCCCTTTGTTATAACTATATTCCTCTTTACCTATATCACTGCTACTGCCGCCGTTGCTAATGCTAGCATTCGCTATGCTTCCTCCGTCGCCGCTTCCTAATATATTCTCCTCAATATCCGGCGTAATATTCACATCATTTCTAACAGTATCCATATTCTTTATAATGTAATCTTTCATTTTAGCCAGAGTTATCGTATTCAACTCCATCAGTTTTATAGTGTTATTCATCAATATAGCGTCCTTACTCATCGCCGATATTATGGCGTTCATTATATTAGTTAATGTTTCGGCACTTAATGATAGCCGGTATTTGTCTAGCAACATCTTCGTTGATGCCGATATTATAAGGCTCCTATTTTTAACCGATTTAAAGTCATCTATGATAGCCATTATATAGTATAGTATAGTATTTGTATTATTTATTAATCTTATTATTTTCTTTAAGTAATCACCGCCGCTTCTCCCGTCGCTCCCGCTTTCTTACTCAAATGAACTTTTAGGTTAGGTCGGTATAGATATTTGCGGCTTTCGTTCATAATATCGTCAGTAATATTCTTGTTATTCGTAATACAATTTAGGAAAGCCTCGTCTTTGTATGGGTCAGGGAGTTTTAGGTTCTTGTATTTTAACAGGCTATTCAGCCACCTTATCTGGTGCGTCATAGAGAACATACCGCATTCGGTATTCTTCTTTTGGTGCCTAATGGTATTATAGGTGATTTTAAACTTATTATTAGGATAGATTGCTAGCATCCCTGCCTTTATATTATTTATGAACTTCTTAACATACGCAGGTATCGGGATGCCGTTGCTGTCGTAATAATGTGCCCCATAGCATTTGTTTCGTGGGTCTATGATAATAAATGTGGAAGTCCAGTGTGAGCCGCTTTGATTATGCTTGTCAAGGTTCGTGATTAGCCCCAGATATTTAATATTCTTATTAATATATTTCTTCACATCAAGCGAACATATCTGGCTATAGAGGCATCGCCCGAACTTGTCCTCTTCCGCAAAATCTATTGGGAATACGCCTAAAAACGCATATTTATATTCCCGCTCCTTGTCATATTGCTTCATCACATCCTCTATGTCATAATTGCTTAGCCATTCCCTAGAGTTCGCATACCATTCGGCTGGCATCTCAGGTCGCAACTCTTCTGCCTCTATCATCTTTATAATCTCTTTGGTTTTTATGTCGGTGCCGCCGCTACCGCCGCTACCATTAGCAATCTTAGATATAGCCCCCGTCCAGCACCAGTATTGCTTGTCATCGCATACAGGCTTTATCTTCTCGTTCAGCATCTGCGACAATTTCGCTATCGCATCAGTCTTCTTGTAGGTTATTTTGTCAGGCTTGTATTTATTCCACGCATTTATTAAGTGGATTAGGGACGCTTTAGAGAATATATAGGGGTTCTTTGCGTTTTTTGGACTATTATATTTTATAATTTCCTTCGTCATCTGTGATATGTATTTCTCTACATAATATACAGAAAGTAATTTGCCTGTCCTATAAAATAAATATGTATAAAAATAAAAATTGATATATATATAAGTAAATTGAAATATTAAAATATAATGGGTATTAATGAAGATTTTCGCTCATTTATTAACAAATATAAGGTTGAAAAAGGTAAGCCATATACGAACACCAGCATCGGTTATCCTAGAGTATCCATCTGCGTCCCTGAAGATAAATATGGCGATTTCGTCAATATTTACGGGCTTGCCCTTACGAATGGTGTCCCATTATATTTCACAGAAAAACCCACGGAGCCCAGTTCGCTCCGTGTTGATATAGATTTCCGTTTTACGATGCCTGATGACAAGTCGGGTATTTACGCTTCCCACGACTCCAACTCATCATTAAACAGCAAGAAGAAATACGACCGCATTTATACCGCACAGAATATCTTCAACATCGTTAATAGTTATTTCAAGGTCATCAATCAATATCTGGATGTCCCTGCTGAAGCGAATGTCGCCTATGTTATGGAGAAGCCGAACCCTGTAGAATTCCGCAACAAGTTGAAGGACGGCATTCATATCATATTCCCTCATATCGTCGTGAATAATAATGTGCACCACTTTATTCGCCGAAAAATATTGGATGTCGCTGCGGATATATTTAAAGATTTGCCGATTTGTAACGATTACGATTCAATCGTTGATAAGGCTATTATAGATGTTAATTGCTGGCAGATGTACGGGTCTCGCAAGCCCGACTGCGATACCTATCGGGTGTCAAGTATATACAAGTGTATAGATAACGAAACTGTGAAGACCGATTATACGCTAAACGCCGCTGACGAAATTAACTTTATAAAACTGTTTTCTATGCGTAATGTTTCTAGCAATATTACCGACTTCGTTAAACCCGAATTTGACACCGAGATTAGCCAGTATAGCAAGCATATCCTGCCTTCAATAGACCAGAAGATGAAGAGCAAGTTGCAGAATAACATCTTCGGCAAATCGCTTAATATGAACCGTGCCTATATATCAGACGACGAGTTCGCATTCGCTAAAAAACTGGTAGATTGTCTCTCTTTGACCCGTGCCGACAACTACCCTGATTGGATTAATCTGGGCTGGGTCTTGCGTAATATTGATTATCGGCTCCTAGAGACCTGGGTTGAATTCTCCAAAATTAGCAGCGCATATATTGAAGGCGAATGTCATAATCTGTGGGACAAGATGAGAAAAGACAATATGGGAATAGGGACGCTTAGGTGGTGGGCGAAGCAGGATAACTTGGTAAAATATGTTAGTATCCTAGATGAAAGCATTCTACCTAAGATAGACCGGAGTGTCGCTAGCGATGGGGCGCATTTTGATATCGCTTGCGTCGTCCATGCATTATTTAAAGAGGACTTTAAGGCGATTTCTAAGGATATCTGGTATAAATATGATAGACAGAAGCATAGGTGGGTTCGTGCCATAGAAGGTCTTGATTTAAGGAGGAGCCTTAGCACAGACGTATGTGTAAAATATATGCAAAGAGCGATGTATTATAACGAATACACCGAAGACCCGACATTAAAAGCCATTAATGACGAGCGTAGCAAAAAATGCCTAAAGATTGCTACGCAATTGAAGAACTCTAACTTTAAAGACTCTATTATGAAAGAATGCCGTGCACTATTCATAGATGAGAAGTTTGAGGAGTTGCTAGATAGCCGCTCGCATTTGATTGGATTTAACAACGGCGTATATGACTTAAAGATGCATATATTTCGTGATGGAATGCCTGACGATTATATTATGCTTAGCACAAAAGTGAATTATATTAGTTATAATAGCGAAATGCCTGAAGTAGCAGAGATTAACGAGTTCTTTGCTAAAATATTTACTAATAAAAACTTGCGTAATTATGTTATGGATGTGCTAGCCTGTATTATTGACGGCAGCATCGCTCAAGAGCGTTTCTATATCTTCACAGGACACGGTAGCAACGGAAAATCTAGGCTTCTTGACCTTATCCAGAAATCTATTGGCGATTATTACTGTATCTTGCCTATTGCCCTGCTAACGCAAAAGCGGGCGGCAAGTAATGCGGCACAGAGTGAATTAGAGCGAACAAAAGGCAGGCGCTTTGCGGTTATGCAAGAGCCCAGCGAGAATGATAGGCTAAATATTGGATTGATGAAAGAATTGTCAGGACAAGACAGGATTTTAGTGAGAACGCTATTTAAGGAGCCTTATGAATTCAAGCCGCAATTCAAGATGATATTAACTTGTAATGAATTGCCTGAAATTCCTAGCGATGATGGGGGCACTTGGCGTCGTATCAAGGTTTGTAATTTCTCTAGTAAATTTACTGAAACTCCTGACCCTAACAAGCCAACTGAATTTTATATGGATCTAGATCTGAGTGATAAATTCCTTATTTGGCGCGAAATCTTTATAAGCATGTTAATTGAAAGGCATAAGCACATCAATCCTATGGCTATCCCTGAGCCTAGCGAAGTGCGTGTCGCTACTGAGAGTTATAAACAGAATAATGATGTTATCGGGCAGTTTATTAATGACCGTATTGTGATTGACCCTCAAATTAAGGAGCCTCGCATTACCATCGCTAAATTATATACGGACTTCAGGTTATGGAGTATATCTAATGTGGTGAAAGGTAAGAAATGCCCTGACCGCAATCAACTCAAGGCATACCTAGAGAAACTGCTAAACAAGCCCTACGAGGCTAAGGGATGGAACGGAATAGGATATAAGGCGGATGAAGAGGACGAGGAGGATGATGAGTAATACGCTAGTATAGCGTAGTGTAGCGGCGGAGCGATGTATAATAATATATGCGATATATATTTTTTATATTTGTAAAATAAAAATTGACAATAACCTATAATCTATATATTTACCAATATGAATAATCAAGAAAAGGGCTTGCGATATGAACGGTATGTTAAAGCATTTATAATACAACATTTAGAAAAGAATGCTTATCTATGGAATGAATGTCCTGAAAACATATTGATACAAAATAATCTTATCCATTCTCATAATGATATGAGATTGATGAGGAAAGACTTGAAAGAAGGACACTTACATAACCATAAGGATATTGGTATAGATATTATACAACTTGATAATGATAACAATAACTGCTCTATAGTACAATGTAAGAACGGGTATAAATCAGGAGTATGTATAGACAACATATCAGGTATTATGCTTAGGGCGGCTTTAATTAGAGATATCAACACATACATTTATTATACAAGTTGCTTATCTAGAAATTTACAGAATACTATTAAATTAAGTTCTCGTGTTGTCTGTATAGATTATACTAGCGATACAGACAAACTTGAACTATTAGAATGCTGTAATGACAATAAGATACATTTTGTAAAATTACCTAGCGCCGCCAGCGATAGCATAAATGAAGAAATAGTGCCTATAATATCTCCTTATACTTATCAATTAGAAGCGGTTAGAAAATTTAAAGAGCATTTTGTAGATAATAATAGAGGCATTTTAGCAATTCCCTGCGGTTGTGGTAAGACCTATATTAGTATGTTGATTTCTAGCGAATATAAACATATAGTCCTTCTATCGCCATTAAGAGAATTTGCTAAACAGAACCTTAAGCGATTTATAGAATATGGCTATAATAAAAAGGATACTTTGTTAGTTGATAGCGATGGCGATAGGGATATAGATAGTATTAAGAAGTTTATTAAACGCAAAGATAAGTTTGTTATATCTAGCACATATAAGTCTATGGATTTAATAGCGGAATGTCTAGATTTATTCACAGATGCTTTATTTATTGTAGATGAGTTCCACAATCTATCAAAAGCAAATATATTAGATGAAACTGACAATATATATAAGTTGCTAAAATCAAACCATAAAATATTGTTTATGTCTGCTACACCGAGAATTTATGATATTGAGTATGTAGAGGATAGCAATAGAGTTAGCGTAGCGGATAACGATGCGGATAACGATGCGGATAACGATGCGGATAACGATGCGGATAACGATGCGGATAGCAATAGCGTTGGTGATAGCGAAGATGAATGCGATGTGGATAGTGTTAGCGTAGCGGATAGCAATAGCATAGCGGATAGCGATAGCGAAGATGAAAGCGATGCGGATAGTGTTAGCGATAGCAATAGCATAGCAGATAGCGATAGCGTCGTAGAATTGTTTGGAGATGTTGTTTATCAAATGACTTTTACAGACGCTATAGCATCTAAGTATATTACAGATTACAGAATATGGCTGCCTTCTATTCACGAAAATAACGAAGAACTCAATAAGGAATTGTCTATCTATGATATTGATAATGAAATAAGAAACAGATGTATATTTCTATATTCTTGTATAGCAAATAATGGTTCTAAAAAGTGTATAGTATATTGTAAAGATACTGAGGATATGACAGCGATGATGGAAAGTATGAAAACATTAAACGACTTTTATATTATGGATATTGAGATGAATAGCATAAGTTGCCTAGATAGCGATAAGAAAAGGGTTAGCGTATTAGAAGGCTTTGCTAATACTGAAAAAATACAGTTGTTGTTTAACATAAGGATATTGAACGAATGTATTGATATACCAGCGTGCGATAGCGTATATATAAGTTATGCTCCTAAAAATAAAATAACAACAATTCAAAGAATAAGCAGGGCTACTAGAATAGATAAGAATAATCCATATAAGGTCGCTAATGTATATATATGGTGCGAAGAATACGAAGAAATACTAGAGACCTTATCATCTATCAAAGAATACGACATTATGTTTAAGGATAAGGTTAAAGTAGGCGTGGTTGATTTCTATAATGACAAAGATGAAAAAGAACTAGAATTAATAGAAAAGGATAAGGTATTGCTGAGTGATTATATAGTAGGTATCAAGGAGTTTAAGGCAATTAGTTGGGAAGAAAAACTGGCGATGGCTGAAGAGTATATAAAGGAATATGGGAAGTTGCCTACATCAAATAATAAGGAGATATATATTAGACAAATAGGTATATGGATATTAACACAGAAAGCAAATTATATAAGGCAAAGAGAAATTATGAAGAAGAATAATATAAGGCAATTATGGCGATTATTTATTACTAAATACGATGTGTTATTCAGGAGCAAAGAGCAGTTATGGAAAATAAAATTAAATGATGTAATAAGTTATATTGAAGAATATAAAAAATTGCCTTCAGGAGTTGATAAGGACAGAGATATTCAATCCTTGGCTTTCTGGATATCAACACAAAAAGCAAATTATACAAATAGAAAGAAAAGTATGAAGAATAATAATATTCTTATATTATGGGAGGAGTTTTACAGTAAAAATATTATACTCTTTAAAAAAAGAGAGTTGTTATGGCTAGACAACTTACAATATGTTAAAGAGTATATTAAACAAAATAATAAAATGCCTTCAAATTGTAGTCAAAATAAAAAAATTAAATATTTAGGAGTATGGATAAAAACTCAAGAAGAAAACTATAATAAAAATCTCTATATTATGAAAAATGAAATCAACCGAAAATTATGGGAGCAGTTTATAAAAGAAAACCATTTATTATATGGAAAAACAGAATATACAAAATGGCTTGAAAATTTAGAATTAGTTAGAGAGTATATAAATGAGAATGGTAAGTTTCCAACATCAAATAATAATGATAAAAAAATATCTTCTTTAGCATCTTGGATTGCTACACAAAGACAAAGTTATAAGAAAAATGAAAATATTATGAAGGATAATAATTTAAAAAATATATGGCGCGAGTTTGTTAATGAATATAAGCGACTGTTTATGTCTAATACAGAGAGATGGCTTGAAATTTTACAAGAGGTTGAAGCATATATCAATATACATAAAAAATATCCTTGTGAATATTCACAAGACCCGAATACTATTAAAATAGCAAGGTGGGTAAGCTCACAAAGGAATAATTACAAAAACTCAACTTGCATTATGAAAGACATGAATATCAAAACTATATGGGAGGAGTTTATTAATAGGAATGAAATTAAATATAAAACCAATATAGAAAAATGGTATGATAGTTCAAAAAAACTAGAAGAATATATACAAGAATATAATAAACTACCTTCTAGAACTAAAGACAAGTATATAAATTCATTAACAAATTGGATATACGAGCAGAAAAATAATTATAAAGAGAATAAGAAAATAATGGCTAATGAAATAATCAGGGAAAAATGGTGCGATTTAACATCCAAATATCCTCATCTATTCTAACTTAATAGTCTTTGTTATGATGTATAATAATATATGTAATACATATTTTTATTTAATTTGTATGTCTCTAAAAATTGATATAATAATATCCATATCTTATATATAAAAATGGATAATAAGGATTTAGCAAAATTATCTAAAGCAGAACTGCTGGTAATGTGTGAAAAACTAGGGATTGTTAAATGTAAATCTAAAAACAAAAGCGAACTAATTAATTTAATAGACGCCAAAGAGGACACCAAAGAGGACACCAAAGAGGACACCAAAGAGGACACCAAAGAGGACACCAAAGAGGACACCAAAGAGGACACCAAAGAGGACACCAAAGAGGACACCAAAGAGGACACCGATATTGTGATAATTAACGGCGATTGTATGATTGAATTAAATAAACTGGATGATAACAGTATTGACTGCGTAATAACAGACCCGCCGTATTTTCTTGATAAACTAGATAATAAATGGTGCTCTAATAAAATAAATAGGGATGTGAAGAATAGCCATATTACGCATTTGCCGAAAGGTATGAAGTTTGACAAATCGCAAGTTAAAGTTCTATATGATTATTACTTGGAGTTAGCAAAGTTGTTATTTAGGAAAATGAAGCCAGGTGCTTATTTTCTATCATTCTCATCTCCACGATTATATCACGCAATCGCTATGAGTTGCGAGATAGCAGGCTTTGAAATAAGAGATATGATAAACTGGAATTATACACAGAGTATGCCTAAAGGTATGTCTGTATCTCATATTATAAAAAAAATGAAAATACCTGAAGCAGAGAAAGACCGATTGATAGAGGAGTATAAAGATTATAAAACGCCGCAAATAAAATCGTGCTTTGAGCCAATATGCGTTGCTATGAAACCTTTAGATAAAATCACCTTTATCCAGAATGAACTAAATTTTAAAACAGGGCTGTTAGACTTTTCTCAAAAAGTAGGTATCAATAATGACAGAGTTCCTGCGAATATTATCACAACTGAAGAATATAACGAATGTTATGATAAGAATTTTCTAGTAGCAAAGCCTACAAAACTTGAAAAAGAAAACAATAGCCATATAACAGTTAAACCTCTTGCGTTAATAGAGCATTTAATAAAGTTATTTAGCAAGAAAGATGCGGTTATCATTGACCCGTTCTTAGGTAGCGGGACAACCGCCGTTGCTTGTAAAAATACTGGGCGAAAATGCTTTGGAACTGAGATAAATCTAGAATATTATAATATCTGCTTAAGCAGGTGCGGATGCGGATGATGACGCTAGTAATTTGTCAAACACCTCCTTATATGCTATGATTTGTTCTAGTGTTAATTCAACTTCCTTCTTTTTTATCATAGCATCTAATTTGTGAGGCACGGGTATTTTTGTTAGCGTATCAATAAATATAAAATTGTCCCTATATTTGGCTTGAATAGGAGGCTGTAATACTAGGTTATTAGTTGAATTGTCTGTTGATGCTGGGTTTTTGTGCCCTAATTGCCACAGCGAGTTCTCAACATCAATATAGTCGGCTTTTATGGTTGATTTTATCTTGCCTATTTCTATGTCTTTTTCTTTGTCATCTCCGTTAAATCTAAAGTTTAGCCTCATCTTATGCTTATTAGATAATAGATATGGATAAACAATATATAGTCGTCCTCTTTCCTTTCCGCTATTTGTTTGGATGCCCCATTGACTGTGCTTATTAAATAATTGTATGCTATCCTTTGTTAAAATATTAAATTTATTACAGAACTTATCGCAAGCATTTCTGTCCCAATAAACATCCTTATATTTTAGCATAACCGATAAGGCTTTACCATTTCCCGTAGTAATACTAGGCGGATGTAAAGAATTTTTACTACAAAACTCAATAAATTCGTCAGGATATTCGCTAGGCAAATCAGTAATTACATCAACATCAACTGGTAGCAACATCTTATTTACTTATAGTTGTTTAAAATGTATAATCAATTATTATAGTATTTATAACATTTGTTATTACTTATAAAAATTGATTATACCATCTGTTGTTAAGAGCAACGAACCTGCGAGGCAATCCCCTATCATCTCGCTAGCAACCTACTATCATCCTCACTATGAATTCAGTAGCCGATTATTCGCAGATTGAAAATGAAATCGCCAATATCTCCCTTATTATTGACACTCGCCAGAAAATCGTTAGCGAACTAACATCACAGGATATTAGCGATACTTATCAGTATAGAGCATTTGTGAAAGAACAACAACTTAACCTCATCAGGCTCATTAAACAAAAAATAGTGTTAGAAAGCAAATTACAAAAAGCCCACGAAGAACGCTTTAAAGAGTTTAGTAATTGTAATAACAGTATGGCTGGCGTTAGCGATGTTATGTCGTTAGCATTCCAATACGCCCACCCAATAGATAAGAGAACTAAGAAGTATGCTACAGGTGGAGGCAGCGTCAGCGGAGGTAGAGGTAGCGTCGGTAGAGGTGCTAGAAGTCATTCACCAAGACGATTTGGAGATGACCGCAATAATCTCAGGGTATATAAGGAAAAAGACAGATTTGAGAGGTTCCTAGATTTTATTATAGCACATCTTATCGTATTGAAAGCCATCTGTATAATTGCTCTTGTAATTATAAAGGTGGTCTATATATGTACCTATGTATTACAGTAAGCGAGCAGTAAGCGTAAGCGAGCGGAGCGAGCCTAATGCGAACAATAAAAAACATAAAAATATATACATAGAATATACATCATATAAGCAGACGGTTTATACCGCTTACATCACTTTAGATTGACGACGGGTCGCAGAGATGCTTAATCCATATCTCCTTCGGGAAGTTAGAATTTTTTAGGTTAAGATATAGACCGATATCAACGGCTTCTTCGTAGTATTTATTGTTTTCTACCAACTTGTTATGGCTGTATAGTTCATATTTTTCCTTTAGAGAGATGCGATGATTAATATCTTTAATACTCTCTATAAATTTATTAAGGATATCTTCGGTAATAATAAGATTGTTTCTATTAACAGAGTGCGTAGATACAAACTCCTCTAGTATATCCTTGTTCTTTTCAAGGAGTTTATACAACTCGTTTTTATGAATTCTCGGTTGGTGGCTTGTGTCGTTGCCTTTTTGTGTCTTTATTTTTCCCTTAAATTGATTTAAACTACAAAGTTTCTCAACAAACTTCATCGCATCAATACTAACATTTATAGGCTCCTTAAATGGTAAGTGATTATTCACCATCGTATATAATTCTATGCTCTGTTGTAGATTTGTGCTTTCGCATTCATCCACTACAGATATCCACATAAACACCATATAATCGCAACTGAAGTCCTTATCGTGCTCTGCTATATACTTACAGATTGCTGCGTGCCTATGGTTCCCGTTAATAATCTTAATGCTATTTTCGCCAATATTAACAGTTTTGTCATAGATAGCATCCATAGTGAAAGGATAGTGATAACCATCTTTTATTGATGCGAAGAGTTTATCAACCTGTTCTTCATCAACATCTCTATTAAAGGTAATCGCTGAAGCATACGCTTTTAATTCACGAAAACTAATTTTAATGAAGAACTTACCATCTATGCTATGGATGATTTTGTCATAGATATTGAAATACCTTTGCTGCTGAGGCGGCTGTTGTACTTGCGGAACAGGGCGTGGCGTATTCAACGCTGCTGCTCTCGGGGTATGCGGATGCTGCTGGAACTGCTGCGGTATCGGCAATACAGGAACATTTGTGGCGATATTGTTAAACTGTGCGTTAATCCTAGCATACTCAGCAGATGATGAGGACATATTGGGTTCTATGTTCGCTTCGCTTTCTGCTATTGCTTCGCTTGCTACTGGCTGCTCTTGCTTCGCTTGCTGCTCTTGCTGCTGCTCGTGCCTAGGGGGCTTGTGCTTGTCCTTAATATAACCTTCAAGCCTCTCAATCATTTTTTATAATCTACTTTGATAAATAGAACATATCTAAGCCTTATTCGCTTCTAGTCGCGTTTAGCCGCTTCTAGCAATATAAAGATGTAGGCGAATAGCGACGATATTATGAGACCGAGTATCTCTATGGCGATATGATAAGGGAACTGATAGGCACTCATCATAGCCTCGCAATTGTATTTTTCGTTAAAGAATAGTCCTATTATAACCACTAACAGCATTAGCAATAAATGCAACAACCGCTTAACAATTTTAGGTAATCTAACATTCCATAAGCCCGTTAGAAGCACTATGACCCAGATGTTTATCCCTGAAATAGCGTTATATACTGTCCCTAAATAATTCAAGAATATATAGAAGTCTAGCAGAATAGCGGCAAGTATTAGAGGTATATAAGGAGGCTTGCCGCTAATGAATGATATTGCCGTGATTAGAGCGATTACTATGAGATACGAGCAGGCGTGTATGATATATACATTTACCAGACTATACTCATTATCGCCCCAGAATAAATGAGAATATGCGTGGTATGCTTGGAATATGAATAGGGATAGGATGAAGAATTGTATTTCTATATGGCGGGCTAGCGACAATAGATAGAGGAGTATGAAGCACGACAAGATATCTATAGCAGCCGAATAAGGCTGGTCGGCGACTTCGCCTCTAACCTCGCAAGTATTGAAAGGAAACGGCTTAGAAGGTTCTGTCATTAGCCTATCTTATTTATTAAACTTAAAATATATTTTTATAAACATAATAGATAAATAATGAAATACTTTGAAGCCCTTAAGATATATAATGACGGGAAGCCTACTTGGTGTTCTTCACGCAAAGGCACCAACGACTATAAGAAAGTTATAGCGATTATGTCTGGGAAATCTAAGTCGGCTTCTGCTCCTAAGCAACAAAAATTGCTATTTCAACGCTCTAATCTTGCTAAACTCCTGTTATCAATAAGATAGAATTCTATTTACTACCTCGTCTAGTTCTTTTTGCTAGCGGTAGCAGCGGCGATATATCTTCGGCTTCACTTGATGTCGCTGGTGCCGTCGCTTCCGCTTCCTTCATTTGGATAGACAATATCACGGGTTTATGGTCTGACACGCCGCCATATAATAAATCACTATCATCATTTCCAAAACCATCATATATCTCAGCGTTAAAACTAAATCTTTCATACAGAGATGCTTTAACCCAAATATGGTCTATTACATTTTTACCTCGTGAATTTGCAGGATTAACTTCAGCCCCTGCCCTTATATTTGTAGGCTCTACATATATATAACCATTCTCACTTAACAAGGCAAATGGTGCGTTATTCCAAGAAACAATATTGTCTATACTTAGTGTTTTTTCGTTGCTACTTAGTGTTTTTTTACAACTTATTTTTACTACTTTGCTTCTAGGACATCTCCCTAGTGGTTTTAAGCCATAATCATCGCCGATATGCTTTGTAAATGCGTCTCCAACTGCTTTGCTTATATGCTCTTCGCCTGTTTCGCCTGCTTCGCAAGAACCTTGTTGCTTCGCAAGCGAATGTTTGCGACTATTATAATAGACTATTTGTGCGAGATACATCTTTTCTAACAAATCAGGGTCTTTACAATAAACCGAATTGAAATCACCTAGGATAATATCCGGTGTCTGCTTTAGTGCTAATAACTTATTTAATAAATCTAGTTTTATCTCTAGATATGTTTGAAATGTGCTATCATATAACTCGGTATCTATAAAACGCCCTCCTTCTAAATGTAAGTTTGCTATCGTAATACCAAACGCCCTATCTTCTATAATTATCGCATTCCGTGGAACCGCACCATAAAATGACGGCGTTGTGGTAATACAACTATTAAAATTAAACCTACTAGGTTTTCTACTACTTCCCTTAAATTCCTTAATATTTTTTGAATATGCTTTAACAGTTTCGTTGTTATCTTCGTCTTGATAATAGTCTTCTTGCGTAAGCAACAACTCTACGCCTTTATCTGCTATTAGCCCTTTAAACTTAGTGTCAAAATTACTACGACCCATATTATAGCCATTCCAAGTATAAACATTAAAGGTAGATAATACGAGTATATTGCCGCCTCCGCCGACGACCTTCTTTGATTTTTGCTGGATTAAATGGGCGTATCCTTTCTTTATATCCCCGTTCTTTTTGAAGTAGTCTGTTATATCAACCTGTTCCTTTTTACAAAGAACATAAAAAGACTTCTTATTATTATATATCTTTCTATATCGGTTATTTATAAATATATTCATCTGGCTTTATCTTACTAAACGACAATATTAACATATTATGAAATGCCTAGCAATACTTTTGTTTTTTTATTTTTGTATTATTAGAAATGGATAAAACTTTAAATAAATTAAAAAAAGAAGGCGTTAGGCTTGCTACAAAGGATTATAATATAATTACAAATACACCAGTATCTAAGCAGGCTGCTAGACCAGTATCTAAGCAGGCTGCTAGACCAGTATCTAAGCAGGCTGCTAGACCAGTATCTAAGCAGGCTGCTAGGACACCTTCTAGACCAGCATCCGCTAGACCGATGTCTAGACCAGTATCTAAGACGCCTGCTAGGACACCTTCTAGACCAGCATCCGCTAGACCAATGTCTAGACTTCGTGCTAAAACACCTACGATATCACTAGGCTCTCTAAGTTTAGATATTCTAGGACTTGTTAAAGATAAGATGGTTGAACTGTATAATTCTAAATATAAATTGGTTGAATATAGATTGGTTGATGGGATACCTGAAGGTAAATTGTTGAAGACCCGTCTATTCCAGAACCACAACGCCTTATATTATTTAAGTCAAAAAAATGAGAATATAGATTATTATTGGTTATCAAGTAATACAAATCCTGTCGCTATTGAATTGATAAAGGAAGCATTAAATAGAGACCCTAGCATTCGTGTTAATTGGGCTAAATTGTCAGAAAATCCTAGTGCTGCTGAAATATTGACAAATCCAAAATATAGGGACAAACTAGATGGGAATAGTTTATCAAAAAATACGAGCCCTGATGTGATTAAATTTTTAGACAGCCCCGAAAATCACCACTATATAAACTGGAAAATATTGTCAGCAAATGAAAGTGCTATTGCTTTATTAGAAAAAGAAATAAAGGTAATACCTATAAATATAAATCGGGAAGAAGTGTCAAGAAATTCAAACGCTATTAGAATATTAAAAGATTATCCAAAGAAGATATTTTGGGATACTCTGTCAAGTAATACATCTAGCGAAGCAATTAATTTATTGGAGACGCATATAATGGATAACCCAGATGATATAAACTGGTATGCTTTATCGGCAAATCCTAATCAAGTGGCTCTTGAATTATTACAAAAAAATCCGGCAAATATAAAATGGGGAGAGTTGTCAGAGAATACTAGCCCTATCGCTATTAAATTATTAGAGGGTAGGGTAAAATACGAGAATGGATTGTCAGATGCAACTTACGATAGTATAAAAGTCTATAATAAAATAAATTGGTTTAAAGTATCAAGAAATCCTAGTGCTATTAATTTGATAATAGATAGGATTAAATATGAGAATAGTTTGACAGAAGTTAGATATAGTAGGATATTAAAACTTGAAGAAAAGATTGCGTATTACGAGTTATCTACTAATCCCTCTATATTTGCTGAGACTACTCCTGTAGCATCACGGAGGAGTAGTCGCAAAGTATAACCTAGCAATACCTAGCAGCATAAAAGCGGGGCAATATAGTATCGCCTCTAGCATCTGTGCTAGCATCTCCGCCATTATCACTAGCACTAATGGTAAAACCACAAAAGAACGAGTTGTATTCAAACCATTCCCTTAAGTCATTAAGGTCGTCCATAAACTCCAAGTTATCCACGGGATATAACTGGTAATACTGGTTTATTATATTGAATATATAAACTATGAAATTATACCCCTCTAAGATAATATTATAAATATCTATATAACACTTGAATACGCTAACACTAGCAGCGTCCGCATATTCTAGCCTTATTTTGTCGTCGCCTAATACAATCCCCGTAATATTAGGATAACAACTTAGGTTAAAGCGTGCGTATTCCTCTAATAACATCTTACAACTATTATAACTTTCGGTGGATACTCTGTCCTTTATAGGATATATAGGGAAATCTAAGTATTTTATAGAAGAAAAAGCCTCGTCGTCCCTAGTCATCTCCTTTTTATTAAGTCGTAAAAAGTCAATATCGGCACCGCAACCAGCATCAGCATAATACAAAGAATATTTATGATAAGGGTCGCCGACATCTCTTCTATAGCACAGTTTTATACTCCATATAGCCCGTGTTTTATAGGGGTCAAAATGGTTATTCTTGATATACTCTACAAGCCTGTCGTAATTGTCTAGAGCCTCTCGCATATCCTCTATGGACGCTAGCGTCTCCTTAAATGCCTTTTTGTATATAAGAACAAGGATGTCCTCAGGCAGTTCATATAGATAATTCTTAGAGAATGCTCGCATACTTTGCGTATTACTTATTACTAATTACTAATAAATGCTTTGATATTATTATAAATCATCTGTAAAAAATGATATAATAGTAAGATAAGGCTCACTAATATATATGGCGACGATGCTAGAGCCCGACGCCGTTCCAGCCTTAATCACTTTAGTAGAAGAGTGTATAAAAAACGGGTCTATAAAGGATGTCGCAAATAAACTAAACATTTGCGTAGGAACAATTAGAAGATGGCTTGAATTACGAGATGTCCCTATACAATATACTTTTGACATTTATAAGATACTATCAAAGGACATCGTCTATAGCGAATACGGGGCATCGTTAAAAGACCAGTTCTTTACACCAAAGGATTTGGCGAAAAGATGTTGGGAAACATTCAATAGCAAAGTAGAAATAAATATGGACGAATACACCTTTATTGAGCCCTCTGCAGGCGACGGCAGTTTCTTACACATCTTGCCGTCAGGTTCTATAGGGCTTGATATAGAGCCTCGTGCTACCGGAATACAACAACAGGATTATCTAACTTGGAAACCTAGAGATTTAACAAAGAAATATATCGTATTTGGAAATCCGCCATTTGGATTGAGAGGACATCTTGCTCTCAACTTTATAAATCATTCTAACAGTTTCGCCGATTATGTCTGCTTTATTCTACCGCAACTATTCGCTAGCGACGGCAAGGGGTCTCCTCGCAAGAGGGTTAAAGGATACCATCTTATTTATAGCGAAGGGTTATCAGCGATGTTTTATAGCCCCGACAATCAATCTGTGAAAGTTAATGGGGTATTCCAGATATGGTCTAAACATACATCTAATCCTGATTACGCTATAAAAGCAAATACTGAAGAAAATATGAAGATTATGAAAGTGTATTCTTTGTCTAACGGTGGGACTATTGCGACAACCCGAAATAAGGATATGATAGGCAACTGCGACATTTATCTACCATCAACCTGCTTTGGAAAAGACAATATGCGGGTTTATAAGAGTTTTGAAGACCTTCCAGCAAGAAAAGGATATGGCGTTGTATTCTTTGCTGATACAGATACTAAGGCTGCGATGATAGATAAGGCGAATGCGATTGAATGGGCGTCTGTCAGTTTCCTATCAACGAACTCCGCATATAACTTGAGGACTTCTATTATTGTCTCTCAGTTCGGCTTGACAGGCTTGACTGGCTAGACAATAATATTCTTTATAAATGCCGCAATTGTATCGTTAGAAGTAGCCGGCATTATCTTTAATGCGTGTCCGTTTTCAACATTAGCCTCATTTATCTTAACAGTCGTATCTAACTTGAAAGCACCCTTCTCTTTTCTCCAAGTAATCGCCTTTGTTGGAAAACAGGGCAATTTCTCCTTGTTCTTATATGTGTTTTCGTCAAAGTTTGCGAATATAGTTATATAAATACACTCTGGAGAAATATCAACGAATATCATATACTTAGAACCTTTCCAAGGCACTTCACCGAGTTCGTGCTGAAAACTAAAGGACGAAGAACCTTGATGGGCGGTCTTAATTTCTACTGGAATACCCATAATAACGCTATCGCTGCCATCGCCTTCTCCACCGCCTATCTGCTTTGTTTTAGAGCCATTACAATCTGCGTCAATACCCGTCATCTTACAAATGCGGTTGATGAGTTCTTCTCCTACATTCCCTACATTATTGCTCTGGAGTTTTACCAAATCCTTATAAGGACTGTTTTTCCAGATGTCTTTTTTATCCTCCTTGTTCTTCTGTTCCTCAATAATACGAATAAGCATATTATGAGCGGATGCGGGTTCGGTATCGTTAGCGGATGCGGGTTCCATCTCTTGTCTCTTCTAAGATAGGTGTTGGAAGAGGCTATATCATTTTTTTATTTTTTAACTAACTAAGAACTAAAGAACGGACATACAGTATCGCCTTTGTTGTTTAATGTAAAACCGCCGAAATACGCATTAAACTTGAACCAATCCCGCAAGTCGGTTAAGTCGTTCATATAGTCTAGGTTATACTCTGGATATATGGTATTATTAAACATAGATAATATGTCTAATATACATACTATGAAATTATATGTATCTAATATGTTGTTATAAACATCTATATAGTTTTTGAATATGTATGCGTCGTGAAACTCCACTCTTATCTTGTCATTTAATAACTTGATGTCCTTTATATTCTTATATTCGTAGTCTATATCGCCATTATTCATATTGGTATTTGCGTTATAATGCCTGAGACTTAGGAATATATGGATGTATTGCTCGTATGTATTCTTGATATAATTGTAATTTGCTGAGGGCACCTTGTCTTGTATAGGATAGATTGAGAACTCTATGTATTTTATAGTAGAAAAAGAGGCATCGTTCCTAGTCATCTTTAATCTATTGAGGTGTAGGAAGTCGGTGCCCTTAGCGTCGCTAGCGTCAGCGTAATACTGATAATATTTGTAATAAGGCTCGCCTATTTCTCTCCTAGCGATTATGTTCCAGATTGCCTGATTTTGTATAGGATTATTATTGCTATCAGTTCCTTCGGTAATGTATTTTAATAGTTTGTAGTAGTTGTCTGTAGCCTCTCGCATATCCTCTATGGTAATTAGCGTCTCCTTAAATGCCTTCTTGTATATAAGAACAAGGATGTCCTCGGGCAACTCGTATAGGTAATTCTTGGAGAATGCGAGGGACATTTATGAAGACTTGTGGCGTATCTATAATAAATGCTATATCATTTTTTATATTAGTATAATATTTATTAGAATGTAAAATAAAATATCAGGTGGGCTTGACAGATAGCGAATTGAAGGCTTTAAAACCTAAGGAGCGGCTAAATATGGATGGGAATATCTAGCAACCCGTCCATATTTATTGCGACTGCTATATAAATATATAAAAATAACACGCATATATATAGCAATTATGTTCCAGACCATTACAAAACTCTATGAGATGCTAGAGACGCCGGTGGTGAAAGGCAAGTATATCTACTTTGGTGCTTCAATCATCTATTGTGATGAAAATAATAAATGTATGATATATTATAATCCTGTGGATAACAAGGTGGTATCACCTGTATCGTCGGTATCGTCTGCTTCGCTTGCTTCGCTAGCCTCATCAGTATCGCTAGCAAATACCGATATGTTTGTGTCGTCTTATTATTAGGAACATTTGTTCTATTTTCTTTTTTCTATTTTAAAAATTGATTTAATTTTTTAAAATATATGTTTGGAGACATACTGAATTGTTGCCCCACAGCAGAAAACTCAGTATATACACCCGCTTCGCTACTTCGCTCGCAAAGCCCAGCAAAGCCCTAGTAGCCACTAGCAAAAGATGAACGCCACTATCGTAGCAAGCAGCAAGACCGCCTATCATACCTTCACAAATGTTGAATTCTCTGGAGTTTATAATAGGAAGGTTCATGATTTTCCTAACAACCACGGAGATAATCGCATCGGCTCTACTGGTAGTTATCACCTATTCATTAGATACGGCGACAGAGTATATATGGAGGTGAAAGGCGTCGGCGAGATTGTGATTTCGTTTGCCGAACTCCAGAAAAACAAGCATTTGAGTTATTATTACAACATGTCTCTTAGGCTTACTTATGACAAGCATCTGGTATATCAGCACCTCAGGTATGGTAGCGATTACAATCTTAGGTATCAGCATAACGACGATGCGGTATATCCTGATGAAGAGCGTTTCTGGGGTATTGAGACTGCGTTTCTACAGACCAGTCTCAATACACGAGATGCAAAGATAGTAGATAACGAGACAATATGCTATTACAAGATAAATCCTTATGATTTGGAGAATTGGGATTGTTCCGCCCCAGAAGATATTGAAGCCTTCCTAGAGAACTATATGACAATACAAGACGAAGAATTTGATAGAATGTGTCCTATCTACAATAGGGTCGTTGGTGCTTACCAAGAAAATTGGATGACGGAAGAACTCAACGAGATAGAGAAGGAAGGCAAAGAACTTGCGGCGTTCTTTGAGGATAAAAAGAATGTTATTGCCTTAACTATGCTTAGCGACAGTAATGCGGTTGAGAATGGCGATGTGCTAGCAATCCTCTATAACATTCTTGTAAGCCCTAACGGACACCAGAAATACAAGGGTATCAGCGAACTAGAAAATTGCGGGAGATTAGAAAGCGTCGCACAGATATTGGAAGCGTAAGCGGCGTAGCGTAAGCGGCGAAGCGTATATGTTATATATTTTTATATTTGTTCTAATCTTTTTTTAGAATAGAAAAATTGATAGAGACTTTTAGAATATACAAGCAGATAAACAAGGTATAGACGCTACGCAGGCTTCGCAGGCTACGCAGGCTTCGCAGGCTACACAGGCTTCGCATACCATCTAGAGATTACTAGCGATGAACTCAACTATTGACGCAAGCAGCAAGCACGCCTTTCATACCATCGCTAACGCCGAATTCACCGGAGTTTATGACAATTTGATTTATAATTTCGCCCATACCAGCGGCTCTATAAGTTCATATCATTTCTTCATTACTTACGGAGACAAAGTGTATGTAGAAGTGAAAGGCATCGGCGAAATTGTCTTGCCATTTGCCGAATTACAGAAGAACAGATATTGGTATTATTATTACAATCTCTCGCAACTGCTAACAAACGACAAGGATAAAAATGTGGTTATCCAATATCACAAATATGGTAGCGAATACCTTAAAGAACATATATACGAAGAACCTAGGTTCTGGTCTTTCAACACCGCCTACATAGAGACCTCTATGAATACAAAAAGCACAACCATAATAAAGAATTGTGGTAATGTATGCTATTACAAGATAAACCCCTATAATTTGACGAATATGGAATATACATCTCAAGAATATCTTGAAATATTTGAAAGAACCTATATGATAACAAACCCGCTTATAATAAACAAGGCATTTGACAGAACATCCGTGATTTTCAATAATCTTGCTATTGAATATCAGGTGGGTATAATAGAGAAGGAACTCAACGAACTCTCGGCTATCTTTGAGGATAAAAAGCACATCATCAATCTAGCGGCTCTTTATGACAGACAAGGGATGAATAGCGATATACTAGCAATCATCTATAACAATCTCGTAAGTGCTAACGGATACGATAAATACAAGGGTATTATAAGCGAACTAGGAAATTACGGGCGATTAGAAAGCGTCGCAAGGATATTGGAAGCGTAAGCGGTGTGAGCGGCGAATGCCTAGCGTAGTGTGGCGAATGCTATGTATATATTTTTATATTTTCTAAGTATCATAAAATAACTGTATAGTTTCTATTATTTTATTTGTGGTATTACTTAGCATACTCCAATATTTTATTTGTGCTTCTAGAGTGTTTAATCGGTATTCCCAGTCTTCCTTATTTTTAACCACGCAAATACCATTCATATTCTGTTCCCAGCACGAAGGTATTTTTCTAGTGCCTTCTCTATAACTATCAGGATTGAACCTAATAAATATAATGGGTCTGTGTCCTACATCTTGAGATAACTCCATTATACGCTTATTTTCACAACTACAATCGTAATCTTGGTGAGCGTTCTCGTCTATCTCTATGATTAAAACTTGGTATCCTAAGTCTAGTAATATATCTGGTCGTCGCATAGAACACCCATCATTAACCTTTTTATCAGTAATCCAAGTATGTTCTGGAAATCGTTCGCAAACAAACTCTACAACAGCCCTCTCTTTTGTCTTGTAGTTTCTTGCGACTGGCTTGTCAGGAAAGGTATATATATAGCACCTTAAACAATATCCTTGGTATTTGTCTGTAACACGAGTAGAACACAAATATGTTTTACAAGCTTTATTTTTAACATCTACCATTTCCTCTTCCTTATGAATAGCGCAATATAAGGCTTTTGTTTCACCACTATTATTATATACTGGTATTGTTTTACAACCTTCGTGAATACAAGCTTTATGTTTAACATCTACCATTCCCTCTTCCTTATGAATAGCGCAATATAAGGCTTTTGTTTCACCACTATTATTATATGTTGGATTTTTTCTACAACCTTCGTGAATACAAGCTTTATCTTTAACATTCACCATTTCATTCAATTTGTGAGTAGTACAATATAGAGCGTTTTTCTGTCCTTTATAATTAAATACTGGTCTTGTTATACAACCTTCGTGAATACAAGCTTTATGTTTAACATCTACCATTTCATTCAATTTGTGAGTAGTACAATATAGAGCATTCTTATGTCCTTTATAATTAAATACTGGTCTTGTTTTACATCCTTCATAAATACAAGTTTTATTCACAACATCAACCATACTATCCTCCTTATGAACCGTGCAATACAACGCTTTTAATCCTTCATAATTATAGGAAGGTGATGTTTTACATCCTTCATAAACGCACATTTTCTAAAATAATCTATAGTAATTTATAAATCAATTTTTAACTTATATCGTATCCTATCTTTTTCCTTAAGTAGCAAACCTTCTACAAATATTCAGGAATTATAGACAATTTAGAACACTATAAAAACAAAATAGAAATAAACACCAGCATATTAGAAGCATAATAAGAACTAGTTGAAATGTGCTTTCCTAACTTTATTAGCGGCGTGACAAGATGTTTGGCTACCGTAATGTCCTTCCTTACCGCATAGGAAACAGACATTACTATTAAAAGGGGGTTTGTGTTGGGGCTTTTGCTGCTGTTGCTGCGGCTTCTGCGGCGACGGCGAGCATTTGGTTTGAGCGACCTTTGGTGGCGATGCTGCTTTATACTGCGATGCTCCCTTTGGTGATGAGGCTTTAGGCTGCGATGCGACTTTAGGCGGAGCCTTATCTATTGGAATAGAACTCCTGTAAGTCCCCATTCTTATTACTTGCGACTTTTCGTGTAATACTTTAACATTCATCATATTATATATATCTCTGTATATTATACAGGTTTTTATTATTTTTATTAATCAATTATTACCATAATACCTGATATAAAAATAATAATTAAGCATAAAACTAGAATGTAAAGAATGCTATAAAATAAATATGTTCTAATCTTTCTAAAAAATGATTAACAGACATCTAGGTTAATATATTAACGCCTAGATAAGACAGCCGCTATCACATCGCATCTCGCTATCGCATCTCGCTATCGCATCTCGCTATCACATCTCGCTATCGCATCTCGCTATCACATCGCAGCCGCTTCGCTATCACATCGCAGCCGCTTTGCTATCACATCGCATCTCGCTATCGCTCCCATCCCCAAATATGCTCCAATACATCTATCACTACATTAAGGATATGGACTTTTCAGGCGTGTTTGACCTTTGCTATAATGATACTGGGAAATATGTAGTTTATCTCAAGTATTTCTTGTTTATCAAGTTCGGCGACCTAGTGTATATTGATATTAAAGGCGTAGGAACTATCGTCATATCCTTTGCTGAACTGATGAGCCACCGGTATCTAAGGATGTATTATGAGTTGTCTCTCGTCTTAACCGAGAATAAACACAAAATCATAGAAAAAAAGAAAGTGGATTATCGCTATATCGGCGAATACAACAAGGCTATCTACAAGGAAGAGAGAGACTGGTTTATTGATACGGCGTATTTTATTGAGGACTTTAGCACCAAGATTAAAAAGGTTGAAACAGGGAAATACTACTGCTATTACGCAATAAACCCGAATGACCTGAGAAATATGAGCGTATCTGGTATGGACGATGTTGTGAAGTTTTACGAAGTCCTTCGTAATCGCTACGGATACGAACAGGTAAGTATATTTAATAGGTTGTTTGGGGATTATACAAACCTGATGCTAGAATATAACATCAAGACGATTGGAGCAGCCGTTGAAGAGATATCGGTTAGCCAAGAAGACGATAAGAACTTCGTAAATCTTCTAGAACTCAATAAAAAAGGTATGAATGGGGATATATTCCGTATCCTATATAATGCGGTGATTAGCACAGAAGGACAAAGGAAATACGATGCGCTTATTAAGGACTGATAGTGATGGTGATGGAGGGACTGAGCGAAGCGACGCTACGCTGATATGTATATATATGTATATATAGCATTTTATATTTTTTATATTATGCTTAAATGTTAAGCACACATATTATATAATATATGCCTTCGTATTTAGATATGTTGCCCGAGGATGTTTTGGTGCATATCTATAAAATGCTATATAAGTCTGTCGTAAATGATATGAAAAACGGGGATAAGTTTAAAAATATAGAGTGCTTCAACAAGTTGCTTGAGATATCTATGAACCCTTATGTGGATAACTTGAACTACTATTCATTTGTTGTAAATTCATGCATAGATAATATTGTAAGAAAATATAGGATAGGATACCAAGAAGACCAATATTACAACTCATTATTATATAGTTCATCGCTGTATTATAAGTCGTATTACATAAAACCACTAGATATCGTAATAAATAAGATAGAGATATTTAATTTTTTTATATATAATTTATACAAAGACGACGAAGATAATGATAGATTAGAGGAGTTCAATAATAAATACTTCGCCACCAGTTATTATTCGGGAACTACCAAGGGGATAAATAAGAACGGCTTTGTAATAGAGAAGGACGCCCCTTTTAGGTGTATGGCTGAAGTGATATTTTATATTATAAATTTCTACGATTATGTGAAGCAAATCCTCTATATGAATATAGATATGCTAGACCAGATAGGTGAGGCTATTACCTTGCCTGTCGCTAAAATAAGGGAGCGTGATAACTTAATAGACATACTAAACTACCACCTAAATCACAGGGTATTAGAAGGGATACTCTATGACATTATAAACAATTGTTCTAAACCGTTGCTAAAATAATAAAAAATGATTGCTGGGTTATCAAAAGATAATTACGAGCCACCCAAATCGTCCCGTCTTGTCCCTGCTATAAGACACAAAAGGAACTACAAAGGAACCCTTACAAGGAACTACAAAACATAATATGTCCGCTACTAACGCTGCTTCCGCTTCTAGCCCCACAGGCTCTGTAGGTTTTGAGGAGTTCGTAGAGCATAGCGTAGGTTCGCTACAGTTCTCGGCATATCATTTCCATCACAATAGGGAGCCTTACTATATCTTGTTTATTAGGGTAATGAGCGAAGCCAGCGAAGCGAATGGAAAGGGCGAAGACAGCGAAGCCAGCGAAGCGAATGGAAAGGGCGAAGACAAGATATATATTGAGAAGATTGACACTCATTCGCATAGGAACAAGTATGTTAATGATATTGTGATGCCTTTCTCTGTTATGGAGAGCAACGCAAATCTCAAGAAATACTATGATATGTCCGTTATGCTAGTGAATACCGATAAAAGTGTGTATTACGATACTAGAGGCTTATATTCAAAGCGTTTAATACAGACATACGATACCGACAGCGATAGCGACGACGAAGGTGACGGCGAATGCGACGAAAGCATTAAAAAAGAGAAGACAAAGAGGTCTGTGAGGCGTTGGTGTATCAGTTGTGATACTGTGTGGAAGAACTTGAGAGTTTCTAAGAATTCCTATTTTAACTGCTATTATAATATCAACCCCTACGAATACGAATATAAGATGGGAACAGAGAAAGAAATAAATCAATTCATATCACTCTTCAATAGTTTTGCTAAGTATAGCAATATACCCTCAGCGATTGAGAAGGAGATTGTTGCGAATTACAACGATGTCCCTCAACTCACTAGGGATGCTGTGCGATTATAAGAAATGCCTCTCAGACAACCTTAGAGGTGCGTTATTCTTAAGTAATTGTAGTGGGGGATTAACGATAGGCAGGTCGCTCTTATTGGGCTTAATGCTATAAGTATAGACTTCGTCGGGTTTGTTAGAGTGGTTCTCGTCGCCTCGTAATGTGGTGTTATAAACCTCATCTAACTCAGGGTCGCAACTGTCATTACTGGGACTTCCTAACTTATTGTTATTGCTAGGATTGTCGTTGAGTATATCTATGTTTTCTATGTTATATGTATATATATTTTTGTTATCTGTGTTATCTGTGTTATCTGTTTTTTTATGTTCTGTGGATACTTGGTTATTATTGCTATTCCTAGGATGCTGTGGATGCTGTGGATGCCTAGGATACTGTGGATGTAGAAATTGCGAAGCCTGCTGAGCCTGTAAGTTATAATAATAGATTACTAATAACAATCCTATAAATATAAAAAATAGAAGATAATATCCCTCGTAATTCATAATTCTTTTTACTATAATACTATATTATATATTATAATATATATTTAGTCTTCCTCTATGAACCTCAGTTTCTTTTTAAAGTCGGCTTCACAGTCTCCGTCTCCATCTCCATCTCCGTCATTAGCAGCCGCTGTCGCAGCAACGCTCTCTTCGCTTTCTATTTCTTGTTTATCCACATAAAACGACACACGGTATTTATTGTTGTTATAGAACTTTTGGCGTGCCGCCCCTTTTCTCTTGAATATTGAGAAGTCGTCTAGTATATCAATACATAGCGGGGTGTATTTTCGCTTCTCTGGCGGTTCTCTAAGAATACGCCCTATAGATTGCTGAATGTCTGATATGGGGCTGGCGAATATAATGGTATTTAAGGAGGGGACATTAAACCCCTCAGCAGCCAACTGATAGGTCGCTAGGATTATCTGCTTTTCCGCTGAGATTGCTAGGTCGGCTTGCTTCATACCGCCTACATAATATCCGTAGCCCGAAGTGCCGCCAGTGCTGTCGCTCGCTATCTTATACTCCACAATAAACTTCTCTATGTCTTTTAGTTGATTACGGCGTTCGCTCAATATAAGCACACGCCTATCAGGCTCCTTGCTTAGAATATCCATTAAAAGCGTGATGATAAAGAGTGTGCGAGGCATAAACGAGCAGACATTATTTATCATTCCAGCGCCATTCTCTTTGCCGTTCCACATAAGTTTCACAGTTGAGTAATCTATATGGGTTTCAAAGTATTTATGGATTTGGACTTTCACATCACAGAACTCCTTATTCTTAAGTGTATATACGGATTTGCCTATATAATTCTCAAAGACCTTACGCATACCGTCTTTACGGTTCAGGGTAGCAGATAACCCTAGAATTATGGGATTATTCAGTTTCCTAAATGCCTTACAGAATACTTGTGCTCCTGTATGATGGACTTCGTCAATAATAACGAAGCCGATGTCGTCAAAGATGCTCTCGTCATAGTCTCGCATCGCCAGAGATTGTAGCGAAGCAATTACAAAGTCCTTGCCTACGACATCTACCTTTTTCTGCTTAATTATCCCGACAGTCGCTGTGGGAGCAAACTGTGCGACGGTATCTGTGAATTGCTGATTGAGAAAATCCTTATGACTTATAAATATTGTCTTCTTTTTTAAGGCACACGCTATATATAGGCTCATAATGGTTTTACCAAAACCGCAAGGAACCGATATGATACCTCCCATTTTTAGAGGGTCGTTAGCGGCTTTTAAGAAGTTGCTGATAGGCTCCTGCTGTGCTTCTCTAAGGCTGCCTATAAATTTAACATCAATATCGGCACCGCCTGTTAATTTACAAAGCGTCGGTGCTCCGTATTTCTGGAAACCGTAGTATCTAGGTATGTATATTCGCTTGTCATTCTCGCTATATAAGGGAAATGTCAGGTCTTCAAGGGTGTTGCTAGCACCTTTTGCTCCGGCTTTCGCTCCGGCTTTTGCTCCCATATCAAAATTAACTTTAGGAACCATCGTCAAATCCTTTCTTATATGCTCTAGTTCCTTTTCAGACAAAGCCGACTTTAATATACCATAGCCGTTTCTAGACAATATGGAATACATCATTTATTCTTTAATTAAAACAATATATATAAGCGTATCATTTTTTTATATGGATTATAGTATAGTAAGTATAGTAAGTATTATATTATGTATATCATAAATTCGTTTAGAGCCTTAGCCTTAATCCTTTTAGCGGCTATATTGATTGTTAAAGAGGTGCCCTTTAAACCCCTATTTAAAGACGCTATGATACAGTTTTATCTGGCTCTAACTTGTATGCTGTTCTTATTGCTCGTAGATAATATCTTCGGCTTCCTATTGTCTATTTGCCTATTATCGCTATACTTTAGAATATATACTAGCGAACTCCAAAATAAGAAAGTAGGGGCTAGTGGGACTGGTGATGCTGGCGATACAAAATGCGAAATGAATATGGCGAATATAGATACCAATAAACACGCTAAGTTAGCGACGGAAGAAGCGACAGAGCAAATGATGACTTTAAATAACGCATCGGGTGAGACACTAGTGCCCTATATAACCGAAGAGAACCTGCTAGCAGCACAATCAAATATCGTTAATCCTGTAGAATATAATAAAGAATTACAAGGCGTAGATAATAAGAATGTTTATGGGTCGCAAGGATTAGACACCACGAATATACATATTAGAGGCTATGATACAAGTAGCGAACACTTAGGAACCCTAACATTTGACATAATATAATAGAGAATTATAAATAGAAAACAAATTAAAAATATAGATTATTATTAAGAGATTATTAGAATATTTAAATAATGTATGAAGGGTTTGTTTCAAATACTGAGAATGACAAGATAGTAGAGCAGATTTTCAGTATTCTAGGATACTCCACGCTAACGCTAGTGGTATATGGGGCTTTATTATGGGCTTATTATACTACCGAGAAAAACCAGTATTTATTTATATCGGTATTCTCGCTATTTGTGCTATTCTATGCTATCATCATTATATCAATTGTGGTAATCAATAAGAGCAACTATGATACTCTGTCCTACGCTATACTATTCGGTATCACGATATTTGTTATTTTCACCACATTCTTTGTAGGCGTCTTCTTCATTCTTAAAAACTTTAATTTAATATCTTCAGGCACCACGGGTAGCGGAGTGGGCTCTACACGAACTAATATAGATAGCCTAGGTAATAATATGGGAATTGTAGGGAACGCTGCGAATGCGGTGAATGCGGAATATAGAAGATACTAGATGCTATGGCTGCCTATGGCTGCCTAGGACTGTTAAGGACGCTAGTGCTGCCTAGATATACTCAAAGAATGTCAATACATATATTATAGCAAATAGCGAAGCGGACTTTATATATATATCAAAGTTATTTAAGTTATCCTGTAAATTATCGGGCATCTTTTCATACATCGTATTAATAATACCAGAATGATATATGATGACCGCTAATATAACTAATATTAAACTCTTTTTTGCTACCTCCGTATCCATATACGAAGAGATATCCCCGTATTTGCTTTGCGGATACCCGTGATGATGCGGTGGATGCGGTGGGTATTGAGGGGGCATATAGGGCACTTGTAGAGGTGGCTGCGAATGCTGCGAAGCGTGCTGCGAATGCTGCGAATGCTGCGAAGCGTGCTGCGGCGGCATTTTAGGTTGCTTGGATAACATCAGTTCTTCTTGGAACTCATTCAAGACATCTTGGACTATAGGGTCGTTAATGTCATTCGTCCCACTAGCATCTCCGCCTGCCTGTTGCGTTTTCATAGGTAATGTGCTTATAGGCGTTGACATCTTCTATTATAATTCTATCTATTGATATATAATATTTTCAATATTTAGCATATTACGCAACCTATCCGTTTCCTTAAGTAGCAAAGGTTCGCTCAATAGATTATCAGGTGTAATCCGGAATGTCCTGTTATTGTTTTAATCACTATCTCTTTATTTTTATTCTAGGTTAGAGACAGGTGAGACAACAGGAGGCTTAGCGTCCTTAGGCTTCTTATAAGATGGGTCTTTTATACACCTATTCGTTTTAGGATTTAAGATTTTTCCTTCAGGACATTCTTTAACCTTCGGGGCTTTTGGTTCCTTAGGAGGTTCCTTTGGTTCCTTAGGTGGTTCCTTTACAGGTGCTACTTTAGGTTCCTTAGGTGGTTCCTTAGGTTCCTTTACAGGTGCTACTTTAGGTTCTTTAGGCTTCTTATAAGACGGGTCTTTTATACATCTCTTAGTTTTAGGATTTAGCATTTTTCCTTCAGGACATACATTAGTCTTCTTGTCTTCTTTAACTACCTTTGCTCGTTCATTCAAGTTTATATGAGCGTATGTGTATATATCAGGGGCACCGCTCTCGCTGCTCTCGCCGCTCTCGCTGCTCTCGTATTTATAATTTAAATAGTCATATAATGCCCCTAATGCCTTGCTATCTCTATATATATTATAGAGTTCTTCTTTCTTTTCTAAAAACAACTCGTATTCGTAGGCATCTTTTTCCCTAGGGTTCTTATACAACTCGTCGTATTTCATTATTTTTTGTGTAATAACATTATCCTCGTCACTCTTGTATTTTAAGTAATCGGCTATCTGCTTTTTAATTAGATTTAACTTCGCAGGCTCAGTATCCTTGCTATACATATTGATACTAAGGATGTTTTTTTCAATATCTTTTAATATTTCCATTTACTAATATTAGGGATAAAAATAAAACCTGTCTAGTGTAATAAAATGTCCTCAAACATACCTTTATAAAATGTTTGGAGGCTTTCTTCGGGCTTTAACTGCTCCTCATAAACGCTTCTTGGTATATACTTAACTATAACCTTGTCTTTTTTACATACAGATTTATTATTATAATAGCCTTGGATAATCATTAGAGACCCTATGAATAATAAAAAGATTGCTATTGGCTTCATTTCTTAATATAAAGAAATAAGAAAAAAATATGAGTATGACGAAGTATGACGAAGTATGACGAAGTAATTACTGTAGCCCCAGTTTTTGAGAACTCCAGCCATCAACCGCCTCAATACTTTCTTTAAGTTCTGTCAGTTCAATAGTTTCAGGCTCAACGGATGCAGCCTCTGCCGCTGCTTCTACAGCCTCCTCTACCGTGGTTGAGGGATTAGTATCAGTCGCCGAAGAAAACAGCGCCGACTTCCTATTCTCAAAGACAACATCCTTGTCATTCATATTCTTCTTATACTCCTTCATTAGGGTATTGAGTTGCGTCTCGGCGTATTCTTGGTTCTCTAAGCAATCCGGATTAGGCGACCAAGGACACCAGCAACCTACCTGAGCGATATAGATGTTGAACTTGTTGTCAATCTTCTTGACAAACTCGCTACGATTTTTAGCCTCTTCAATCGTATCAAACACTCCTCTTACTTTAATGCCCCTAATAGAGGTTACGAAGTTATTATCACGGTGATACGAGGTCTCCAGTTCTTGGTTATTTACCGACTTATAAAACCCGTATTGCTCGCTCATATCCTTTGGGTTAAAGATAAAGGCGTTATTCTCTTTAACGGAGTCCACAAAACCTTTAGCGTCGCTATACTTCTCTGTGATACCGTCAAGGAGTTTTGTCATATCCTCGCTAAACTTAGTAATAAACTTGCTAAACATATACGCCTCCTTATTCACTAGGACATCCTCGGGGCTGAGGAATGATAGCAGCACGAAGTTTTGACCCCTGATGGGCTTGTCCTCATCTAGGTAATCTACTTCCTTAACGCTAGTAATACTGGAAGAAGGGAGGGCGGTAGCAGCGGTAGCAGCGGTAGCGGAGGCAAGTTCTTCTACGGACATTAGGTAATATCTTTTTTCTAATAGTATATATATTGTAAATCTTATATATATTTTTAGATTTTTTGGGATGTTGCCGTAAGGCTTCTTAAATATACCTATATTACCTGAGAATAAGTTAGATTTTAGCGAGTTATATCCTTATAACGAAGGTGCCGAAGGTAGCGAGTTATTTATAACGAAGGTATTATCTCGTAATTAAGTTCTATACATATCTTTTTCCATATCTGGTCTTGCACATAGAGTTTCTCTCGGCTCTTTAATAGAGGGAAGTATTTGAGATATTCATTCAGCCCTAGTATTTGGAAGAACTTATACAAAACATAACTATATGACAAGAAGTTCTTTCTGTCTTTCGGACAGTGTTTCAAGAAAGGTGCTTGAATGTTTCTAAACATATTACACAACTTGTCTTCCAGTTCTTGGCTAAATTGCGGCGTGGGTATCCCGTTAATCCTGTTAATTATATAATTTATATGTTCGTAATACTTGTTAATCCTAAGACGCTTAAGGATGTCCCGCATCTTGTTATATGTTATGGTTTTAGTATCCACAATCTTCTCTTTCTTTATCTCTGTTAAAATCTTCTCAAATATTTCGTCGGGAATATCTGTGCTCTCTTTCCCCTGAACCTGATTACACCACTCCCTAAAGTGATTAATACGCTTGTAACTAAAATGCGAAGTATCCTTGGTATTCTGCTTTAATATCGGTCTGTTCTGTTCCACCAGCAGCAACTCTTGGTAGCCGCAGATATTACAGATGATTATAGCGTCGTGCTGTAGGCAAGTCATCTGGTTCTTACAATTCTTACATATCTCTATGTCCTCCTCCTCAACATTCCTAACATACTTTTTATTTATTATAGACATATACTTATCCACTAGCGAACTCTTATCTATTACGCTCTCTTTAACATTATGATTGTTCGCTAACATATTGGGACACGAGGACGAGGACAAGCACGGATGCTTATTATCGCTAACGCCGCTCCCGCCGCTCCCGCCGCTCCCGCCGCTCCCGCCGCTCCCGCTGCCTGAATTATTTTCTGTGCTTAAGTTATTAAGGGCATCTAGAACATTTATTGTTGTCGCTGACACAGACGACCTTTTCTTTTTGGAATCGTTCTTGTATATCTTCGGTTGCCTGCTTAACAATTCGCTAGAAGATATACAGATGCCGTTAGATATAGAGGCGTGGGTATTACTGATGTTTGATTGCTTCTCTACGGTATCGTAATATTGGAATAAGATATAACTGGTGTTCTTGTAATACTCAACTTCGTTATACGAGTCTAACTCCTTAATGTTGTTTTTAAGTTCTATAATTCTCTCCCTAATAACAATATTGCTAGTCCATAGATTATTCACATATTCCCTGTCGGCTATGGCGGTAACAGCAGCAGCCCTACAAACCCCTATGTTATCCATAATGAGGTTGGATTGTGCCTCCAAATCTAGCAATAATATCTTGTAGTTCTCTTTGTCCTTGTTGGTAAGTTCAAACTTCTTAATGATGTTATTATGCATCGCATCCAGAGTGAATACCTCATTATTGTCGCATATATATTTTTTTTTAGATGATTTCTCTTTAAACATCGTTATTATAGAATAATAAATATTAATTTTTATATAATAAATAAAATGTGTGGTAAATACATAGATACATTTAATTCATATTTTTTTCTCCTCTAATAGTATAAAGAATATAGCGTAAATGGGTGGTGGTCTTCTTCAATTAGTAGCTTACGGAGCACAGGATGTTTATTTAACCGGTAATCCTCAAATTACCTTCTTCAAGGTTGTGTATCGTCGTCATACTAACTTCGCTATTGAGGCTATCCAACAAACCTTCAACGGCACCGTAGGATACGGACAGACTGTTAATTGCCAGATATCCCGCAACGGTGATTTAATTAACCGTGTGTATCTCCAAGTCGCCCTCCCCAAGATTACCGGTATTGAGGGTCTTCCCGCTTATAATAATGAAGGTGCCCGCTATGTCAATTACATCGGTCTCCGTCTTATTAAGTCCGTCCTTATTGAGATTGGCGGACAACAAATAGATAAGCATTACTCCGACTGGCTATACATCTGGAATGAACTCTCCCTTCCCCGTGGAAAGCGATACGGTTATGATACTATGGTTGGTGCCGACAAGGATATCACTTCGTTCAACAATACCACCCTCTATATCCCTCTAGAGTTCTGGTTCTGCCGTAATGTCGGTCTCGCTCTTCCCCTAATCGCTCTTCAATACCACGAAGTTAAGATTAAGATTGACTTTGAGACTAAGGAGAAGTGCCTTATATCCCTAAAGCCGCCCGCATCTACCGAAACGGAAGCATACAATTCCGGCACCCCTCCCTCCGGAACTGTTGCCGATATTACCGATATGTCCCTCTGGGTTGATTATATCTTCCTTGATACCGACGAGCGCCGCCGTTTCGCCCAGTTGTCGCACGAATACCTGATAGAGCAACTCCAATTCACCGGAACCGAGACCCTTAACGGTGCCGCTACTAACCGTGTTAAACTCAACTTCAATCACCCCTGTAAGGAACTAATCTGGGTCGCTAAGCCTAACAACTTCGCCAAGAAGGCTTGTTGGTATAACTACACTAGCGTTGATAATGTTGATTTAACCTCTTCTATAGTATCAGCGCAACTCCCCGCTCCAGTAATTAATAACACCAATATCACCAACTTCTCTGCTTCAAATTATATGGCTGGTTTCAACTTCGGTAGCAACAATTCAGGACAAATCGCCGCTTCATCTCCTTTCGCCGATACCATCCTCCAACTTAACGGCAACGACCGTTTCAGCGTTCGTGACGGCACCTACTTCTCATTCGTCCAGCCCTATCAGCATCACACCAATATCCCTAGCAATCCTGGTATTAATGTGTATTCCTTCGCACTCAAGCCTGAAGACCATCAACCGTCAGGCACCCTCAATATGTCCCGTATTGATACCGCAACTCTTATGGTTACTACCAAGCCTAACTTAACCACTACCTTAACTGGAACTGGCTCTGGTGCTCTAACCTATGACGGCATCAACATATACGCTGTGAATTATAATGTTCTTCGTATCCTGTCGGGTATGGGCGGCCTTGCTTATTCCAATTAAATATTATACAAGTTATTTAATACTTTGTAATGAATGTAATGAATGTAATGTAATGAGTGAATAGCGAATAATTGGCTTTTTTTTTTCTCCTCTAATAGTATAAAGAATATAGCGTAAATGGGTGGTGGTCTTCTTCAATTAGTAGCTTACGGAGCACAGGATGTTTATTTAACCGGTAATCCTCAAATTACCTTCTTCAAGGTTGT